GAGATAGTTAAGGCTGTTATACCTAACAAGACGACAAAAGAAACTGTAGATGTACTCGACAAATATTGTACGAAAGTTATCGAACCTGCTATCAGTAAGACATGCGAAGAATTTTCAAGTTACTTAAATACACTGCAGAGTAAGATTAAGTTTAAGCGGGAAGTTATTGCCGAGAGGGGTGTATGGATTGCTAAGAAAAGATATGCCCTGACCGTACACAATGCTGAAGGGGTGGTATACGATCCTCCTAAACTCAAAGTTCTGGGTATGGAGATTGTTCGTACTTCTACCCCGGCCCCTGTTAGAAAAGCGCTTAAAGAGGCGGTAGAAATTGTACTTACGAAAGATGAAAGTAGTATTAAGCAGTACGTGAGTGAAATCGAGAAAAAATGGCATAAGCTAGATCCGGAGTCTATTGCGTTTCCTCGAGGGGTTAACGGTGTAAAAGAATACAGTGATTCTAATTCTATCTTTAAGAAAGGTACTCCTATCCATGTAAGAGGTTCGTTGATATATAATCATATGATTAAGAATCTCGGTCTTGAAAAGCAGCATCAGTATATTCAGGAAGGGGATAAAATTAAATTCATATACCTAAAGGAACCGAACCCTTTAGGTTCTCACGTCATCTCTTTCCTTGGGGAACTTCCTCAAGAATTTAGATTGCAAAATTACATAGATTACGATAAAATGTTCGAAAAAGCTTTCCTAGATCCTCTTAACTCGTTACTTAACTGTATTGGTTGGCAGTTAAAAGAACAAGCTACGTTAGAAGGACTATTCGGATAAGTATTGTTGATGTTAACTAAGTTATACATTATAATGTCAAGACATGATGAGGAATTAATATGCAATTGTTAGATAAACTTAAGAAGAATTCTACTATCAAAGATACGGAAATACTTTCCGAATCTAAATTTTTTAACGCTAAAGACGTAATACAAACCCCGGTGCCGATGGTAAACGTAGCTCTGTCTGGTAGACTAGATGGGGGTCTAACTCCCGGGCTTACAGTATTTGCCGGGCCTAGTAAGCATTTTAAGACCGCGTTTGCATTGCTTCTTGCTAAATCTTATCTGGAGAAATACAATGATGCTGTGGTGTTGTTTTATGATTCTGAATTTGGCTCTCCTCAATCTTATTTCACTTCATTTGGGATCGAACCTTCAAGAGTTTTACATACCCCGATCACTGATATTGAGCAGCTTAAACATGATGCAATGGCTCAACTTAGTAACATTGAGCGCGGTGATCATGTTATCGTTGTTGTTGATTCAGTAGGTAACTTAGCTTCTCGTAAAGAGGTAGACGACGCTTTAGATGGTAAGTCAGTGGCTGATATGTCTCGTGCTAAGCAGCTGAAGTCGCTATTCCGTATGATTACCCCTCATCTTACTTTGAAAGATATTCCGATGATTGTAGTTAATCATACCTATAAAGAGATTGGTATGTTTCCGAAAGATATTGTATCTGGAGGAACCGGTGTTTACTATTCTGCAGATAATATCTATATTATCGGTCGTCAGCAAGAAAAAGATGGTACAGAACTTACAGGATATAACTTTATCATTAACGTAGAGAAGTCAAGGCATGTACGCGAAAAATCGAAGATCCCGGTTGAGGTATCATTCGAAGGTGGTATAAGTAAGTGGTCAGGTCTACTAGACGTAGCTCTTGAAGGGGGGTTTGTAACTAAACCTTCTAATGGTTGGTATGCTAAAAAAGGCGAAGATCAGAAGTATAGAATTAAAGATACTTATAGTAAAGAGTTTTGGCTTCCTATTCTAGCTTCAGCAGACTTCCAGCAATTTATCATTGATCGCTATCAGATATCTGGTAATGCTATCATGGGGTCAGATCTCACCTCTGAAGATATAGAGCTGGAGTTTGAAAATGCTAAGGAATGAGTTATACAAACCCTGGGTTACTAAAGCGGGTGCAGAAGAAGAAAAACCTGAATGGGGTGTTGAAATTTTAGACGGTGAATTTACTGGTGTGGTAATACAGATAACAGAAATGGATTTTAACAATGAAGAATCCCTGTTAGTGGATTACCATACTTTAAACAAGCCAGATTCAGTAGATTTATCTAGTCCCTTGTGGGAACAGGTATTACAGACCGTAATGTTGGATATTGTTAAAGAAGCTATAGACCTGGTTAAAAATGAAAAGAATTGAACATATTATACTACGTAATATAATTCGCAATGAAGAATACATGCGTAAAATTCTTCCGTTTCTTAAAGAAGAATACTTTACAGAAACTTGCGATAAGACGCTGTACCGGTTAGCTAGAGATTTCATTGATAAGTACAATACCTCTCCTTCCTTGGAAGCTTTAATTATATCTCTGCAAAATTCTAATACCGGTGAAGCTGTATTTAAAGAAGCGTATGAGGCTATTAAAGACATAGCCTCTATATTAGAAGATAATGATGATACTAATGACAAATGGTTGTTAGATGAGACGGAAAAGTTTTGCAAAGACAAAGCAGTTTATAATGCTATCTTAAAATCGATATCTGTTCTTGAAGGTCATGATAAGTCATTCAGTAAAGATGGAATACCCTCGCTTTTACAGACAGCGTTAGGGGTGTGTTTTGATAATGCAGTCGGGCATGACTACTTTGAGGACTTATCGAGCAGATTTGATTATTATAATAAGGTCGAAGCCCGTATACCTTTTGACTTAGATCTATTCAATAAAATAACCCAGGGTGGGCTACCGAATAAAACTCTTAATATTGCGCTGGCTGGTACGGGGGTTGGTAAGTCTCTCTTTATGTGCCATGTTGCTGCAGGTGCTTTATCTCAGGGTAAGAATGTACTGTATATTACTATGGAAATGGCAGAAGAAAGGATTGCGGAACGTATAGATTCTAATCTACTGAATGTTGAAATAGATCAGCTGAAAAATCTACCGAAGTCTATGTTTGAAAACCGAGTTACGAAGATTCAATCGAAAACTAAAGGTAAACTAATCATTAAAGAATACCCTACGGCTTCAGCTCATGTAGGTCATTTTAAGAGTCTACTGTCTGAATTAGCATTAAAACGTAACTTTAAGCCAGATATAATATTTATAGATTACTTAAATATCTGTGCATCTTCGCGATTCAAACCCGGTGGAAGTGTAAATTCTTATACATATGTTAAGGCCATAGCAGAAGAGTTGCGCGGTCTTGCTGTAGAATATAACGTACCGATCGTATCAGCTACTCAGACTACTCGTTCGGGTTACTCGAACACTGATGTAGAACTGACCGATACTTCCGAGTCATTCGGACTACCAGCAACAGCAGACTTTATGTTTGCTCTAATAAGTACAGAAGAACTGGAGCAACTCGGTCAGCTGATGGTCAAGCAGTTAAAAAACCGTTATAATGATCCAACTCTTCATAAAAGATTTATGATAGGGGTGGATAGGTCCAAGATGAAGTTATTTGATCTAGAACCGTCTGCGCAAGTTAATATTGCAGACTCGGGTTCGGGTAGTGATGATGAGGGTAGTTATAATTTTTCTAATTTTTTCAAATCGTTGCCTACAAGCTGAATCTGAGCGGCAACACAGGGGGGTCTATGTACCTTGCTAGCCTAATAGATGAAATTTTAGAATCCAAAAAAGATAAGTTACAAGGTAGAATAACCTTTAAAGATGTCTGCACGACGTTAAATAGATCTTTTTGCAAAAAAGCACCTTTTAAATTTTCCTATAATAAGCAAAAAAATATAAAAAAAGATGAGTATTGCATCTCAGGTCTTTATGATATTGATCAGGATATTAAATACGTTATATTTTCTTTTTCATCCAGATCAAAATACATAGATATACGAAAATGGAACGAATTTAAATTTAATGTCTCTCAAGTATGTCAGCATGAGACAGTACACCAATGCCAGTGGCAAAATAGAGATCCTGATTCATATAAAAGTTTAGAGGTAGATTTTAGAGATCTAGGCAACAATAAAAAGCAAGATCAGAGATACCTCTCCGATCCAGATGAAATAGATGCTTATGGCCATGATCTAGCTATGGAAATAAAACATTACTATTCTAACAAAGCCCCAGAAAAAATTATTAAGAACATACATCGCTTAAAGAAACTTGGAACTTATTATTACTATAAGCGTACGTTTTGTAACGATAGGGAAAAATGGAAAACGATTCGAACCAAGCTTTTAAAAAAAGTAATGAAATGGCTACCACACGTAACGGTATATAATGATAGATAATCTTTGGCTTTATACTGCTCTATTTGCTATTAACATTCTTTTTTCGACTCTGTCTTACCTTTACGGTTTCTCTAAAGGGGCAAACTCTCTAATGACTGCACTCATAGAGTCTGGGATAGTAAAAGAGGAAGATTTGGTAGATACTGAAAATGATAGTTGATTAGTAACGAGTAACCATTTATAATATGCTGGCTAGGGTAGGAAATAGAGCCCTAAGATGTACCGAAGTAGTTGATCTTAACCCAGTAATAACTTAATATTATATCATGAGGAAATTGAGTATGACCACGTTTACAGTAGCAGGTGTTTCGATTCATAAAGACAGCGTCAAAGTACGCTTCTGTTCTGATCTGATTCTACGTATCAAGAACTTGCAGAAGCAAGGCGACACTGATATCCAGCTTATCGATCTTCCTAGTCCAATGACTAAGCTCGAAGCTTGTCAGTATCTTCTGAACGACCCTAACTTCAGTAAGTACGCTGCGGATATCAGCGAGATTATGAAGAAGAAAGAAACGGTTGCAGCTAAACCTAAGCTGGTTATTGAGCAACCTAAAACTGATCCAGAAATCGAAAAACTCGCAGCGATCGCAGGCTAATCCAACAGCTATGCTGAGAAAGACCGCCGCTCAGCATAGCTCTTAATATGGCGGGGAAACCTTAACTATGAGGAAAATGAAAATGTCTATTCAGACTAAAGTACTTAACGTTCTTAAATCCGGTCGTCAGTATACCGCAGCTCAGATTGCTGGGCTCTTTGGGACTACTGAAGACACTGTTGTAGCTCGCGTAAGCGATCTTCGAGCAGGAGGTCACGCTATCTACACCAACATCACTAAGAATGGTAAAACTGCCTATCGCATGGGTCGTCCTTCCCGTGCAATGGTTGCAGCTGCCTTCGCAGTAGCTGGAAGCGCGCTGTTTAATTAACAGCTAGACTGGTAAAGAAACCAGCAGAAACCCCCCTCGAGGGGGTTTCTTTTTTGGATAAATATATGGAACAATATATAGGGGTTATCTAAAATGGCTGCGCAACAAGGCTTCCAATACGAAAAAAATGCAGCAGAAGCCCTCATCCCCTTGGGTTTTGTACCGGTAGGTTTCACCCCTGCAGGCGCAGGATCAAGTGTACCTGATTTAATGATTATGAGGGGTGAAAGTAAACCCGTTGGGTGTGAATTGAAGATAACTGATGCCTCTGCAGGATCATTAGTTTTAAAATATAACCCTAAAACGAAAAAATGGGCGTTCGACCCTAAAAGCAAAGATGATCCTGAAAAAGCATTTATAATGGGTGTGGCGGAATCGGTAGGGCTGTTTAAAGAGATAAATGCCAAATGGAACAAAACCCCATATAGACTTGATAAGGAATTTCAAACACCTCAATGGAAAAAAATGGTTGAAGGTATCCCAAATCAAGCTCGATATGAAAGAGATCTTACAACCTTTCCAGAATTAAAAGGTGATATATCTCCTTCTAAGGTAGAACAATATTATAATAAGAAAGATACATATTACGTTAATATTGGGACACATGGTTTTTATCTCTTCGGGGGATTAAATCCTTTAAAGTTTACTGGTGTACCTAAGTTTTCATCTTCTTCCACAGCCGGTTGGAGAGCTAGAGTGCAATATAAAGGTAGTGGAAACTATCAGTTTACTTTTGAAATGAATTTTAGAATGAGAGCAAAATCTCCGTTTAATATTGCCCCAATTACAAAAACATCAGTTGAAATTTTAAACAACAATATTAAGCTACCATTATGAAAACCCTATTAAGTTATTTAACAGAAGCTTTTTCAGAAGATAAAGAAGAAAAACTAACCCACCTTGAGCATGCAGAGGACCATGTAATCAACGATGGTAGTAAAGGCTTTAAACACGCCTTTGATACTCTTCATGGTGTACATCAGAAGCTAACCGGTAAAGATTCTAAAGTATCTATCTCAACTAAATATGATGGAAAACCGTCTGTTGTTTTTGGTCATCATCCAGAAACAGGTAGATTTTTTGTTGCTTCTAAATCCGTATTTAATGTAAATCCTAAGATCAACTATACAGTAGCTGATATCGAAAAGAACCACGGGCATGCGCCCGGTCTGGTATCGAAACTAAAAGCTGCTCTTGAACATATGCCTAAAGTTACCCCTAACAGAGGTATATACCAGGGTGACTTCATGTATCATAAAGGTGATAACGATGTTCATTCTCAAGGAGATAGTTATCATTTTACCCCTAATACCATTACCTATTCTACAAAAAAGAACTCAGAAGAAGGTAAAAAGATAAAAAATTCCGATATAGGCTTTGTAGTTCATACTGCATATCATGGTACTAACATGGAGAACCAGAAGGCAGAATATAACCCAGACCTTTCTCACTTCGGAAAACACCCTAGCGTACATATGATCTCTGCAAAGTATGATCATAATAAAGTTCACTATACCCCTGATGCTCAGAAAAAATTTAAAGAGCATATGCAAAACGCTATTGATGCTCACAATCAAATTGATGATTACGGTCATCTCGAAGGCCATGAAACACATTTAAAAACCTATATTAACTCAACAGTTAAAGAAGGTACAAAGCCGTCTATTAAAGGTTACAAAAATCATATTATTGGTCATTACCTTAAAAAAGCTGCCGCCTTGAAATCAGAGGCCGGTAAAGCTAATCAGAAAGCTATAAGCGATCGACATCTTAAAGAGATAGGCAGCAGCGAGCATTCATTTAACAAAACGCTTGAAGTTCATCACCACCTTCAGGCCGCTAAAAATATTTTATCAAATGCCCTTGCATCTCATCAAGATTTCCATCATACTGTCAGCGGTACTACTGTAAAGCCGGAAGGCCATGTTGCAGTAATTAATAACAGACCTACCAAGATAGTTGATAGAGCTGAATTTAGTAGACTGAATTTTTTGAAGAATAAAAAGTGAAATCGATAAAAGAAAAACAACTTCTAGTTAAATGGGCCAAGGCAATGGGGGATGATGTCGACCCCCTGCTACAAGAAGAGGTCAATCGTTACAATAAACTTCAGCAGGAAATTCTTGAATCTGTTCGTAGTAACACGATTAAAGATCTGCAAGAAGCCACGGTAGTAGCAGAGAAGGTTGTTGAGAAACTTACAAATGAATACCCCAAGCCCCCTACCCTTAATGAACTATTAGAAGTATTAAAGGAGGAGCAGAATGAATTGGCTCAAACCCAGACTAATGAAGAAGCCTCTAAGAATGAAACACCTAAATCTTTGGCTGAAAGAGCAGCCGAACATATTACTAAAGAAGTCAAGCTAGAAGAAAAAGCTGATTCTTTCCAACAACCAGACCCTACATTAGTTGAAAAAAATTTAGAAGCAGTACAGAAAAAATTAAAATTTCTGGAACAGGCTATTAGCAAGATAGCTGCAACCGGTCCTGGTTCTGGTGAAACAAGATTTCTTAGACTGGATGATGTTAACTATCAATCTTGGCAAGGTAGAGACCGCCACAAAATATTAAAGTATGAGCCTAATAACAACCCCGCATTCGATGGAGTCACGTTTGGTTTTCTAACCGGTGACCAGGGTGAGATATATTCTCTAAAGTATGATACTGTAGGTTATACTGGCAACGCAAATGTGGCTGCCGGGCTTACAGCCTGGAATGCAAATAAAGATTGTCTGGATATCCATCAAGCAGATGGTACCATATTGCAAGTAGGTCTAGAAAACTACATAAGAGTATCCAATGAAACGGGTAATATATTATTAGACGGCGAGTTTGTTGTTTTCGCCGGTATAAATGGTACCCCCGGTGACCCTTTACCTAAAGTAGATAAATTTTTAGCTGATGCAAACGCTGTCCCTCTTTATAGCGTAGGTGTACTTACGTCTGACGTTCAAAATAATAGTACCGGTAGAGCCACTGTTTTAGGTGAGGTTAGAAAATTAAACACTACCGGTAATGTTGTGGGTGAAACCTGGTATGCTGGTAACTTGCTTTGGGCGCACCCTAGTATTCCAGGTAAATTAACAATAACCCAACCCACAGCCCCTAACGTAGCAGTTTCCGTCGCCGCAGTTTTAAAAGCAGACCCCACAGATGGGGTGTTGCTTGTAAGACCAACTATTTTTCCTAGACTGTACTACGGGGAATTTTCCAGCAGCCAAAATCAAGTAGCCCCTAATACTGACTTTGGCCATAGTGTAATCTTCAACAATCAGGGTGTTACAAGCGGGTTTACAAAAAATAATAGTAATACTGAAATCACTGCATTAAATACAGGTTTGTACAATGTAAGAGCAAAGCTTCAATTTATATCCTCCAATGCTTCTCAGCAACAAATATACGTATGGGGTCGTAAAAACGGTATCGATATACCGGATAGTACTATTAGGGTGTCCTCTGCTGGCAACGGTTTCTCTAATGCACCTATATGGTCTAGAAACGTCACCTTAAATGCAGGGGATAGAATATCGGTTGTATGGGCTGTTTCTTCAACCGATATATCCTTATCTTCTACAACTACAGCTTTTTCCCCTAATACATCCTCAGCGGTGTTTGTTATACATCAGATCAATTTATGAAAACATTTAAAGAACTTAGAGAAAACTTTCAAGATGGTCGTAATCCTCAAGATAAAGGGGATATGGCTAGGCATGGTTTAAAAGGTAAATCTATATCTCAACTTAAAAAAATTAGATCATCTAAGAGCGCATCTCCACGTAAAAAACAGCTTGCACACTGGTTTATTAATATGCACAGCGGTAGAAAGAAAGATAAATAAATGGTCAATACCTTGAAAAATTAGACATGGCTCAGGAAAAAACAGCTGTATTTACATATGGTAGGAACAACCCTCCAACTATTGGACATGAAAAACTGTTCGATAAAACTATGTCTGTCGCTAAAGAACATGATACTACAGCTCATATTTTTACATCTCATTCTCAAGATTCAAAGAAAAACCCGTTATCCGGCGAACATAAAGTTAAATTAATAAAACATGCGTATCCAGATGCGCATGTAGCAGCTTCCAGTAAAGAAACGCCTTCTATGCTTCACATTGCAAAGAAGCTTCATGATGAAGGTCATAAGCATCTAGTAATGGTAGCTGGTTCAGACAGGGTAAAAGAATATGAAGATAAGCTCAAGCACTATAACGGTACACACGATAAAGCGCTATACAACTTTAAAACAATCAAAGTCGTGTCCGCCGGTCACCGAGACCCAGACGCCGAAGGCGCCGAAGGAATGTCCGGAACTAAATTACGTTCGCACGCAATTGCAGGTAATAAGGAAAAATTCAAATCCGGTTTAATGTCAAAGCTTTCAGATAAACATAAAGAAGAAGTATATAATCACGTTAAAAAGTCTCTAACAACCAATGAGATTTATGACCCACATCTTAAAGTTTCTAAGTATCAGTGGGGAGAGAAGGAAGGGGTTAATAAAATGAAGAAAATAACCCCGGGTGAAAAAAATAATTTAAAAGAGAACGATTCTATGCAGCTTGAATTCGATGGTATTCAAACCAGAAACCTGGATGCATGCCCAAGCGCTTATAAGCTTTTTAAGCAGCATATAGAAGATATTAGATCTGGAAAACCATTAGGGGAAGTACTTCCGCAGCCTGATCCGAAAGCGATGAATATGTCACCTATAAGTCTTCTCAAGAGAATGAGATTCAAGCAGTACACGGATCAATAAATTATGCTAGCTGATATTCTTAAAAATCTTTTATCTGATACCTTTGTTATATATTTTAAGGCTCATTCATATCATTGGAATGTCGAAGGCCCAGATTTTCAACAGTATCATGAATTCTTAGGTAACTTTTATAAAAGCGTCTGGAACAATACTGATATTATTGCCGAATTAATTAGAACTTTAGATGTATATGCTCCTGTTTCGCTAGGTAGAGTAATGGAGCTCAAGACCATGGAAGAATCAACAGATGTTATTCCTAATAGCTCGACTATGATAAAAAATCTCTATAACGACAATTCAACCTATCTGGCCGCTCTCTATAATGCGTATGATTCTGCTGAGAAGTCGTCTGAATTCGGAATATCAAACAAGTTACAAGATATAATTAGCGAACACGAAAAGCATGCGTGGATGCTGAGGTCCTTTACTAAATGAATACAGAAATTTTACAGCAGCACGAACTTCTTAAGACAGCTTTAGAAGCTACTGATAACTATCTTTCAGTAAAAAAAGCTGCAATGGAAAAAGGCATGGCTACAAATACTATGCTTCATGATTTTAGTTATCATATGAGCAGAGCTCATGATGCTTTACAGACACTCGGTGTGTTAGATAAACATCAGCCATATATGCAAGTTCATACAGAAGATCTTCTCAAACTCCATGGGCATAAAGATTCAACCATTGCAGACTTACCTTACGCTCATGTACCTAAGGCTGATATGGGTGAGGTAGAAGAATCTAAGCTAGTAAGCTTTTCCAATTTTGTTTTAGATGAACAAGAAGATATTAATATTGATGAAATAGTAGAAAGTATCGAGTGGGAAGATATTGTAGATCTTTACGACGACGAAGAGATTGTTGAGGAAGAATATTTAGAAGAAAGATTAACTGCACAGTCTCGTTTAAGAAAACGTCAATCGTTTAAAAGACAGAAACCTAAGCGAACAGTAGCTCGAAATATTAAATTACGTCGGGCATCTTCAACACAAGTATTAAAAAAGCGAGCTATTGTAGCAGCTAGAAATGCCGTATACAGAAGACTGCTTCGCGGGAGAGATAAAGCATCTTTATCTGCTGCAGAAAAAGATCGTATTGAACAGCAAGTTCAAAGAATGAAATATATGCAGAATACTATTGTAAATCGTATGCTGCCTAAGTTAAGATCGATCGAGCAAAAAAGACTGGCGGGATATAGATCTAAAAAATAAAATGAAACGCTTTGTTCTTGGTTCATTGATAATACTAATGATTGGCTGTGCTTCGGTAAAAGCACCGCTAGATAAAGTAAAGTCTATGATTCCTAGAAAACATGATCCGGCAATGGTAGCTGGTTTTATAGATTTAGATGTTTCATTAGAAAAGATAGATTGTATAGATAAATCTAATTTTGAAGAAGCGGTAATGGACGCCCAATGGCTACACAGATACGCGTTATTTAAAAAAGATCCGCAGATAGAAAATACAGAAGCTATAATGGTAAACTTAGAAAAAGCTGAAACGGCATCAGAAGGTGCATGTAATCGCTGGCTGAATCTAAGTAAGACAAGAATGGATGTGCTTAGACAAGCCTGGAGTACAAGATGGTAGATGAACTAACACCTTATTTGCAAGAAAAATCCATAAGAGGAGACCTTGCACGCGAGCTTCAAGGTATTCTTGACGACTATAAAGATGGCACTATAACTGTAAAAGAAAAAGAAGAGCTTGTAGAAGAAGTTTTTGCTACTCTAGAAGCTAGTAAAAAAGCTAAAGACGAAGCAACTCGTAACTGGGCAGCGAAGGTAGTTAAATTAGCAATTAAAGTAGTATGAAAAATTTAAAAACCCTAAGACAAGATTTACTAGAAGCAGTATGGGATCAGCCTAACCCTAAAAAAACCAAAGGGTCAATGTCGCCTGGACAAAAAGCAGAAGCAAAGCGCCGGGCTAAAGCTGCTGGAAGACCCTATCCCAACCTTGTGGATAATATGGCGGCAATGAAGGAAGAAGCGTGCTGTGAAGATTGTGAAGATGCCGAATATGGTTCAGTAGAAGATGTATTCGAGGTTACCGGGAATGAACAGTATGAAGATTGGGGCGAACCTGTAGAAGAAGCTTATTTGTTAGAAGGGGAAGAGAAAAGAAGAGTTAGTCTCGGTAAACCTTTCCTTACCCCAGGTGGTCCTAAAAAGCGAGCTGTTTATGTAAAGAACGAAAAAGGTAATGTTGTAAAAGTTAACTTCGGTGATCCTAACATGACAATTAAAAAGAATATTCCTGCTAGAAGACGATCTTTTAGAGCTAGACATAATTGCGATAACCCTGGTCCAAGAACTAAAGCGAGATACTGGTCTTGTCGTCAATGGTAATTTTAATTTAACTAAAATAAGGTATAACAAAATGGATATGAAATCAATTTCCAAATCACTACAAAATGCAGCTCGCGAAGTTTTAGAAGGTAAGATTAAACACCCTAATCAGCAGAAGCTAGATGTTCACGAACCAGAAAAGGATGAACTCACATCAAAAGATTTTGAGATGCTTCGTACCGGTAAAAAAGCTAAGATGAAAGAAGAAGTTGATATGGTAGAAGCCGTGTCAGCGGAGCTCAAAGCTAAGCGTCTACCTATGATTAAAGCAGCTGCTGAAAAGATTGCTAAGAAAAATAAAGAGCAAGAAAGACTAGCTAAGTCTGCAGCTAAGAAGCATATGTCTCAATCAGGTGCTACAAAAGGAATGGCATCTACAAAGAAAGATGATATCGAAGAAGCAGCTTCGGCAGAGTTGAAAGCTAAGCGTCTTCCTATGATTAAAGCTGCCGCAGAAAAGATCGCCAAGAAAAATAAAGAACAAGAAAGACTAGCTAAATCTGCAGCTAAGAAACACATGTCTCAGTCAGGGGCCACTAAAGGAATGGCTTCTACTAAAAAAGACGATATGGAAGAATCAGTACAATATAGCGAAAGCGTATTAGTAGTGAATAACTTCGAACCAAAAGATCGTTACTCCTTTTCCGAACATCTTCTTGCTGCAAAGCGGTTAGTAGGAGAGGAAGAAGCAATTAACATTGCTAATGAGTCTTATAATGTTCAGAACAATGCTTTTATTGAATTAGCTGCTTTAGAAGACGCTGTTGATCAGAAGATCGACACCCTTGTAAACGAAGGTCACGAAGTTTCAGAGCCTAAATATAATACCGAAAGCGGTGATATCTACGTGGAGTATATCGTAAAAGATAAAGACTCCGGAAATCACTATAGATATATTCACTCCAGCAGCACGGTTTCTGCTGGGGAATAATTAAGGAGAAACTAAATGTCTTCATGGGGTTATACAGATAATGTTGCTATAGCCGGTACAGTGACACTGTATACAGCTAATGCTAATGTAGTAGGTTCCTCAACCTATTTTACTTCAAATGTAAAAGACGGAGACTACCTGCTTATTTCCGGTCGCAAATATCAAGTAAGCAATGTTGTATCTAATACAAACTTGTTCTTAACGAGAGCAGGGTTTTCAGCTGTCTCTGGAGCTACAGCATACCTTCAGCAAGGCCCTAAGTATGTTGGTGGTAACGTTACTGTTTACTCCGGTCGTGCTGGTAGAGAAAGCAATGTTTATAACATTGAAAACATCTACGGTGTAGATTCTTCAGAAATGAAGACTTCTAGAGTATCTGCGCTTACAGCTAACGTTGCAGGTAACTACACAACTGCTGCAAAAGCCAATACTACAGCGACTATTTCAACATCCGGTGCTTCACAGCCAACTGTAAATGCTACCGCTACTATTAATTATACTGGTGCCAACGTAACAAGCTTTACTATCACTAACGCCGGTGCAGGATACACAGCTGAGGTTCAAGCTAACACCACAGTGACGATTGCTACAACTGGTGCCGCTGTTCCTACACAAAACGCTACAGCTGATATTTCGTTTACCTCCGGTACAGGTGTATCAAATGCCTCTCATACAGGTTGGACACACTTTACAACCTATATAGATGCTAATGGTTCAGTTCGTAAGAAGTCAGAAGTACTAGTTGCAATGTCTAAGAACTTTACAGCTGGTACTGCAGGTGACTTTGAAGATACTGTTTTCCCTGACTAATACGGTATTATAGATGAGTAAGTTAAGTGAACTAACCGCTGCGTCCAACGTTGGACGCAGCGATTTACTGTATGTTGTACAGGCTAATTCTTCGAAGAAAGCGAATGCGTCTGTATTGTTTGAAAACCTGTTTGATCCTGTTTTGAAAGGTAATGTTTCTCTTGACTCTACAGTTCAGCTTCTTGCCTCTCCTGGTATTATAGATCTTACTAAACCAGTTACACATCTTACTGTTTCAGCAGCTAATGGTACGATAACTATTCCAAATGCTACTAAGACAAATCAAATTAAAATCATTACTATGATCTCTGCAGCTGGTGGAACCTACACCATCTCATCTAATATTGCAGCTGGTGCTAACGTATCTTTTAACGCAGTAGGTGATACTGCCACGCTATTATATACTAATAGTAAATGGTTCGTTATAGGGGGAACCGCAAGTATTACTTAATTATGAATCGTGAACTCACTGAAGAAAATTTTGTTCTATATGCAATGAAGTATTATGATAATCCTACATGCAAAGGTACATCCGAATTTATAGACGATTTAAAGCGATTTAGATATTTAAAGCGCTTATTTAGAAAGTATGATGCAGGTGATGAGCTTAAAGAAAGATTAATTATAAATCATATTGTTGTTCTTTATAATTTGTTCGGTGTTGATGCAGCTACTAGAATGTTATTCTTTAAGATAGAAAAAAAATTCTGGACTCAGCTTAAAACCTTTTTAGTATTTTTAAATTATATGCCAATAGGTTTAGTAATATATGATACCCCTGGGTATGACATACCTATAGATCAAAATATTCTGGAAAAACTTTCTAAACTATAATGGCTACTAAATTCATAGACTCTCTTATTGCTTACCGCATTCTTCGAATGCTAGTTACGCCATTTGAAGAAACTGATGCTTATCGTTTAGGGATTATAGATAAAAAAGGTCATGAACTCAAAAAGATGAGTTCACTTAATACAATTCAAGAAAGAGAATCATATACCCTTCTTCATAGAATGGTATATCGTCTGAAAAAAATAATAGAAAAAGTACCTCTAGAAAATAAAAAGCTTCTATCTTTTGCTGCTGCTTTATCTCTAATAAAAGAACACCTAGAAGATAAGACTGAAGTTATTGATTTAGAGGCCAGATTTTTTGATAGACAAAACCAAAATTTATCTGAAGAATTAAATTTCGTAACAGAAACTATAAATAATAAACGATTTCTGACATTTAAATACTTTATAGAAGAAGTACCAGCTAACAATGCATCTGCAACACCAGGTATTGCAGGTTTTACTCCTGAGACATTAGGAGTTAAAAAGAAGAAAATTAAAATAGTGAAGCGGAGAGGACAATCATGATTGGTATGTTATTAAAATTCTTAATAGGGAGTAAACCGGAACCACCAGCAAAATGTTCAGCTGAAGAATCTCCTTTACCAATTATCCCAGAAGTGCCAGAACCTATAACTACTACTCACGAATCTACATTTCGTTTAGATGATACACCTCTTATTAGAATAAACGAACCCGTATTACAGCCCATCGATATTAAGAAACCCCGTAAGCCAAGAAAGAACAAGAAAAAATAGTGGAAGCGTCGATGTCAACAAGAAATGCTAAAGAGTCTACTCTGTCGAGAGTCTCAGTTTTAGAATCTCAAGTAGATAATATAACTTCCAATGTAACTAAATTAGAGCAAAAAGTAGACTCTAGTTACGCAGTTCTACATCACCGTATTAGTGAGCTACGAGATGATTTCAGGTTGGAATTAGATAATAAGCACGAGAAGTTAATACAAAAATTAGATGAGCAGACTGCTTCAAGTACGGCTCAGCACAAAGTTATTCACGATCAGATCGAAGAGCTAAATCGGTGGAAATGGATGCTGGTCGGGGGAGCTACCGTAACAGCAGCTGTTTTAGGTTATGTATTTGCTCTGGTAGATTTTTCCGTTTTATTACAATAGTAGTTGATTATTAGCATACAGTAGCATACAATACACTTATAGGAGTGTATGATGTCATTGTATCTTGATCAGAAGTATCTTTCTCTAATAAGTAACCGACTTCCTCTATTCAAGAAGAAGTCTGATAATCTTTATAATTGTAGATGTGTTATATGCGGGGATTCTCTTAAGAATGTACGCAAAGCACGCGGTTACTTCTTTAATAAGAAAAACGATCTCAGATATAAATGTCATAATTGCGATTGCAGTATGGCGTTTAGTACCTTCTTAAAACAACTTGACTCTCAGCTTTATTCTCAATACGTTGTAGAGAAATATTCGGAAGGTAAAACCGTTAATACTCAAGCTAATAATATAAGTGCTGTTTTTGCTCAACCTGTATTTACTCAACCTAAACCAGATTCACTTCTTGACTCATTATTAGAACGATTAGATAGACTACCCGATGATCACGAAGCGATTCAGTACTGTAAAGAAAGAAAAATACCTGAGGGTCGTTATCAAGACATCTACTTCATACCTAATATAAAAGATATTGTACAGCTTAATAGTAAATATAAAGAAAGTATTGTAGGGGAAGAGCCTCGGTTAGTATTTCCGTTTTATAATGAGCAATTACAACTCTCAGGAGTAACCTGCAGAGCTATTAGAGGTGAAGCTTTACGTTACATAACAATTAAAATTAAAGAAGATGACCCGTTAATATTTAACTTAAATAAAGTAAATAAGAATAAGACCGTATATTGCGTTGAAGGCCCTATTGATAGCTTGTTTTTGGATAATGCAATTGCAGCTAACGGAACTTCTTTTGATAAAGTAGGCAGCTTAGGTATAAGTAAAGATAAACTAGTGCTTGTGTTCGATAATCAGCCTAGAAATAAAGAAGTATGTGCTATCATTAAAAAAAATATAGATAAAGGTTTTAGTGTTGTAATCTGGCCGCAAACATTAGAACAAAAAGATATAAATCAGATGATACAAGCAGATAAAAATATTTTTAATATTATTAAAAACAATACATTTAGTGGTCTTACTGCACAAGCGAGGTTTATAGCATGGAAACGTTGCATGAATACAATGTAGGAGGTCTTAAGCTAAGCGAAGAGATTCAGAAAGTTAGACTTATTTCGCATTCTACCCCAGTACGAGATATAGCGGAAATAAAGGATTTAGAGTTACTAGTTGCATTCTGCGCAAGAGTTTCTAACCCTCAAAACCAGTATAATGTACAAACATCAGATAAATTAATTAAATATCTTATCGAACATCAACACTGGTCTCCACTTGAGATGGTATCTGCGTGTATGGAAATTACCACCACAAGAGATATTGCAAGACAGATTCTTCGTCATAGATCGTTTTCGTTTCAAGAGTTTAGTCAGCGCTATGCTAACCCAGTAGACAATTTAAATTTTGTTATTAGAAAAGCTAGATTACAGGATAATAAGAATAGACAAAATAGTCTTCAGCTGGGTGATAGTCAGGAAGAAAAAAATTTAGAAGCTCAATGGTATGCAAAGCAGCAGTTAGTTATTCATGAAGCTAAGATGGCATATAACTGGGCTATTAGCAATGGTATAGCTAAAGAGCAAGCTCGAGCAGTTCTACCTGAAGGTAATACGGTATCTAAACTCTATATGAACGGTACCTTGAGATCTTGGATACACTATATACAATTACGAGCTGCTCATGGCACTCAGCTGGAGCATATTATGATTGCTAGAGAATGTGCATATGCTATTCATAGAATTTTCCCAATGATAGATACCCTAGTAGATCTATAAATACCTCAGTATGTGGATTCTAAATTTCTTACCCGATATAGCATTTCATATTATAACCTTCGCTGGTGTTGTCGGGTTATTTACTTCCTATTTTCTAGGTATTTTTCCGTTATTAAATCAATATAAATTACCAATACAAATAGCATCTATATGCTTATTAGTAGCTGGTATTTACTTTGAAGGTATGATTGCTAATGAAGCTGGTTGGCAAACAAAAGTAAAGCAGATGGAAGCTAAGGCTTTGATTGCTGAAGCTAAAGCAAAGAACGCAAATACGCAAATTGAAATACAATATGTAGACCGTGTCCAAACGGTGACTGATGTTCAGTATGTTGTTCAAGAGCGAATTCGAGAAGTTGAAAAACTTATCGATAAAGAGTGTAAGATTACTCCAGAAGCTCTTGATATTCTAAACACAGCAGCCGATAATAGGATACAAGAGGATGGTAGTCAATAAAGTATGGTTACTTTTTATTATGCTACTTGTGGGGTGTGGTACGACAACTGTTCCGGTGAAGCCAACCTTTCCAGAGGCTATTCAGTCTCTTATGGAAGAGTGCCCGGAGCTGCAACAAGTACCCCCCGGTACTATAACCTTAAGCGAGACACTTGCAATAGTTACTGCTAATTATGGTAAGTATCATGAATGCAGTGTTAAAGTACAAGCTTGGATTCAATGGTATAACGATCAGTCTACAATATATAATGAAATAGATTTTGAAGAATAACAAGTAGCAATTATTTTAAGAAGGGTGTATGACGACTACTGTTCACGGTATTAAGGTAGATTTATCTCGAGATTCTTTATTTGATGAGTTGGGGGTAAGAAGACTAAAAGAGTCTTATATGAGAGAAGACGAAGCTTCTCCCCAGGAGAGGTTCGCTTATGTTTCAAAAGCTTTTTCATCGAACGATGAACACGCTCAAAGACTTTATGAATATAGTAGCCAGCATTGGTTATCTTATAGTACCCCTATTCTTAGTTTTGGTCGCAGTAGCCGCGGTCTGCCTATATCTTGTTTTCTCCCTTACCTGGATGACTCTGCAGAGGGTCTGGTCGACACTCTGTCGGAAGTAAACTGGTTATCAATGCTTGGCGGCGGTGTTGGTATTGGTATCGGTATTCGCAGTGCCGATGATAAATCCGTTGGTGTAATGCCTCACCTTCGTACATATGACGCCTCTTCCCTGGCTTATCGCCAAGGGCGAACCCGTAGAGGCTCGTATGCAGCCTATCTTGATATTAGTCATCCCGATATTCTTCTATTCTTAGATATTCGTAAGCCAACTGGCGACCCGAATATGAGAGCATTAAATCTTCACCACGGTATTAATATTACTGATGATTTTATGCAACTGATTGAAAAATGCATGGTCGATAATACTACAGATGATACCTGGAATCTCAAGGATCCTCATTCCGGCGAAGTAAAAGATACTATATCAGCAAAAGAGCTGTGGCAGAGAATACTAGAGATTAGAATGCAGACCGGTGAACCATATCTGCACTTTATTGATACCTCGAATAATAGTATGCCAGAGTTTCAAAAGAAAATTGGTCTAAGTATACGGCAGTCTAATCTTTGCAGCGAGATCATCCTACCTACAGATAAAAAGAGAACAGCAGTATGCTGTCTCTCTTCCGTTAATCTAGAGTATTATGATAAGTGGAAAAATAATACTTTATTTTTACGTGATGTTGCAGAGATGTTAGATAACGTATTGCAATATTTTATCGACAATTCTCCTTCTGCAGTTAAGAAAGCAAAGTTTTCTGCCACCCGAGAAAGATCTATCGGTATAGGGGCTTTAGGTTTTCACGCTTATCTACAAAAGAACAACTTACCTTGGGAAAGTGTTGGCGCGAAAAGCGCTAATATAAGAATGTTTAAGCATATTAAAACTAAACTAGAAGAAGCAAATCTAGATCTAGGTAAAGAAAGAGGCGAGGCGCCAGATGCTCAAGGCACTGGTCGTAGGTTTAGTCATATGATGGCTATTGCACCTAACGCCAGCAGCTCCATTATAATGGGTAATACTAGCCCGTCGATTGAACCTTATCGTGCTAATGCGTATAGACAAGATACCCTTTCCGGTTCGTTTTTAAATAAAAATCGCTATCTTGATAAGATAATACAAACTAAGTGTAAAGAGAACGAACAAATAGACTATAATGAAATCTGGTCTAGCATTATTGCGAACGATGGTTCGGTACAGCACTTAGATATCCTAGATGACTGGCAAAAAGATACATACAAGACTAGCATGGAAATCGATCAGCGCTGGATTATTGAGCATGCTGCAGATAGGCAAGAATACATCGACCAAGCTCAATCTCTTAACTTATTCTTTAGACCGGATGTTGATGTTAGATACTTACATGCCATCCACTACCTAGCCTGGAAGCTTAAATTAAAAACTCTCTACTATTGTCGTTCAGAAAAAATAGGTAAAGCAGATAAGGTAGCTAAGAAGATCGAACGAGAAGTGATTAAAGAACTTGATATGAAAGCTTTAACAGAAGGCGATACTTGCCTGGCTTGCGAAGGATAATATGAAAAAATCTGATTACAGTTTAATGGATGAAAGATCTTCGTTCAAACCATTTACATACGCATGGGCGTACGATGCCTGGCTAAAGCACGAGCAAAGCCATTGGTTACATACCGAAGTACCTATGCTTGAAGATATAAAAGACTGGAAGAAGAAACTTACTATTGATGAAAAGAACTTTCTTACTCATATCTTTAGATTCTTTACACAAGGGGATATCGACGTTGCTGGGGGATATGTAAAGAACTACCTACCCTTCTTCAAGCTGCCTGAGATACGAATGATGTTACTTGGGTTCGCTGCCCGTGAAGCTCTCCATGTAGCCGCTTATTCTCACCTTATAGAATCTCTAGGACTACCTGATTCAACGTACAATCAATTCCTAGAATACCAAGCGATGAAAGACAAGCATGACTACATTCTTAACCGCTCTAATGCAGTAACATATCCTGCCACTATTGCAGAGAACATAGCATTGTTTTCTGCGTTTACAGAAGGTATGCAGTTATTTTCATCATTCATTATGCTACTAAACTTTCCTCGTAATGGTAAGATGAAAGGAATGGGTCAGATCATCACCTGGTCCATCGTCGATGAGACTCAGCACGCTGAGTCAATGATTAAACTATTCCGAGCATACGTAGAAGAAAATAAAGGTATATGGAACGATGAGTTAAAGAGTAACATATACACCATTGCAGAAAGAATGGTAGAGTTAGAAGACAAGTTTATTGATCTAGCATTTGAGACAGGAGGTATACAAAACCTATCTGCTGCCGATGTAAAGGAATATATTAGATACATAGCTGATCGTAGACTTATCTCTTTAGGTATGAAAGGTATTTTCAAGCGTAAGAAAAACCCTCTACCTTGGGTTGAAGAGATGATTAATGCTCCTACACACACTAACTTTTTTGAAAATCGTGCAACCGATTACGCGAAAGGCGCCCTGTCTGGTTCCTGGGATTCGGTCTGGGCATCATGAAAGATAAAATGATACAAGCTCATATGGATGTGGCTACAAGATACGGGGAACTATCAACAGCACAAAAACTTAAAGTAGGCGCTATTATAGTAAAGGACGATCGTATTATTTCTATTGGGTATAACGGAACACCAGCTGGGTGGGATAATACTTGTGAATATATGGAAGTAAATTTTTCAGATGCAATATACGGTGAGAGCCAAATTATAGAAAGCAAAGATCTTAAAACTAAACCTGAAGTTATTCATGCAGAAGCTAATGCCATCGCTAAGTTAGCTAGAAGTAATGAATCAGGTAAAGATAGTATTATGTTTATAACCCACGCACCGTGTATGGAGTGTGCTAAGCTAATTTACGGTGCAGGTATACAGAAAGTTTATTATAGACATTATTACAGAGACGCATCGGGTCGGGAATTTTTACGTCGATGTGGTATAGATTCTATTAAGTTATTAGAGGAGTAGTACATGGAATCGTATAACTGCAGTCAGTGTGATGCTGACTTTAAAATTAAACATTCTCAAAATCAAGATTATTTCGTGGTAAGCTTTTGTCCTTTCTGTGGAGGTGATATCGAGCCAGAGGATGACGAAGATGAACTAGAAGATTATAATGAGTGAGTGGTATTACAAAGGTCAACAGTTTACTGAACCAGGCGACTATTATGGTTTTGTTTACGTTATAACTAATCTTACTAACAGTCGGAAGTATATTGGTAAAAAGTTTTTCTGGTCAAAAAAGCGAAAGCAAGTTAATAAGAAAAGAAAATCTTACATTATAGAATCCGACTGGCGAAGTTACTGGTCTTCAAGCGAAGAACTGAAAGCTGATGTTTTACTGCTAGGTGAAACAAACTTCAGCAGAGAAATACTTCATCTTTGCCCCTCCAAAGGGACTACTAATTATTATGAAGCTAAAGAGCAGTTTCTTAGAGAAGTGCTAGAGGACTCTAGTAACTGGTATAACTCTTGGATTCAAGTCAAAGTACACAAATCTCATGTAAAGTAGCTGGATTTTTCGGACGTAACTAGCTATAATGTATATGTTGAATGGAGATTTGTTATGTTTGAACGCGAGTTACTCGATAGTAAGTTACGTAGCGGTATAGTAACCGTAACGTTTACTAAGAAAGATGGGTCAGAAAGAATCATGCGCTGTACATTGAGCCCTGATCTTACTGCTGCCTATGAAAAGAAAACCGAACGTACAAAGACACCTAACGAGGGTGTCTGCGCAGTATTTGACGTTGACGTAAAAGAATGGCGGTCGTTTCGTTATGACTCTATTAAAGAGGTAAAATATGAAGACTAAGACATTCGAACCTAACGGTAGTGAACCTAAACCTTGTGTGTATGGACAGAAGACTTACGATACTGATATCGGTAAGTCGTTCAACTGGTATAATCAAGAACGCGAGCGCAAAGATGCTCGCGACTTTATCAAAGCTTACGTCAAGGCAAACTATTCTAAAGACTTACTAAGCTACTTTAACACGCTGCCTGATTCCCGTGTCAATATGACTTACGGTTGGGCTGCTCGTATTCTTACGCTTGGAGGTTCCCTTTCTCCTAAGCACCTCGGTGCCTTTCAGACATACATGAAAGAGCTACTCACCCCTGCTGCTGGTGTAGTAATTGAAGACATCGAAGAAGAAGCAGTAAGTAAAAAAGGTGTACGCGAGAATACCGAAGGTAAAGCTCGGGAATATATCGGTGAACTAGAGGGTCGACTTGATGATTATCTTTCATCAGGAAAAGAATTTGACCTCGGCGTAGATCTTAAAAGTAAAACTGTACCTATGCCGTACTGTTCGTATATCAAGAGTTGGCTAGACCTCACCTTGTCTCAGTATATATTTGTTTACGAGACTGACGACCCTGACTATAAAGAAGGTTATTCGAACATCGGTAAACGTAAACTTACTGGTATGATCTCTCTTCTAGGTCAGTGGATTGAAGATCTTAACAAGTATGCTCAGTTTAAGAAAGCAAATCGTAAACCTCGAATCAAGAAAGTTAAACCCCCTTCGGTTCAAGCTGCGAAAGTAAAATATAAGAAAGAAGATACTGAGCTTGGTGTTAAGTCGATTCATCCTTCTGAAATAGTTGGTGCCGAGCAGGTGTGGATATATAATACGAAGTATAAACGTCTGGCAGCTTACCGCTGCGACTCTAGTCAAGGTATCCAGATCAAAGGTACTACTTTGCAGAACTATGACCCGGATATGTCGGATCATAAGTCGCTTCGTAAACCTAAAGATGTTCTTAAGTCGGTGCTGAGTGCAGGTAAGATTCAGTTGCGACGTATCTTTGAAGACCTTACTACAAAAGATATGCCTCTTAACGGGCGTATAAACGAAGAATGTATCATTGTGAGAGTTATTAAATGATAGTTGTTGATTACAGTCAGGCCATAATCTCAAGCATTATGGCTGAGATTGGAAATAGAAAAGATGTAACTCTTGATGTTGACCTTGTGCGCCATATGGTAGTCAATACTATAAGAAGTCATAAGGTTCGATTTAGTAAAGAGTTTGGTGAGCTGGTTATTGCCTGCGACAGTAGAAAGTATTGGCGTAAGCAAGTATTCCCGTACTACAAAGCTAATCGTAAAAAAGCTAGACAAGAGTCTGGTTACGATTGGACTATGATCTTCGATGCTATCAACCTGATAAAGGAAGAGTTAAGTACATACTTTCCTTATCGCGTTGTTGAAGTCGAGGGTGCTGAAGCTGATGATATTATCGCAACCCTTGCTAAGTGGGCATACACTAACGATTACAAGGAAGGATCTCTCATCCCGGAACCAAGCCCGTTTTTGATTGTCTCAGGCGATCATGACTTTATTCAGCTGCAGAAATATAGTAATGTAAGGCAATATTCTCCTATACAAAAGAAGTTTGTAAAGGCTACTATGCCATCTTCTCACTATGTTCTTGAGCATATTTTTAAAGGGGATAAAGGTGATGGTGTACCTAATGTACTTACTTCTGATAATGCAATTGTTGAAGGTGAGAGACAGAAGCCGGTATCAAGTGAAAAAATGAAAGCGTGGATAGAAGATCCTTCTTCTATGCCTACTGATGAAAGATTTAAAAGGAACTTTGATCGTAATAAGATGCTAGTAGATCTCGATTCGATTCCTTCAGATATTAGTGAAAATATTATAAATACTTTCAGTAACCCTCAGCTAACCGTTACTAGAGATCGAAACGTATTGCTGAATTACTTTATTGCTAAGAAAATGAAGCTCATGATTGAGCATTTGGAGGAATTTTAAATGCACGTTCTTTATTCTGAACTATTTGAACAGATTGATAAAGCAAAGACCAAGGAAGAAAAAATTACCCTGCTGAAACGTAACGAGAGACCTGCTTTAAGAGGTCTACTTAAAATTAATTTTGATCCAAGTGTAGACATGAAGCTACCGGAGGGGGAGCCTCCTTTCCGCAAAGAAACAAACAAGCCTGCAGGATATCAAGAGACAAATCTTCTTACTGAGTATAGACGTTTTTATATCTGGCTTGATCCAAAAACTAATCTACCTAGGTCGAAGAAAGAAAATCTCTTCATCGAAATGCTCGAAGGTCTTCATTCTTCTGAAGCAGAACTTATCTGTCTTATTAAGGATAAGAAACTTACCAAGAAGTATAAGTCTCTTAAGGAAGAAATTGTACGGGAAGCATTCCCTGGTCTTCTTCCTCCTAAGGTAAAGGAAGCCAAGGGCCCTTTAGAAGTATCCTAAATTGGTTTCGTAAAAAAGAAACCTGGAAGCAAAGAGTAATCAGTAACTGGATTACTGACAGTAACGCTTTACCTGAAGAAAAGTTCTTTGATACACGTCTTATTAAACGTAAGATTGAAAAGTAAGACGTAATACTTTATAATACCTCTACCTTGGAGGGTGAATATATGATGATATACTGTAAGAATACCTATAAGCGTAAGCCTAAGAGTAAGACTAAGGCTCAGCGACTAGCGTACGAGAGTCTCTGTAAAGAGTTAGGTGTTAGTCCGTATAATGGTCGAAGAGCGACTAAACCGAAAACTTATAACGTAAAGACTTACGTTCCTTCGTCTTCTGTTCCGAAAAGATCGGAAGAAAAATATTCAAGTCTTAATTCTGTTGTACTTGGTGCTGTAACTACCGGTCGGCAGAAGCAAGTATATACTGGTGATAAACTTCTTGGCATTGCTTCAATGCATAAGTCTAATTATGTGCCGGTATTCAGTGGCGATGAAGCTGTTTCACTCGCTAAAATGCGTCGTAACTAAAGTGAGGATATTATGAGCCTTCCACAAGACCCTAAAGTAAGATCGGAAATTAAAAAGCAACTAGATGAAATCTCTAATGCTATGACTCGTATTGATGCAGAGCGAGACTATATTAGAGAAGCAATTAAAGAGACATGCGAACAACACCAGCTGTCAAAAAAGACTTTCCGGCGAATGGCTAAAACTCATCATAAGCGTAACTTTTCTATTGAGGTTGCCGATCATGAAGAGTTTGAGTCGATGTATCAAGAACTGGTGGGTGTTATATCGTGATATTTAATTTAGAGATTAATCTTCTAGATAAAGCAGGTCGTGTTCGGACCTCAATGAATGGTGGTCTGCACCGAACAGAAGAAGGGTTAGAACAAGCAAAGAACACAGCCCTTTCATTATATAATAATGTTTCTTTTAATGTTTTTACGATTAAGGACCCTTTAGCAGGAATGTTTATTAAACGGTAGCTATATATTGGGAGGGACCCCAATGACAGCTAAGATTTACTCTTTTCCTAATATAAAGAAACCGTACTCACCTTACGTTATTAGTATACCTTTGTATACTGACGCCGAAGTGGATGCAGTAATTATTTGCGTAAACCTTTATATTGTAGATGATACACGTTATAATAGCTATACTGTTGAATCGCTAGATCCCGACACAATTTTGTTATGCTTAAAAACCGCTGTAGATGACAATATACTTTCAACTAAAGTTAAGCGAATAATTAAAAAGATTATTAAGAACGTAATATACTCATGAATATATTTTTTCTCAGCAATGACCCCGCTGAGTGTGCAAAGCAACATGTTGATAAACATGTTGTAAAGATGATACTTGAGTACGGTCAGTTAATGTCTACTGCTCACCGAGTGCTTGACGGGGTATTCTACGAAGGTAAGACTGCCAAAGGCCGTAGAATAGCTAGATGGCTACTTCCTGACGAAAGAGAAAACACGATGTGGAAAGCTTCACATATTAAGCACCCGTCCGGGCTCTGGGTTCGTTCTTCGAAGCAGCATTATCAGTGGCTGTATAATCTCTGGTTAGAATTACTAGAAGAATATACTTTTCGATACGGTAAAATACATAAAGTGTCGGAAAAGAAAAACATATTTCTTTTCACACCTTTAAATATACCTGATAAAGGTTGGCTAAGTGATCCTACTCCTGCAATGCCGGATATTTATAAAAATAGTAACTCGATTATTAGTTATCGCAACTACTATATAGGTGATAAAAAACGCTTTGCGCGATGGAAGAACAGATCCACCCCAACCTGGTTTGTATAAATAATATTATGCCAACATACACGTTTCGCAATACTAAGACTGAAGAAGTTTTTGAAAAGTTTATGTCTATCAGTGATAAAGAAACTTTTTTAGAGAGCAATCCTGATCTAGTTAGTATTATAGGTAACGCTCCTGCAATAGGAGACTCTGTTCGTTTGGGTATCCGTAAACCCGACGCAGGATTTAATGAAGTTCTATCTCGTATTCATTCTGCAAACTATAAAAGTAATCTAGCTGATAAACTATCTAGAAGATGAAATTAATCTTTTATTCACACAACTAAAGGGACCTGGCTTTGCCAGCGTCCCTTTTTCTTTTTAGAGGGTACCATGGCTCGTAACAAACCTCAACTAACTTCCACTGAAGGTCCATTAAAGGTAGTAAACAACACACTAAAAATAAGAATAGACGATTTAAAGACGGTACAGCCTCTAACAGAAAATCAAAAAAAGTTTTTTGACTTCTACCGCAATCAAGCCCCTCTTCTGCTGCTTCATGGTGTGGCAGGAACCGGTAAGACCTATATCGCCCTATACAAAGCTCTAGAAGAAGTACTAGATAGAGGCAATCCTTATAATCAAGTTGTAATAGTTCGATCTGCAGTCCCCTCCCGAGAAATCGGTCACCTCCCTGGTGACGAGAAAGAAAAGACAGAAGTATACCAGCAACCGTATATTGAAATCTGTCGCGATTTATTCAATAGAAAAGATGCTTATCAACGTCTTACTGAACAAGGACATGTACAGTTTATAATTACCTCTTTTGTAAGAGGTATTACTCTCGACAACTCTATCATTTTGGTAGATGAGTGTCAAAATATGACCGATATGGAGCTAAATAGCATTATTACTCGTGTCGGTGAAAACTCTAAGATACTGTTTTGCGGTGACTTCAGACAGACTGATCTCTATAGAAAGAATGATATGTCTGGCTTAAAGAAGTTTATGATGATTGCAGATAACATGCCATCATTTAAGACAGTAGAGTTTGAAGTAGAAGATATTGTACGTTCAAGTCTAGTACGCGAGTATATCTTAGCAAGAATGAACTATGAGCAGGTTTATAACGATAGGATACAATAATGTCTTTAAAAAGTCTACAAGAAAGAATTGGTATTAAGCCAGACGGAAGTTTTGGACCGGGTACTATTAAAGCAGCAGTAACGGCTTTGAAGCTTACTAATATTCGTGCGGCTCATTTCTTTGCACAGACGGCTCATGAGTCGGGTAACTTTAAATCTTTTACTGAGAATTTAAATTACGGTGCTTCTGGTCTTCGTAGTATATTTGGCAAGTACTTTACAACCGAAGAGATGGCTAAACAATATGAACGTCAACCCGAGAAGATAGCTAATAAAGTATATGCTAATAGAATGGGTAATGGGGATGAAGCGTCGGGTGACGGGTGGAAGTATCGAGGGAGAGGAGCGCTTCAACTAACCGGTAAAGATAATTACAAAGCCTTCGCTGACTTTGTAAAAGACCCAGAAGTAATTAATGATCCTGATCTAGTATCTACTAAGTATTCTTTTGATAGCGCTCTTTATTTCTTTGAAAAGAATAAACTGTGGGCAATATGCGATAAAGGTATTACTGATGCAGCTATTACAGAATTAACTAGAAAGATAAATGGTGGTACACACGGCTTACCAGATAGGATAGAAAAAACCAAAAAGTTTGCCGAAATGCTAAAATGATAATATAATACGTTATGTTTAATCATGTATCAATTGATCAAGAGCTACCTAAGCTCCAGCAAGTAAATGTAGACGGTACCAGGTATTACGTAACACCAGAGGGGGCTAAGTACCCCTCTGTTACCACAGTCCTATCTCAATACAATATCAAACACATCATGGAGTGGCGTCAGCGAGTAGGAGAGGCTGAGGCAAACAAAATTTCTCGCACCGCGTCAAATAGAGGGACTCGTATTCACAAGCTATGTGAAGAGTATCTCAACAACACCGAACCTAATTATAAAGATCTGATCGATAAAAACACATTTAATGTATTCAAACCAGTACTAAACCGCATTAACAATATCTACTGTCAAGAGCTTAGGATGTATTCTGACCATTTACGAGTAGCTGGTACTGTTGACTGTATCGGTGAGTTCGATGGTAAATTGTCTGTAATCGATTTTAAAACCTCGCGCAAGCTTAAAGATAAAGACCAAATAGATAACTACTTCATGCAAGCCTCAGCTTACGCTATTATGTTTGAAGAACGCTTCGGTATTCCGGTTTCTAAAACTGCAGTCTTAATTTCGGTAGACGATTCAGAGCCTCAAGTATTTACCGAGAAGAGAGACAAATACGTTGACCAACTTCTGTACTTTCGGGATCTTTACGAAAAAAACAATGGCACTAGACACAAAAAATCTTTATAATGTCTTGTCGACATTGAAGAGGTCCTAATGACAGAAGAACAAAGTAACACTAAACTAACCGATACGCTAGTAATTACAAAACGTTTTAGATCCCCTAACGAATTTGCAATCTATATTGATGAGATGGTTAACCGCTTACGAATAAGTTATATGGAAGCGATTGTAAAGTACTGCACAGATGTAGATATAGATATTGAATCAGTAAGCCCGTTGATTAATAGTAAGTTAAGAGATAAAATAAGACTTGAAGCAGAAGAATATAAACTCATTAAACCTATCGGGCGACTCCCAGTATGATTATGGACGCATACGAAGTTTATAGATATTATCTCGCTCTAAGACTGCATTTTACTACAGATACTTACGATGCAGTTAAACAGCGAGGTAAGGTGAAAGCGTCTAAGCAAGCATTCTTGAAGCGTAAAGATCTTATTGCTATCAGGCGTGTGGCTGAGACGTATTCTGACAAAGAGGTAGTAAACTTTCTTGTCAGTAATTTTGTGAGTGGTGATAGATGGGGCGGGGTATTCGATACCGAAGCAAAAGATAGATACACCGAATGGAAAAAGCGTATCGAAGCTCTCACCTATACGTTTGAAAAAGAAGTTAGTAAGATACTTAACTTTTGCAGTAACAAAGGCATACAATTTAGAAAGATGTTTGAGAGTGTAAACAATCAACACCCCTTCATTGTAAAGCTTTATTTACGGAAAGATGTATCGATTGAAACCTTGGTAATTCTCGAATGTATTCTTAACTACAGTGAGTCATTGAATTTAAGCTTAGCTAATGACTTGATGTGGCCAGATATATCGAGACTGATTACAAAATATAAACCGTTCTTATCAGTAAACGTTAACAAGTACAGTACTATACTGTCTAAGCATATTAATCAACAAGGAAATGAAAACAGTTAAAGATAGTTGGGATAACAAGGACAAGAAAATTCACAGGGTAGTGAAGGGAAGTAAAACTGGCAAATATAAAAAAAGCCTATATAATATGTTATCGGATTATGAGCGATATCGCAAATCATCCGATGACGAAAGTGACGTAGTAGCTCGTAATGAAATACAACGTTAATACTTCGCATACACTAACATACAACGCAAATACGGAGCAATAAAAATGGCTATTGATTTTTCCTCTCTTAAAAAAGGTCGTGGTTCCCTCGACTCCATTCTCAAAGAAGTAGAAAAGATTGCGCAACCTGCTGAAGCAGCAAAGAGCGATGATCGTTTCTGGTCTCTTGAAGTAGATAAAGCTGGTAACGGATACGCTGTTATTCGATTCCTTCCTCCTCCTAAAGGTGAAGATCTTCCCTGGGTACGAATCTGGAATCATGGCTTTCAAGGTCCTACTGGTAAGTGGTATATCGAAAACTCGCTTACTACTCTTAATAAGCCTGACCCGGTATCTGAGCTTAATACGCAGCTCTGGAACACGGGTAATGAAGCAGATAAAGAGATCGCGCGTAAGCAGAAACGCCGTCTGACTTATATCTCTAATATCTATGTTGTTAAAGATCCAGCGCATCCTGAGAATGAAGGTAAAGTATTTCTCTTTAAGTTCGGTAAGAAGATCTTTGATAAGATTAAAGATCTTATGCAGCCGCAGTTTGAAGATGAGACCCCTGTTAACCCGTTTGACTTCTGGGCTGGGGCAAACTTTAAACTGAAAGCACGTAACGTTGAGGGGTATCGTAACTACGATAAGTCGGAGTTCGAAACTTCATCAGCGCTAGCAGAAGATAATAAGATGGAAAGCATCTGGAACAACCAGCATTCGTTGAGTGAGTTTTTGGATCCTAAAAACTTCAAGACCTATGATGAGCTTAAGAAGAAGCTTGAACAGGTTCTTACTGCGACTAGTCAGCCGGCTAAGTCCGCTGTTGATGTTTCACTGGATGATAATGATACAATCCCGTTTGATAAACCTACTGTTAAAGTATCTAAACCTAAGGCAAATATTGACATTGATGACGATGATTCGTCATTAAGTTATTTTGCTAAATTAGCAAACGATGATTGATAAGAACGGGGCCTAGAGCCCCGTTTTTTATAGGATACCGACAAGAGGTGAGATATTGTTTCTAGGGGTCGAGGATGACCCACCGCTATAAGAACTGTTATTTACATTAGTGTTATTATTAATCACTGGCATATTAATCTGATTAATACTAGACGTCTTATTCGCGAGATTGTAATTATTATTTTGATCCATCTGTTCTAGTAGCTGATTGGAGGTAGTTTCAGGAGCAGCTCGAATTACCTGCCCTGAATAAACCCTTTGACCTGGTACACCATATACCACGCCCGGCTCTGCACTGTTCTCTATACCCGATGTCGGTGGAGTACTCGGGAGAGGGGTCATAGCTGAACTATCTGAAGGACCCCCAATTTTAAAATCAAGCCAGGAGGGTAGTCCTATTTTTTCTTTGGGTGTATACGTACTTAAATCTGTATTTAAGAATTCTTGCGGTATGCCTTGAAGAGAGGTTTCGATAAATTTATCAAACTCCTCTTGCTGTACAGGGTCCTGCATTTCAGGTCTTTTCTTATATTCTTGAGCTTCATATCTAATTTGATTAACACGATTCTGAATCTCAGCCCGGTCATCAGGCAATAAATTATTAAGATTATTCGGAATATCACCCTTTATATCCTGTATTGCATTATTAAAATAACCGTAACTTTGAATGCGAGCTTGATCTACAGCAGCTTGATCTCGGGCTTCTGCGCCTCCTCTAAAAAAATCTGCAATACCACCAAATACTTCTCTAAAAAAATCTAAAACATCTGTAGCCCATCCTTTAATAACATCATATGCCTTTCCTAACTTCTCGAATGCTGATTTTACTAATTCAGAATCTAGAAAACTTCCTAAAATCCCACCCAGTACACCAAATAAACTTGAATCAGTATTTTCTTTCTTTTTACTTTGTTTTTTATCTTCATCTTCTCTACTAATATCTGCTTCGGTATTATCTAAAGAACCATTCAGTATACCGGTAAGAAGCTGATTACTTGTTTCAATTAATCCTACTAACTTAGTAATACCTTCTGCTTGCTCTTCATCAGCAGAAACTACATTATCTGCTTCCGGGTTAGCAGCAGCATTAGGGTTTGCAGTGAGTATTGCGTTTCTACTATCAAAAAGCTCTTTAATATTATTAAATATATCTAAAGTGGATCTATACCAGTCCTCAATAACGTTAAGTGCGTCTACTGCCCATTCTTGTACAACATCATATACATTTCCTAACTTCTCGAATGCTGTTCTTATTAGTTCAGAATCAAGAAAACTAGTAAGTAAATTAGATATATTTTGTTCATCTAAATTTTCTTTTTCCAATATACCGTCAGTAATAGATTGTACGTTTAAAGAAATATTTTCTAACTAGCGTTCTGTGATATAAAAGAATCCGCTATCTCTCTGAGAATAACAGTGCTATCGAAGCCATCTCCCAGCGAATGATCGGAGGGGTCTTCAGAATTCTGTTGTTTGAAGTCGTCGATAATATCTTGTAAAGTTTCCATTAGCTATTCTTTAGGTTTTGATTTAGGGCCTTAATCTTTTCGTTTTCTTTTTTTATAAAGTCGGTTAGCATAGCTACGTAAATTTCCCTTTCCCACGGTATCATATCTTCTAGTTCTGTTAATGAATATTTGTGATGCTGCATTAACGAAAAATTCAACACGTAATAATTCATTAAATTACTATGAGAAAGGCTTAGACGAAAAAATTTCCAATACCTTCTATTTTTTTATTAATTGGCTTATTACAAACTCCGCATTGTACATGTATTTCTTGCACTACCCTAGGTGATGATTTAAAAAATAATTCGAGTTTTTTAAATTGATTTTGATTTAAAGAAAGAACAAATTCTTCTTTTTCTTTCTTAGTAATATCTTCTCCACCCCAGTACGAGGATCCATCTTTCTTGTATATGCCTTTTATATTGTTACAAATAAGATTTATAATACCATCTACAACCTTAGTTTTTTTATTACCATATACGTTAAAAACATCTTCAATTTTTGGGTACATCATTTCTATACCGTAATCATTATTAAGATCTATCATATTCGTATGTTCTGGGTCTTTTACAATCTTAACATCATCGATGTTGTATTTTGTTGGTATCTTATTACCACAATCGCAAGTTACCTGTACCTCTACTATCTCACCGATTGATCTTGATCTAAGCATTAGAAAAATATACTCTATATCAAAATGAGTTAGATCTTTTGTATTCAGTTTATTAAAAGTACATGTAGAAATAACTTCTTTAATAATTCTCGAAATCTCGTCGTTGCTAGCTTCAATCATTGTTAAAAGAACTTTATATTCTTTAACAAGAAAAGGTCTGTATTTAATTGTTTCGTTTGTGGATGGTATATTCAACTCATAGACGGGAGTCTGAAGTACTGGTAATGACATATGTTATTTTCTCAATATATTATGGTAATGGTCTTCTGACAAGAGGCGGTCCAAAATCTGCTGGATATGATCTCGCACCGGTATCTGCTGCTTCTTCAAGGAATCTGCCTCCAATGTCAATTTGTGGGGATTTCTTAGTGAGGATATCAACTTCCTGGAAGCTGAGCGACACGTTTACTTCGGTGGGCGAGCCATCGTTGAAAGAAGAAAATTGATCCCCACCATATGTAACATCCATCGATGTTAATACGCAACGTGCAAATTTGTGTATGTATTCGTTTTCACGACCTCTAAAATAGTATTTAATATCAAACTCTGAAGGGTAAATAAAGAAAAGCTTGTCATTAGTTATATTTGGATGCATGTGATATTTAAACAAATTAATAATATCACGAACCATGTTCGTTTCAGTTTTACTCTTAGGTAAGAATTTATACTTAAAAGTGAAGGATCTAGGATCCATTGATTCAAAAATAACTTCTCTAAAAGGGTTTAAAGTACGACCGGTACCAGCGCTTAATGCAGCCCCTATATCCCCGATACCTAAAAAAGAAGGTATACTTACAAGTTTTGAAAGTACAGCGGTACCGACTGCTGCTCCAGCTCCGGTTACAGCCGATTTAAAATTATCCATATTTCTACTACTAATAGCATCTACTATTGCACTACCTGGACCGACTAGACCCGCTAACATTCCGATATCTTTATTAGAATAATTAACATTGTATTTAACTGAAGGAGGTCCATCAACATGTAACGTTATTACATCTGTAAGTATGTATTTGGTGTCAGGTTCAATTAAACTAAAATCTTCGATTAAAAAATCTACGGCTACCGCACCCACGACGCCAGCGACAAACTGACCGCCTGCACCGGTGCTTGAGACTAACCGGCTTAGACCGATACCCCCTGCTACTGCTGCTGTTGTTGTAGCTACGTTAGCTAACTCTTCTTCAGTAGGATTATCAACAGCTCCTTGGCTTGGAGCATCTCCTTCTTTTATCTTAGATCTATTTGGAGACGCTCTAATAGACTTACCCCGCTCAACAATAGTAAATTCGACATAGTGTAGTGAGTCCTGACTTGTAAGATCAGCCGGGTAAGTGTACAAACCAATATTAAAGATCTTACGTATTGCAGAACCAATAGTATCTTCAACAACATTACTTAAAGTTTCTTTAAAGCGTCTTTTAAGTTGATCTTTTAGGTAAGACATAGGATAAATACTGTTAAAGGTTATGTAATATTTATCCATGTACAACAGTGTTTATAAAGGTCGGTATAAAGTTAAAAATACTACCAAGTATAAAGGTGATTCTGGAGATGTAGTTTATAGATCATCCTGGGAACTTCAGTTTATGAAATGGTGCGATCAAAACGAATCCGTTTTAGAATGGGGCTCAGAGATTGCTGTAATACCTTATAAATCACCAGTTGACAACAAAGTACATCGTTATTTTGTAGACTTCTATGTAAAGATTAAAGATAAGAACGGAAGTGTTCAGAAGTATCTTATAGAAATTAAGCCTGAGAAGTTTACAAAGCCGCCAGAGATACCTAAACGTAAGACGCGTAAGTTTATAGAAGAAGTGTTTCAATATGGTACAAATCAGGCTAAATGGAAAGCAGCTGATAGCTACTGTAATAAGAATAATCTGAAGTTTTTAGTACTAACCGAAAAAGATCTGGGTGTACCCCTGTAATAAATATTCCTATGGCAGAAAATCTATTTCAAAATATAAGAGTCAAAGCCGGGGATACTGAGAAATCATTTAACTGGTACAGACAACAAGTTAGTAATCTACGTGCATTAAGTTCCACTCAGTTAATGAGAAACACACCAGATTTAACTACAGTTATATTACCTGGTATGATGTATATGTTTCTTTATGATCCTAAACATAAAGAAACTCTACCTGTATACGATAGATTTCCGCTAGTCTTACCATTTAGAAAAGTATCGGACGGCTTCTATGGTATTAATTTACACTATTTACCATATTTGCTTAGATTTAAATTACTCGGTGCATTACAAGAATATACTACATCTGAAAAGATTAGTGAGAAAACAAGATTGAAACTAAGCTGGAATCTACTGCAAAACATGACTAGAGTAGCCCCAGTGCAGAAAACGGTAAAACATTATCTTTATAGTCAGCTTGAAACAAAATTTTTAAATATAAAGTACCCGGATTGGACAACTGCTGCAATGCTCCCAGTTGAAAAATTTATCGGTAAAACAAAACAGGATGTCTGGAAGCAGACTAATAAGAGATAAGAATGGCTAAATCTAATTTTTCTTTAAGTGATTTCGTATCTGCTGTACGGAATGACAGCTTAGCTAGAACTAATCGCTTTGAGGTAATATTACCATCTAAGCCTGGTAGCAAGGCTAAGCCTAATTTTGTAAGTTTAATGTGTGAGCAAGCACAGTTTCCTGCTTTATCTGTACCTACTCGTACACAAAAAATTTTCGGTCCTCCTAGAATAAGGCCGATCACATCTGAATATAGCAGTGCAGTACAATTCGTATTTCATGTTGATAGAGATATGAAGGTTAAAGAGTATTTTGACAACTGGGTACATACAGTTATTTCCCCTACTAATTTTACCGTTAATTATCAGAGAGATTATGCGTCTAGTATTTTTTTACGACAGCTTGACGAAAAAGATAATGTAACGTATGAAATTGAATTCATAGAAGCGTTTCCAGTTTTAGTTGGTCAGATGGATGTTAGTAACTTATCGAGTAACCAGACACACAGACTTAATGTTAATTTTAGCTTTAAATATTGGGTAGATACCAGTAAAGGATATAATTCTTCTACAGCCAAAGCTATAACAGCTATTTCTAGAATCCTTACCACACCAGGTATACCGATTATTGATACCTTGTTTAGAGGAAAATAAAAATGTATTTTTCTCAATTTCCTGTTACTTTATACACACTTGATGATAAAGCGTCAGCTCAGTATGTTCGCAATATTTTTCTAAGAATATCTTTTTCGGAAGATATAAAAAATAAACTAGCAATCTACGATGAGTATGATATTAAGGAAGGTGAAACCCCAGAAATAGTTTCCTTTAATCTCTACGGAACTACAGAGTATCATTGGTTAATACTTCACACTAATGATATTTTAGATCCAAGATTTGAATGGGTGCTTTCTAATAAACAGCTTAGCGACTATGTAAGTTCTAAATACAATAACCCAGCTGGCACACATCACTACGTAGATACAGACGGCTATATTGTAAATTCATCTGCCTCGGGCGCAACGCCAGTCTCAAACTACCAGTACGAAGAAGATCTTAATGAAACTAAAAGAAGAATTAAAGTTATTAAGCCGTTATTCGTAGCAGCTATAGTTAACGAGTTTAATAGAAAGATTAAACTATAATGTCTAACGAATTTATCACACACGCTGGTGCGGTGCTAATTGAAGATATTGCTGTTATAAGCAGTAGTGGTGGTTTAATAAGTCTAAAAGACTTTCTTGTTGAATTAAATTTATATGAGGATATTTTTTCTAATTTCATCACGGGTAATATAGCCCTTACAGATAGTAGGAATCTTGTAGAACTTCTTAATCTAAAAGGTGAAGAGATATTACTCGTTAAATTTAAGACCCCTTCTTTTCCAACCAGTATATCTAAAGCATTTAGAGTATACCGAATAAGCGATCGATCTATAGCTTTAGATACTAGTACTCAAATTTTTGTAATGCATTTTACATCTCTGGAATTTATATACGACATTACCCTACCTCTTTTTCTTCCTTTTGAGGGGGATATTAAAAATATAGTAACTAATATTTTTAATAATTTTATTTCAACAGAAAGAGAATATACTGCGGAAGAAGGTTCTTACTTAACAGGAACAAATAAATCAACTATATCATTTATTGGGGAGACCTCTAATAAAGTAAAATTTGTTTCTCCTGGGTGGCTTCCTTCGAAATGCATAAACTGGCTTGCTACAAAAGCTATACCTAAAGATTATGTTGCTAAGAGTTTTTTATTTTTCGAAACCAGCCAAAGATTTTGTTTTGCCTGTGTAGAAGCTTTGCTTAAAAATATAAAACAACTTTCCATAGGTAAGTATACTGTTGGTGCATCTAATATAGCGGTAGATTCGTCTAATCCTGATGCCTCTAGTATTAACCGAGAATATTTTCTTGCCAAAAATTTTAAAATAATAGAAAACGTAGATAATGTTAAGAACATAAGTAATGGGTATCTAGCAAATAGACTTATAACCCTTGATTTTCATAATAAAAAATATACTGTAACAGACTATGATTACGTTTCAGAATATAAAAAACAGTTCCATACTACAGGGGAGAACAATAAGAGTATACCGGTGTTCTCTTCAAATATAATGAGAAACCCTGCTGCTAAAACATCTTTTTACCCAGTTAATCCTCGCCTATACGATAATACAACAGAAAATTTTAGTGATGTTATTACCGCTATTCATGGTAATAGAAGATCTAGTTTATTAGATATAGATAATATAAAAGCAAATTTGGTAGTACCGGGTCGAACTGACGTTGAGGTAGGTACATCGTTGTATCTTTCTTACCCGGTTCTCGGTGGAGGCGATAGAACTAATAACGGGGTTACAGAGGATGTAATTTATTCTGGATACTATCTTATTACTGCTATACACCATACCGTCACTTTAAAATCTCATTATATGACAATGGAAATTGTTAAAGATTCCTTAGGTGTATTATGATACAAAATATTTTTAATAAAGACGGTTTTGTGTGGTGGGTTGGGGTCGTAGAGGACAGATACGACCCGGAAAAATTAGGTCGCTGTAAGGTAAGAATATTCGGTTACCATACCGAGAATAAGACCTTACTACCTACATACGACCTCCCCTGGTGTATACCTATCCAACCAATAACGTCTGCTGCTATTTCAGGTATAGGTATTTCTCCTCTTGGTCCTGTAGAAGGTACCTGGGTTGTCGGCTTCTTTCTCGACGGTGCCGATGGTCAGCAACCAGCAATGTTTGGTACAATTGCTTCTAAGATACCTGGTACAGCGGTCGCATTCCCAGCCCCAGCATCACGTCAGCAGGTCAGTAATGCTGATACAGGGGTACTTATCGATGAGAACACCAATGAAGCAGTAACGGATGAAGATGATGTACCTGTGCCTGCAGCTACTACACCGGTAGACGGATGGGTACTTGGTCAAACTTCTAAGCAATATGAGTCGGGTAATAGAGGTCCTTCTGCTATTAATGATTATAGAGGAGGTGCAGGAAATGACCCAGGCGGTGCATCATATGGTACATATCAGCTGGTTTCGTATCAACCCGCTATAATGAAAAGCGGAAAATCAAGAAGAACAGCTCACTTCCCGCCTGTTGTTCAATTTCTTAATTGGAGTTCATTTAAAGATAAATTTAAATCTCTTGCCCCTGGTACCCCGGCATTCGATGCTAAGTGGAGAGAAATTGCAGCTGAATATGGTACACAGTTTGAAACTGAACAGTATAACTTTATAAAAGAAACTTACTATTCAGTTCTGCTTTCTAATTTACAAAGACAGGGTTGTGATCTTTCTAGGCGTGGTCCCGGCGTACAAGATCTGATCTGGTCGACTGCAGTTCAGTATGGTCCCGGTTCTAGCGCTGTAAGTATTTTTTTAAATCCGCTTAAAAATAAAACAAATCTTTCAGATTCAGATATAATTAGATTGGTAAGTGCATATAAAGTGTCGTCAGTATCTACGCACTTTGCGTCTAGTTCCGCTGATTTAAGAAATAGTGTTAAAAATCGATTTAGTTCTGAAGAAAGCAGTCTATTAAACTTGGTAACAACAGCGTAACATGACGACTAATATACAATCACAAGTAAACGAAGAGCTTAAGACATCTGCATCACAAGCGATTATAGATGCAACAGGTCTTGATAATACAAATGCTAATAATATCGCGGGCAAAGTTTCGCAAGAAATTTCTAATGAACTTGTACAGAGTGTTAATAGGTCTACTAACCAGACAATTAATGATGTAAAAAATAATCTAATAGGAACTTCGAATCCAGTAGACATTGTAGCTGGTAACTTTTCATCCAGTGAATTAACTAATACCCTTAAAACCGAGATACAAAATCAACTAGTTGATGATATCACATCTAAATTTGCAAATAAGCTGCAAGGTGAGTTGATTAACGCGTTACCTACAGATAAAGCTTCAATACTTAATATTGAAGCTCTTGCTGGTAGTTTAAGTAGCTCAGTTAAGTCTTCTATAGTCTCTTCGCTATTCTCGGCTATATCCGGATTATTTAAACCAAAAAAAGTTAAAGACGCGGTCGAGACATCCGCAGCAGAAGCAGCAGAGCAAGATCGTGATAATCTTGTAGAGACAGCTACACAAAATTATTCTGATCAAACCGTAAATAATGAACTTTCTAAATCTGAGACGTATAATACTGACAACGTAGAAAATACAAACATTGTCTCAACCACCTCTTTAGGCTTTGTGGACCCTACAGGTACCTATCCTACTAAAGAATACCAAGGCTTAACTGATGTTAATAAGCTAGCTGTTGGTGATATTAGAGGTACTATAGTTCAAAAGAAAAATTTAAATAGAATGCAAGGTGCTAAACTACCTGGTGAAGAATCTTGGAGTCAACCTCTTTCTCCATTCGTGGGTGAGTATCCTTTCAATAAAGTAATACAGACTGAAAGGGGTCATATTATTGAAATGGATGATACTCCTGGTTCTGAACGACTTCATATCTACCATAGATCAGGTACCTTTGTCGAAATTGATGCAAGTGGCTCAGTAACTAAGCGCACTACAGGTTCTTCTTATGAAATTATTGATCGCAACGGTAAGATTGCTATCTCTGGTAAAGCTGATATTTCAGTTAACGGAGGATGTAATATCTACGTAGGTACCGATGCTAATATTGAAGTAGAAGGTAATACAAGCATTACTTGTCATAATGATATATCAGCAGCTGCAGGGGGTAAGTTTAATCTTTCAGCAGCAGAAGAGTTTAATATTTCTAGCAGCAATGTTAATATAGAAGCTAATGTTGCGTTGAATTTATATTCAAATAAAGACTTGAATATGCTCGCAGATGAGAATTTAAACATTAAGTCCTTTTATATGTACACATATAGTGTGTACAACTACATTCGTACTGTACTTGATTTACATGAGCAAATTGGTAACGACAGGTATGGTAATACAGCTGGTAATTTTTATTTTACAGCAGCTCAAACATTTAATATTGATTCACCATTAATAAACGAAAACGTAGGTACCTCGATAAAACCTCAGGGCCCTATCGCAGCTACCGCTGGAAGATCAAAGTTTGGTGTACTTGATGGTAGAAAAGATATTGATCCGGTAGAAATTGATGATCCCGTTGTTCCCACAATAGCAGATCCTTACGCTTTAAGATTAGAGGAAGATTTAGCCGCAGAAGGTGAATATGATAATCATAAGAGTCTTATTGTACTCTCAGGACTATCCTCGATAGTTGACTTTGAAAGGCAGCCTAAAGTTATTGAGACTGCCTCAATACAAAGCCAGCAGAGTAAATTGATTACTGCATCTGAATCCCTGCTCTCAAAAAATCCCCTACCAGGTAACTTCTTCTTGTCATCTAGCTTTACAGTTGATATGTTATCTGCTAAAGCGTCCCTTGTTAGAAGCAGAATACCTCAATCAGAAAATTCTGGTCAGATTTATTATAATCTGCAACAGGTAGCACTTAATATCTTGGAACCAGCGGCTAGTTTATTCCCTAGTCTTATTATAGCTTCTGGTTATCGGTCTAAAGACATAAGTTCTATCAACTCAGAACACCCATTCGGTTCATGTGTAGATATTCAATTCTTAGGTTATAAACCATCTGATTATTTTAATATAGCTAAACGCCTAGCACGAGTATTAAACTACGATCAGTTAATATTGGAATATACCAGCTATTCGAATACCCCTTGGATTCATATCTCCTATAAAGGGGAAAACAATCGAAAGCAAGTTATGACGTTCTGGAACAATAGAAAACACAGTGATGGTCTATCCAAACTGGCATAAATACTATAGAAAAGCATATGGCAAGATCATCCAGACAATTTTCTGATTTAGGATTAAGCTTTACACAACATCCTTCGACAGGAGATGTTGTTTTAAAGTATGATGAAGAAGCTATAAAACAGTCGGTACGAAACTTGATATCGACTCAGCATTATGAAAGACCGTTTCATCCAGAGATAGGTTGTCAAATATATTCTCTTCTCTTTGAAAACTTCTCACCGATTACTGTTTCTGTTATGAGAAGAACTATATTCGATGTGCTTGCAAAATTCGAACCTAGAGTTATAGTTCTAGAAGTTAATATAGATGAGCAGGTAGATGAAAATGGTATAGAGGTAGAGGTAGTATTTCGAACAGTAAATAATGAAAGACCGATAACCGTAAAGACTGCATTAACGAGAATCCGATAAATGGCTAATCTGAGAATTACAGAGTTAGATTTTGATACAATCAAAACTAATTTAAAGACATTTCTGAATGCTCAAAATGAATTTACAGATTACGATTTTGAAGGGTCTGGTCTATCGGTTCTTATCGATCTGCTTGCTTATAATACTCATTATAACGCATACTTAGCTAATATGTTAGTTAATGAGATGTTTTTAGATTCAGCTGTTAAAAGATCATCTGCTGTTTCAATAGCTAAGCATCTCGGGTATACACCTAGATCAATCGTAGGCTCAACTGCCGTTCTAGACGTCACAGTTAATAATCCAGTTAACCTACCTACATCTTTAACATTACCTATCTACTCACCGTTTACTACGACGATTAATAGCTCGCAATATACATTCTTAACAACTCAAGCGTATACAATAACCCCATCAAACGGGGTTTATTTGTTTGATAATATTACTGTTAAGCAGGGAACGTTACTTCAGTATTCCTTTACGGTCGTTGCGCCGGGTCCAGACGAGAAGTATGAAATACCTAACGTTGACGTCGATACAACTACAATGTTAGTTACCGTACAGACTTCTACTTCAGATACTACAACTACCACGTATACTAATTCAAATACAATCGTAGATGTAGATAGCGCTTCAACGGTATATTTCCTAGAAGAAAACCCATTAGGTAAGTATCAGATTTATTTTGGTGATGGAATAATAGGTAAGAAACTAACTGCGGGTAATATTATAACAATTAAATATCTAGTTTCAGTTGGTGCAGAAACTAATGTATCAGGTAATATTGCCCAGACGTTTCAGTCAGGTGGTGCGATAGGGGGATCAAACGATATCGCTATTACAACTGTAAGCAATTCTACTAACGGATCTGCTAAAGAGAGCATTACCTCGATTAAGTTTAATGCACCAAGAGCCTATCTGTCTATGGATAGAGCTGTAACTAAAAATGACTATTCTTCGATAATTAAAGCCTCTTATCCGCAGGTAGAAGCTGTATCGGTCTGGGGCGGTGAAGATAACGACCCTCCTATTTACGGCAAAGTTTTTATATCTCTTAAACCGTACGAAGGGTATGTAATTAATGAAGCTACTAAGCAGTCTATTAAAAATACCTTATTAAAAGAAAGACAAGTTCTTACAGTATTTCCAGAATTTGTAGATCCAGATTACACGTACGTTGGTTTGACCGTCGATGTTTCTTATAACAAGAATAGAACAACATCAACAGCTGCTCAGATAAGTAGCTTAGTAAATACAGCTGTAATAAATTATTTTACAAATACACTTCAAGAGTTTGAAACACCGTTCTACTATTCTCAGCTTATTAATAAAGTTTTGGCTGTTAATACATCAATAATTAGTGCAGTTGCTCAAATAGAGTTACAAAAAAGAATACAACCAGTTCTCAACGTTTCCAACTCCTACCTAAGTGATTCTAAACTTAAATTCAGTAACAAACTACAACCTGGTACGCTCACGTCAACTCTATTCTACGTATCTTATCTGGGCGAAAGTGTTGGGGTAATTATAAGAGACCTGCCAGACTCAATGCCGCCAGATCTTAATGGCACCGGTACTCTTCGATTATATAACTTCCTTACAGATGTAGATCTTGGTGCTGTAGGTACAATCAATTATAGACTGGGTGAAATTGTTATAAATGATATTATACCTATAGGTTATCCAGCCGGTCAATTTGATGTAAGATTTAACGTAGATCTTCAGAAAGATAGTTATAATATTATCGCTACTCGTAATCAAATCGTAACTTATGATAATAGTACAAAGAGTATCCCAGCTAATAGAACTGCCGGTCTAACTATTAACATTACTGCTATTTCATGACCACGACTAGAATAACAGAAAAACTATCAGCGATAGTTAGCAATCAAGTACCTGAGTTTGTACAGAGCGACTTTCCTACATTTGTTGCTTTCGTAGAAGCATACTATAAGTTTTTAGAGCAAGATAGCGGTGCACAAGAAGTTTTACAAAACGCTCTTTCATATAATGATGTTGATAGAACTATAACTAGCTTTATAGAGAATTTTCAAAGACAGTACTGCGACGATATACCTAGAATTGCCTCCTTAGATAAGAAAGTTTTAGTTAAAAAAATAAAAGATCTGTATACAAGTAAAGGTACCGAAAAAGGTTTTCATTTACTTTTTAGATTATTATTTGATAAAGAGGTAGAAGTTTATTACCCGTCTAATCAAATACTTAGAGCATCTGACGGCAAATGGATTCAAAGAAGTTCAATTTTTCTCCAAACTGTATACGGTAATCCTGATACAATCTTAGATAAAAACGTACTAATTACATCGGATACATCTCAGTATACTTTATTTGTTCAAGAAAAAGATATATGCTCTTCTCTTGCCGGTATAAGTGAAGATATATTTGAATTTTTTATTGATAATAGACAGAACGTTCCAATTAATGTAGGGGATAGAGTTGAAGCCCCTAATTATAAAGGGATTGTAATCGCTGTACCTAATAAGTTTACAATTTCAAACCCCGGGACAGGCTTCAGAGTGGGCGATGTTTTTACTTTAGAAGCCGGTGCAGGTAATACCACAAGAATTAAAGTAACTAAAATATCTACTGGTGGGGGTATTGTAAACGTACAGCTAGTAAGTTCTGGTATAGGATACACTAGTGATTTTTATAATTTCTTTACCTCTTCTACGCGTGCGCCCGCATCTACAACCTTTACCTTCATTGGTGGTGCAGCTACTATTACAGATAGCACTAGAGGTTTTGTAGATCGTGGTACAGTATCACTAGAAGGTAATTATGCTCTAAGTTATTTCGCTGAAGATTTTACTGGTACTTTATTAAGAGACTTTGTAACTTCTACAGCCATATCAGATCTAGGATCAACATCTCTTGGCTCATTATCTGACGCTTCCATATTCGTAGAGCTTGGCTCAGTAATTAATTATCCAGGTCATTATGATACTACAGATGGCTTCTTAAGTGATGTTATGTATCTTGAGGACGATGCCTATTATCAACCGTATTCTTATGTTCTCCGTATAGACGAACGGTTAGAAAAATACAAAAAAGCAGTGATGGATATTATTCATCCTGCAGGTACACGAATGTTTGGTGAGTTAGTCCTTGAATCTAATTTCAACGTTATTACTGAAATAGCGTCAACTGTTAACTTCTTAAGAAGTATACTTACAGACTCTTATTCTGCTGTTGACTCTCTTCAATATAGTATGTCTAAGATCTTATCGGACAATACTACACCAAATGATAACTTTACCTATCTGTACGGGGCAGTTCAAGCCAGTAACACAACCGTATCCGATTTTCATGTTTTAGAAATCTCTAGTAATATAGAAAGCAATATTTCTATTACTGATTCGTTATCGTTGGATATATCGTTAAATTTCATTACAACTGAAGCACCGTATGCTTCAGAGTATTTCTTAGAAGACTATGTTGAAAATCTAAGTGCAAGCTTTATATCTTTCAGCGATGAAATAGATATAACTGTATCGTAGTTTATTATAAATAATAGAATATCCCGTAGGAGAAACTAATGCTAACCTTTAATGAAGATATTTCCAACAATCTAAAAGTTGTTGGCGATTTAATTGTTGTAAAGACATCAGAAGTTGATGGTGCGAGAGAAGAGTACCATCACAAGAATCTTGTGGTTACTGCAGGTAAGTCGGTAATTGCCGCTCGCCTAGCAGGTAATACCGCTGCTGTTATGAGCCATATGGCAGTAGGAACTGGTAATACATCACCTGTAGTTGGCAATACAACTCTAGAAACTGAGCTTGCTAGAGTGGCACTAACGGTTGCGGGTGGTTCCCCATCATCAAATACTATTTCGTATTCTGCATCTTATCCTGCAGGTACAGGTACAGGTGCGCTTGCTGAGGCTGGCATTTTTAACAATGGTACCACGGGTTCAATGTTGTGTAGAACTGTGTTCCCCGTAATTAATAAATCTGCAAGTGATGCTATTACGATTACCTGGACGATCTCGATAGTATAACATGTCATCTACCACTCTAACTAAACCACTGCTATTTACAACAGTAGCAGATGCTGTTTATGACGAAGTTACCTCGAGAGCAGGTAAGTACTTCTATTTTATTGGTCAAGTAGTTGAGTGGGATGATCCAGATAATCCCCCTACCCCGGTTGATTCACCTTCATACGAACAATACGTTCGCCGAAGAATAGTTTCAGTAAAGCAGGTGCAACCGGGGGATGTTAGCTATGTCGTTGACCGGGTTAATTGGACCGCTAATACTGTTTATGATATGTATGATGATCAATGCTCAGATCAAATTATAGGTATTAATTTAATAAACGGTGGATCAAATTATAGCGCTAATACTGCTATATCTATTACCGGGGGCAACGGTATAGGTGCGACTGCTAATCTTACGATTACAGACGGTGTGATAACTGCGATAACGATGCTTAATAATGGATATGGTTATACAAATAATGTTGCTAATATTAGTATTAACATAACAGATACTTACGGGTCCGGTGCTCTAGCTAACGCGGTTTTAGGGTATTCTTACTCTGGCGCTAATACTATACAAGACGCAAACTTCTATGTATTAACTGAAGATTATCATATCTACAAATGTCTAAACAACAACAATGATTCACTGTCAACAGTTAAGCCTATCTCCACTCAACCTGAACCGTTTACACTCAGCGACGGGTACAAATGGAAATTTATAGGTACGATTCCCCTGTCCTTACAGAGTAAGTTTTTATCCGCAACAAAAATGCCGGTTAAAACATCGCTTAGCGATCAATTTTATTCTAGCGGGGAAATTAGAAAAATTAATATAATTAATTCCGGGGATAACTATACATATGCTTCCCTGGTAGTTGTAGGTGATGGTTATCAGGAAGATAATCCATGTGTTATTATTCAAGCCGTTGTCGAGAATGCTGGTAGTGGGTATTACTCTGGTAATACTACAGTAACTATAGAACCCCCTATTTCAGGTACAACAAACTGGTTATCATCAAATACATACTTTACAGGTCAGTATTTAAATTTTCAAAACAACATTTACGAAGTTGTAAAATCTGGCATATCAGGTGCATCTGGCCCCGTACATACTCGTGGTACAACAAGCAATGGAACCGTAGGATTAAAATACAGAGCTACAACATTCACTGCTAATGCTAACGTTACAGCTGCTGGTACTATCGATACACTTAAAGATTTAAACGGGGCTGTTAGTTATATTACTCTAAGCGAAGGTGGATCGGGGTATCTTGATGCTCCTAATGTTACTATATCAGGGGGAGGAGGTACCGGGGCATCTGCTATTACTACGTTGAATGGTAATTCTGTAGGCAGAGTTGTAATGGTTAGCAGCGGTAAAGATTTTACTACTGCACCTACAGTTGTGATAGGAAGCGGTTGGGTAGCTAATGCTAACTTAGATATAAACACACAGGTATATTACAACACAAGGTTGTACACCTGCACAGCAGGGGGAACTGCTAATGCAACCCCGCCAACACATACTACAGGTACTCAGACATTCGGAACAGCTAACTTAGCGTATGCTGGGTTTAGAGCAACCGCAACAGCCACTTTAAAGTACGGCTCAGGATACAATCGTATACCAAACGTTACCATCACCGGAGCTGGCTCTAACGCAACAGCGGTGTTGAGAGGAGAAAAATCAGAAGCTATTATTTACCCTGTTGTTGATGGGGGTAAAATAGTTAATTTTCAGATACAAGATGGTGGTATAGGTTATACTTACGCATCAGTAACTGCAGAAGGGGATGGTGATAACGCTGAATTCGAGGTATCCTTTGTTGAAGGTGATGTTGATTCCGTACAAGCAACGAGCGAAATATTAGCCGTACCGGGTGCTATTCATGCTATTAAAGTTGTATCACAAGGATATAACTACCCGGGTAACGTAACTGTTACAGTGAATGGTAATGGTACGGGATGTACCGCAAATGCAACAGTAATCAACGGAAGGGTAACTAAAATAAATGTACTGACTGAAGGGCAAAACTACACTGAAGCAGATGTAGTTATTACCTCTAATACTACAGGTGCAGGCGCTGCGGCAAGACCTATAATTGCCCCATACTACGGTCACGGTAGAGATCCAGTATCAGAACTCCACGCGAGATCGCTTGCTTTCTATACAACAATAGGTACTGATAAAAATCAGGGTTTAGTTGTAACGAACGATTTTCGACAAATTGGTCTTATTAAAGATATGCGTCGCTACGGCGATACTGGATTTTTTAATAACATTACCGGCTCAGCTTGCTGGTTAGTTTCTGGTAACGTTAACACATCTGTATTCACGGAAGATGCAATTATAAGCAGAGTGTCCGATGGTGCAACATTTAAAATTATTACCTCAGAAAATAATGCTATGCTGCTTACACCGTTAGAAGATAAAGCCCCAGCAGCTAACGATACGTTTACTTACTTAGGTAATACGGTGTTCGCTACTGATATAACTACTCCAGATGTTGATAAATATTCTGGCAAGATAATTTATATAGATAATCGCCTTGCATTTACACCCACTGAAAATCAATCAATATCAATAAAATCCGTATTCACTTATTAAAGGTAGGTCATGACGCTGGAATTTAATGCCGCCCCATACTATGATGATTTTAGCGAATCTAAAGGCTTCTATCGTATTCTTTTTAGACCTGGTCGTGCAGTCCAGGCTAGAGAATTAACTCAGCTTCAAACTCAAATACAGACTCAAATTGGTTATTTGGGTAAGCACTTTTTTAAAGAAGGTTCGCTTGTATTAAACGGACAGCAGCAAATTGACTACTACTATAAGTTTGTTAAACTTACAGCAGCAGATAACGGAATTATCGAAAGTTTGGTAGGTAGTAAGATAACCGGTCAAACATCAGGTGTTAACGCTATTATTCTGAAAGCAGTTAAATCAGAAAATAACGATCCTCCCACTATCTATGTAAAGTATCTTGATTCAGGTACAAGTAGAACAGCTACCGGGTTTACAGCGAGCGAAACACTTCAAGTCGCTGATTCTACAACCACACTAACAGTTGCATCATCTAGCGCTACGGGTGTAGGTACAGCCTTAACTATTCGTTCCGGGGTTATATTTACAAAGAATAATCTTGTTTATTTTGACGAACAAACTGTTTTAATCTCAAAATATACCGGTGGTGAATCAGCCGGTCTTAATAAAGTGGCTGGCTTTGTAATAACAGAATCTTTTATAACAAGTCAAGATGATATTGATCTATTAGACCCAGCTTTAGGATCTTCAAATTATTTTGCCCCTGGAGCCGATCGCTATTCAATTACTCTTACTTTAGAAGCTAGAGATTTAACTGCAACTGCCGCAGACGATGTTAATTTTATAGAACTTCTTAGAATAGAAGATGGTTTTGTTGTAAATCAAAAAATAAACACAGATTACAACGTTCTAGGTGATACACTAGCTAGAAGAACATATGATGAGTCAGGTAATTATGTTGTTAGACCTTATGGCTTAGAGCTTATCGAACATCTAAGAACAAGCAATACCAGCGTACGAGATGGTTTACTTACCGCAAACGTTAACGGCAATAGTCAATTATTTGTTAACGTTATAACCCCAGGTAAAGCGTATGTGCAAGGGTATGAAATAGATAATCTAAAGACCCGTTATCTTAATGCAACGAAGGCACGAGATTTCATATCCCTAAACAACTCTCCAGTATCGCTTACTGTCGGAAACTATATTCTAATTACGGGGATGTATTCAGCACCAGATTTTACAACTTTAAGTCGCGTAAAACTCTATAATACCTACACTGCAGCTAATGGTACTGCTTCCGGTACACAAGTAGGTACAGCAAGAGTTAGACATATCGAGTATGTTTCTGGATCAGGTTCATCCGCTATTTACAAATGCTACTTATTCGATATATCCATGAGCACTGGTTATGTGTTCGAGCAGGATGTTAGGCAACTATTTTTTGATAATTCTTCTGGAGCAGACTTTACCGCAAACGTTTCTGCGTCTACTGTGTTGCTTACCGGTTCAATTAATACTACTAATGGCTCAACAACTGTCACTGGTACCGGTACTCGCTTCACTACCGAGCTTAGTACCGGGGACTATTTAAGAGTTAACGGCAACACCATACTTGTATCTTCGATTACCAGTGATGTAGCATTAGTTGCTAGCGCAGCAGTAGTAGGCAATCTCTCTGGTGTGGCGGGATTTGTTGAGCAGGCAACTGTAAGTGATACTCAATACGATACTTTCATTTATCCGTTCCCGTATGAGTCTATTAAAGAAGTCGATCCTACAAACATTGAAACTGTATATACCACGAAAAGATACTATAACAGAACCCTGACAACCGGCTCTGTTACTATTACCGCTGGTACAGATGAAACTTTTGCAGGATTTTCTACTCAAAATTATCTTATTATTGATAGAACGACAGGCGCAATTCCCCCGCTTTATTCCTCTAACATTACTATAGGGGGCGGAGGTACAACACTAACTATTACATTAGGTGCGAGCTTTGGCTCGGACACTATCACAGTAATGGCTACAGTAGATAAGACTAACTCTGCTGCTGACAAGAAAGTAAAGACTTTAGTTACCGGAACTACTGTAGACTTTACAACTAGCAATACCGCAGCTTTGTCTACACTTTCTCTTGGTCAGGCAGATATCTTCGAACTAACAAGCGTTAGCATGTCCGCTAACGCTTTTGGAACAGCATATTCATCTTCTAATGCTACAGATATTACTGATCGATACACACTAGACAGCGGTCAAAGACTTACACATTATGATCTTGGATCCATAAGTCTAAAGCCTGGTCAGCCAAAACCAACCGGCCCAGTAAGAGTTACATATAGCTACTTTACCCACTCAGCAGGCGATTACTTCTCGGTATCATCTTATGCGGGTATTGATTATAAAGATATACCATCTTTTACATCTGGGGATGTTACTTATCAGCTAAGAGATTGCTTAGATTTTAGACCTAGAATAAATACCGATGGTGCTACATTCGTTACCCCATCTGAAATTCCCGAACCTAACGACACTCTCTTCACAGATTATTCTTATTATCTAGCTAGAACAGATAAGATAGTTTTAGATAGCACTGGGTCGCTTAAATACATAGCTGGAACAAGTTCGTTAGACCCTAAAGAACCTAAGACCCCTGACAACTCAATGCTTCTTTATGTTCTTAAGCAGAAGCCTTATGTCTTTGATCTGCAACAAGATATTGATATTACAATAATTGATAACAAACGCTATACGATGAGAGATATCGGTCGTATAGAAAATCGGGTTAAAAATCTAGAATACTATACAACTTTATCTCTTCTTGAAAAAGATACAGAGTCTTTCCAAATTCAAGATAGTCTAGGTTTTGATAGATTTAAAAACGGGTTCTTAGTCGATAACTTTGAAGGTCATAGAGTCGGGGATACCACAAACCCTGATTATAAGATTGCCATGGACTTTAATAAGAGGGAAATTCGCCCTAAGTTCTCTCAAAAAACTTTAAGATTAAAAGAACTTAATACATCTACAAGCCAAAGAACTTCTAATAATTATGCACTTACTGGCAATGTAATTACATTCCCGTATACAAGTAATGTCATAGCTCAGAATAATGCAGCAAGTAGACGCGAAAATATCAATCCATTTAGCGTCGTTAACTTCACTGGTTCTATTGAATTAAACCCTCCTTCTGACATCTGGTTTGATACTGTTCGTGCTCCTGCAGTATATAAAGATCAAAATGAAAATCTTTCTACTCTAACTAATAGTAATGCATCGTTTGAAACTATATGGGGTGACTGGCGCGAAGTATGGTACGGTAATGATCGTGTCGAAGAGAGAACTGGTACGAGATATACAGTTGCTGAAACAGTAGATAATACATCAACTAATGATGTTGTAATATCGAAAGTTGTTATTCCAAAAATGAGAAGTATTGTAATTAATTTTGTTGGCAGGGGGTTAAAGCCTAACACTAAACTTAATGCTTACTTTGATAATTATAATGTTACTCAATTCTGCAGAGGTAATGTTGCTGTAAGCGGTAACGTATTCGCTGACATGGCAATCAATAAAGGTAATCTATACACGAATTATCAAGGGGTAGTTACCGGTGCTTTTTATTATGATAGCGCGTTCTTACAATTACCTACCGGGGATAAAATCTTTAGATTATCTGATTCTACCACGAACGGGAATGATAGCGAGACTCAAGCAGAAGCTATATTTAAGTCCTCAGGTGAATTAATTCGACTTGCACCTACAGCAGCTGAAACAGTGTATGATAGAAGAGACGTACCAGATGTTACTGTACGCCCCGGGGGTGAGAACATAGTAGAACCTGCTTCTACCCCACCGCCTACAATTTCTGATGGTATTGTAAGCTATGCATTTAGAATACCCGTAGATCAAGAAACAGCTACTAAGTGGGAAGAAAAAGGCACATTAACAACAATTTTAGATAATACTAATACAGTAGCTGCTACTGCTGAAAAAGCCGTCGCGGCTAGCTATATCGATTCAGGTGGCGGTATAGACGTCTACAGTATTGATGACGATCTTAGAACTGGTGCATATGTACCGTCAGCAGAAACATTAGCTGCATTTAATGCGGTTCATGAGATGGTATCAGATGGCTGGGCCCGCGGATTACAACAGCACGGTACCGAACAATCGCAGGGCGGTGTTCAATCTTGGATTAATAGAGGATTGGATGAAGCTGCTGCCATACGTGCAGCTTCTATTGAGATAACTGCTGCGTTAATTGCCAGAGACTCAATCCCTGATGGGGCTGGATATAAAGATTTTGTTCTTTCTATCGTTAATAATAGTGATGCAGATACAGATAACATAGCTGCCACAGCAGCACCATCAATATCTACTGGTAGAGTGTGCTACGGTACAGACCCGTTAGCGCAAACATTCGCAATATCCGGATCCCCGGTTTATCTCAGTAAGGTAGATTTATTCTTCTACTCGAAGGATGAAGTCCTACCTATGTTTGTAGAGATTAGACCTCTAGTTGCAGGTATTCCATCGCAAACAGTAGTTCCATTCTCGCGCGTTGTAGTACAGCCAAGTCAAATTACTACATCGACCGATGGTCAGACAGCAACTACAATTTATTTTGATGGTCTAGTTTATCTCGAACCGGGACAATATTCAATTGTATTGTTAACCAGCTCTATTAACTACAGCGTCTGGATCTCTCAGATAGGTGAAACTGATGTATATACTAATCGTGTTATATCAGAGCAACCGTTCGTAGGTGTTCTATATAAGTCTCAAAATGCTGTTTCTTGGACCCCAGATCAACTGCAAGATCTTAAGTTTAAATTATATAACGCGGAGTTTACTAGCACTAGCGGTACCCTGGATCTTGTGGTTAACCCAGCAGAATACTCTAATAAAAAATTAGGTAGCGACCCGTTAGAAGTTTATCCTAACAAGACTACAATGAAAGTACTTCACAGTGATCACGGTCTTACCAACGGCTCGTATGTAGTATTAAGTGGTTTTGATTTAGATGGTATGCGTGCTAATGTTGCCATAGGTAATATATTTGGAATTAACGTTGATACAGTAAGCGGAGTTCAGTTTGCAGTCTCTAACGTTAAGCCTAACTCATACACCATCAACTTACCGTCAACACCTAGCGTTACCTCTGTAACTCGTGGTGGTGGCGCAGGACTGTTTGCTACTCAGGATGTTAAGTACGACACGATATACCCTGCTATATCTACTTTAACTCCAGCTGGTACAGACGTAGTGTACAAGCTTAAAGGTACATCTGTAGGATATACAATTGATTCTAGCTTTACTACTCTAACAAAAGATGACACAGAGTTGTCAGCTACTAAAGTTTTAGCAGGAAATACAAATATAAGCGCGAGCATGTCAGGTCAAAGACCGTTAACTCTTCGTCTTGAAATGTCCTCCGATTCTTCTACACTCTCTCCGGTTATTGATATACAATCTCTTGGTGCAGTATTTGTAAATAATATAGTGAATTCTCCAACATATGCAAATGAAAATCTCTCATCTGAAATCGTTACAGTTGCAAGATCAGCAAACATTTATTTTACAAATATATCTACAACAACTGGATACATAACTATACCTGATGCCCTAGATAAAGCAAATGCCGCTACTATTACCAAAGGTACAACTGTCACAGTATCTAATTCAAACGTTAATTCTAATACTTTTAGAGTACTCGATGTTCTTGATGACGGGGCAAACATTAAAGTTTATGGTACAATAACCAATGCTGCTGCAGCTAACGTAATCACAGTAACGAACGGTATTGCTTTTGTAGCTGAAGAAGCGGTTACCGGGGGGTCAGCTCTCGCTAAGTACATTACTAAGCAGGTAGATTTCTTAAATCCGTCCACATCTCTCAATCTGCGTTTAGATATCGCTAAACCATCTGACGGAGATTTAAAGATCTACTACAAGCTTAAACTACCAAGTGATACTACAATTAAAGATAAGGAATATACCGAGCTTACTGGTTTAACTATTCCTAACTCTATAGGTGGTGAATATTATGAAGTTGAAAAACAGATAGATAATTTAACCCCATTTACTGGCATAGTTCTAAAGATTGTATTACTATCTACAAATAGCGCTAAGCCCCCTAAGTGTAAAAATCTGAGGTTAGTTGCTCTCGCATAATGAAATTAAAAGTAGAAGGTAAACCAAATTTAGTAAGAGACTCAGCCTCGAAAGCGATCATAAATACTGATCAAGCAGGTCTGAATACTTACTTAGAAAAGAAGAAACTTTTTGAAACAGTCTTAAAACAACAGCAACGAATTGAGTTGCTTGAAAATGAAGTCAAAAAGATTAATGCATTACTTATAAATAGTAATATAGTGTAACGAGAAATTAAATGGCTACTCTAGTCTTACGAAACGTAAAAGGTTCTCCACTTACTAATACAGAAGTGGATAATAACTTTTCAAATATTAATAACGAACTAGGTGTTGTTAGTAATCTTTCAACTACCGCTAAAGCTAATCTAGTAGCTGCTATTAATGAACTTGCTACATCTAGTTCTGTTTCAAATGGCACTGTTTCAAATGTAACTTTAGACATTAAAGTAGTAGATGATACATCATCTAACTCAACGGTATTTCCTACCTTCGTAGCAGCCTCCTCAGGGAATGCAGCGGTAAAAATTACCAGCACTAAATTAACTTTCAATCCTTCTACGGGTCTTTTAACCTCTACTGATTATAATTCTTCCTCCGATGTGACTCTCAAAGACAATATTGAGCCGATAACTAACCCCCTTGATATCTTATCTCAAATTACAGGTTATAGCTTTACCTGGAAAGACTCGGGGGAAAAATCTTTAGGTTTATCTGCTCAAGAAGTTGAAAAAATACTGCCTGAGGTCGTAAAAAACAGGCCTGATGGTACAAAGGGTATAAACTATCTTAACTTTATCGCTATTTTGATTGAGAGTATTAAACATTTGAAACAGGAAGTTCAAATGTTAAAAGATAAAAAATAAAAAAAAAAATGCCGAGTTCTAAAGGAGAGCGAAGATGGCAATTCAAGTTGGCGGTACAACCGTCATTGATAATAGTAGAAATCTATCTAACCTAGGCTCAGCACTTACAGTTACGCAAGGCGGCACCGGTCAGACAACGTATACTGACGGTCAGCTTTTAATCGGCAACTCGACTGGCAATACTCTCAACAAGGCTACTCTTACTGCTGGTTCAGGTATTGTAGTTACCAATGGTTCGGGTAACATAACCATCGCAGGCGCAAACAGTGATTATGTCGATCTCGGTAACGTATCCGGTAATGTTAATATCGATTTTACAAAAGGTGTTGTACGTACGCGGCTAACAGGTAATACTACTTTTGCATTTACAAGTGTACCAGGCGCAAATACAATTGCAGCTGTTACAGCTATAGTTGTACAAGATGGAACTGGAGGTAGAACATACTCCTGGCCATCTTCATCTGACTACCCTGGTGGTGTTGTTCCTCCTGCAACAACTACAGCTAACGCCGTAGATATTTGGTCTCTATTTACCGTAGATGGTGGTACTACTGTATACGTTTCTCTGGCAATGAAAGACGCGAAGTAACGAGGTCTTCTAGTGACTAGAAAAACACCTATATTTGGATTAGAAAAAACGTGGCGTGCGTCTGGTACGGGTACCACAACGTTTAACTCTCCAGGTAATTATGTAATACCATACGGTCGTTATGATATTACAGTAGAAGGTCGTGGAGGTACGGGAAACGCTGCAAACCCGGGTAATTTTACACCAGGCGGTACTAATCCCCCTAATCCGGGTAATTTTACACCAGGCGGTACTAATCCCCCGAACCCGGGTAATTTTACACCAGGCGGTACTAATCCCCCTAATCCGGGTAATTTTACACCGGGTAATCCAACACCACCTAATGCAGGTGCATTTACACCGGGTAATCCAACACCACCTAATGCAGGTGCATTTACACCGGGTAATCCAACACCACCTAATGCAGGCGCATTTACACCGGGTAATCCAACACCACCTAATGCGGGCTCATACACACCAGGTAATCCGACACCTTCTACTCCAGGTAATGCTAATCCCCCGAACCCTGGGACATATTACCCTGGATATAACTACGGTGGTTTTTATATACCACCTCAGTACTACCCAGGCAACCCGACAGACCCGAATAACCCTACAGCTAATCCCCCGAACCCAGGTTCGTATACACCGGGTAATCCTAATCCCCCGAACCCAGGTTCGTATACACCGGGTAATCCTAATCCCCCGAACCCAGGTTCGTATACACCGGGTAATCCTAATCCTCCGAACCCAGGTTCGTACACACCAGGTAATTCTAATCCTCCGAACCCAGGTTCGTATACTCCGGGTAATCCTGGGAACCCTTTCCCGGCATCATATACACCAGGTAATCCAGGAAACCCTTATCCGGCATCATATACACCAGGTAATCCAGGAAACCCTTATCCGGCATCATATACACCAGGTAACCCCGGGGCAGCAGGTAACCCTAGTACCGCTTTAGGTATTACCCTCCCCGGTTCTAACGTAGGAGGAACACCTGCATCTGTAGTTGCGGCAACGAAAGTAAATCCTAGCAACGTCCCTGACTCACAGACATACCCGGTCAGTGTACCGCCCGGGGGCTATGTAACTATTAAAAGTAATTAACAACATGAGGTGAATTAGATAATGTATCAGATACCTAAATACCGCGGGGGATTTGAGTGTTTTGCAGTATGGGAAAACGGCTATACAGCAGAAGAGTTAGATAAAATTAAATTTCTTGCAGAGTTGCAAGAGTTTCGTAAAGGGGGGGTTGGCAATCAAGCTACTGATGCTGACCCGAAAATTCGCAATTCCGATATTACCTGGATACATCGTGATAATAACTCTGAATGGCTTTTTTATCTTCATGGGATAATCCTTGCAAAAGTAAATCATGATCATTTTATGTTAGATATTGAGGGTTTTGATAGTTTTCAGTATACTATATACAACCCTGATCAACACTATTCTTGGCATTGGGATGCTGCATTTGGGTGGGAAAAGTATCAACGTAAGATATCCAGTGTATTATTTTTAAGCGATCCAGAAGAATACGAAGGTGGTGAGCTCGAAATAGTTACAACAGGTAATATAGAAGCCCCAAGAGTCCTTAAGCCTAAACGAGGGGACTGTGTATTTTTTTCATCGTTCATGCCACACCGTGTAAGACCTGTTACATCAGGAAAGCGGGTTACACTGGTTAGCTGGGCATTAGGAGAGAGGATAGCTTAATGATAATTAACGAATCAACAGGTTGTTTATTTTTAGAAATCCCTAAAACAGGATCTACTACTGTTCGGCTAGCATATCAGGCGAAACACGGTCGATCTAAATACGCTAGCGTCTGGACACATATTAAGAAAGATCAGCTACAGCGTGTTATGGGAGAGTTTTTTTCAGAAATAGATTATAGTAAACTAACCCACTACGCATTCTACAGAGACCCTATAGAAAGACTTGTATCTGGTTGGCGATATTCTATTTCGCAATGGGAAAAAGCTCGTACCGACCCTAAACTAAGCTTTGAAGTATATTCAAGAGGCGCTGCGCTATTTCATTTAATTTGGGGAAAGAAATTTAATATCGATGAAAAACCCACACTAAATAATGTTACTCTAGATGAATATCTAACTGCTCTAGAATCTAGAGCGTTTTTTACAACTGTAGATCTTCTTTCGCTACAAACTGAATATATCAATGATAATACAGTATTACTTAATTACCATGATTATGAAGCTGAATATAACAAATTAGTCCCGCTGTTAGATTTACCGTCTTATAATTCTGCAGGTAGACAGAACAGCACTGATGCAGCAGACTATTATGATACTGTAACTACAGAACAGGCGGCTCGAATTAAAGCGTTCTACAAAGCTGATTATGATTTTTTTGAAAAGAAAGGTATAACCTTCGTGGAGAGGTCTTTTGTTTAATTTATGGCGCAAATCCCCTATAATCGAGTTTACGTGTCACCCAGAATTTGAAGGATCATTACTTCCTCCTAAGCCAGCTGCGAAGTGCATTCCAGATTGGTTTAAGAGGATAAAACCTACGTTACCAGATAGTATCGATAGTATTGGACGACCTGGGTTAACTGCAAAAAAATGCATGCCGCTACTTGACGCAATGTCAATCGGTTTTGTTATTCCGTTACAAGCTGATGTTGGTATACGATCTAGCTCTACTTGTGCTATTATTGAAGCTAAAAACGGACCGACCGTCAAGTCAGTAGAGTTTCATAATGTTGATCAGATTGGAGGCTCTGCTGCGCCCGGGTACCCGGCACCACCAATTAAATTTCTTAACTGGTGGGTAGTAAAGACCGCGCCCGGGTGGTCGACGTTATTTCTGCCCATTATTAATGACGTAGAGCAAGCTCACTTCACATGTCTAGCTGGTTTAGTAGACACAGATACATATGTAAAAGAAGTCAACTTCCCAGCAATTTGGCACACTGCTAACTTTGACGGTGTTCTTAATGCTGGTACACCTATAGTGGTAGCTATACCAATTCATCGAGAAATTTATAAAATATCTAAAGAACCTATTATTCGTAGTATGAGTAAAAAAGAATTCCGAGAGATAGAGCGTATACGAATAGCTCAAAGTACGAGACACGGGGTTTATACAAATGAACTGAGAGAATCTCGCAAGTGAAATTATTTAATTTTTTGAAGAAAAAAACACCTGAATTTGAGTTTATTGATGTATCGAGACAGACATATCATCGGTTACCCGTACAACGAGCACAGGATGTTACCCCTAAATCTAAAGCGAATCAAATAGAAAAATACGGTGTGTTTAAGTTCCCTCATTGCCCTGGCATTATCGACTATAGTCGATTAGGTTATATAATACCAGCTTGGGTTGACATGAAAATTTTTGCAAATAAAGCAGGTGTTATTGGTGAAATAGGTTCAGCAATCAGGGGGGATAGAGGCTTTAGACCGCCTATAAACATGGATGCTTCTATTGTTGATGGGTTCTTTACACCTGAGGATGGGGTTCCACTAACGGTTATAAAGTTTGAGTGCCCATGGTATATACGTACTTCGAAAAATATTTCTGCATTATGTTTACCCCCGCTATATCATGCTACCTGGCTAGATGATTTACATCTTTGGAGTGGTTCTGTTGATTATGAAAAATTCTCAGTAACGAACTTTATATGTTCGCCAAAACGAAAATGCAATGTTCATATTAAAGCAGGCGAACCATTACTGCATATTATACCTTTCTACGGTAAAGATATTGTTGCCGGATACGGGCCCGGTACAGACGCTCAAGTTGACTATACAAAAAATGAAGCATATGGAGACACACCGCAGTTCTATCGAAAATTATATGCAGTAAAAAAGATATTCAAGTTAAATCGAAAAGAACCGTAATATGCTGTAAAAAGATAGTCTGATTAACTATACTTTTCTAGAAGTTCTTTGTTTCCAATATATTATATTTTATAAGAATTCTATTAGTTACAACTATATTTGGGTTGTAACTTAGAAATTTACTTAATCCAAATTCTAAAAATATAAATAATGGTACGAGGGTTAATATGGCTTCTATTTCTAATCTTACAATCGACCAAGGTACAACATTTAATGCTACCATTTCGGTAGTTGATGATACTGGTACCGCTAAAAATCTTACAGGTTTTACTGGTCGAGCTCAATTGAAGAGGTCATACTACACAAATACTAATACAGCTTTTACCGTTACTATTGATAATCCGACCGAAGGTGAGATAGACCTTTCATTAACCGATACACAGACGTCTGCTTTGAAAGCTGGTAGATATGTCTATGACGTAGAAATTGTAACCACCAACTACGTTGAAAGAGTTGTAGAAGGAATAATAACAGTCTATCCCGAGGTAACCAAATGACTGCCGTAAGAGTTATACAAGGTACTAGAAACCCGGTTTCCGTGGTTCAAGGAACAAGCTCCACAAGCTCAATTGTAGTGAGACGCGCTGGAGATATAACTCTTACGAGTCTTACAGACGTAGATACTTCTTTACTAGAAGACGGTTATATTTTAACATATGATGAAGAGGCTAAAAAATTTAAGACTAAGCAGCTAATTGCTGACGGCGGCACATACTAAAGAGAGAGAGTAATAAATGTCAACATTAATTCAGATAAAACGTTCTGCTAATATTGCAGCGCCTTCTACTTCAGTATTGGAAGAAGGTGAATTAGCTTACTCGTATGATCAAAGTAATAATGGTGCAAACGCCAAACTTTATATTGAAGTATTAGACTCGGGTAGCAGCCCTGTAATACACACTCTTGGTGGTAAGTATTATACCGACAAGATTGATAATGCATCTAGCAGTACATCAGCAAACAGCCTGGTGTTAAGAGACAGCCTAGGTAGTTTTAGCGCAAACGTTATTACAGCTGCAACTTTTGTAGGTAACGTACAGGGTGTAATTGACGGGGTTGCTAATTCAGCAGCCAAACTACAGACTGCTAGAAACATTACCCTTGCAGGTGACTTAGAAGGTAATGTCTATTTTGATGGTACGGGTGATGTTACTATCAATGCAAACGTTAAATCTAACTCTGTTGCATTAGGTACAGACACTACCGGTGATTATGTTTCTAACGTCTTAGCTGGTACAGGTATTACCGTAACTGGCCAAGGCGGTGAGACAGCTACACCAACTGTTGCTCTAACTAACACTGGTGTTTCTGCTGGTCATTACGGTGGTGCAACTCAAATCCCAACATTGGTGGTTGATGCTCAAGGCAGAATAACATCTGCTACCAATACAAGTGTTTCCGTATCATTTACATTAGCAGCTGATTCTGGCGCTGGTGATACCATTAACAACGGGGATGTATTTAGAGTATCTGGTGGTGCAGGTATCGATACTTCTCTAACTGATAATACTATTACCGTTGCTCTCGAAACATCCGGTGTAGTTGCTAACACATACGGCAGCGCATCGAAGATTCCTGTAATAACCGTTGATCAATATGGTAGAATTACATCTGCAGCTAACGTAGCTGTAGCAGGTGTAACTAACTTCTCAGCATCTGGTAATACATTTACCATTTCAACTGCTGATGGTGGTTCATTCTCTGCATCGATTCAAGAAAATTCTGTTCGACTTGGTACAGATACTACCGGTAATTATCTTGCTAACGTTGTACCAGGCACTGGCTTAACAGGCTCTAACTTCGGAACTGAAGGTGCCACACCAACTATTAGTCTGGCAAGCACAGCAGTAACAGCCGGTTCGTACGGTGGTACTACCCAGATCCCAACCTTTGTAGTTGATGCCCAGGGTCGCTTAACATCAGCTGCTAACGTATCTATCTCAACCGATCTAAGCCTAGTAGGTGATTCAGGTTCTGATACGTTATCACTTGCATCTGAGACACTTGCCATTAAAGGTGGTACAGGTATTGGTACAAGCGTTGCAAGCAACGCCTTTACGATTGTTAATACCGGGGTAACAAGTTTAGCTGGTACAACAAATGAAATTACTGTATCTGCAGCAAACGGTTCTATCACGGTCGGTTTACCAGATGATGTAACTATAACGAGAGACTTAAACGTTCTCGGCAACTTAAATGTTACCGGTAATGTAATTACTCATAGTGCTGATAATTTAATTATTAATGACTCTTTAATTCAGCTTGCTAATAACAATACATCTTCTGATGTTGTTGATATTGGTTTCTACGGCAGCTACAACACTGATGGGGGTGAACACGAGCACGCTGGTTTATTCCGAGATGCATCTGATGGTAATTTCAGATTATTCCAAGGTCTGCAAGGTAGTGGTAACCTAACTACTACCGTAAATATTTCTGGTAATGGTTATTCTATCGCTACCCTGGTAGCAAATTTAACCGGAGGAACCGTATCTGGTCTGTCAGCCAATATTACAGTGGGTGATGGTGGTACAGGAAGAGGTACTTTAACAACAAATGCTATCCTGTATGGTCAAGGTACATCAGCAGTAGGTCTTGTTACCGGTACAGCGTATCAAGTTCTTCAGCTAAATGCTTCTGGTGTTCCGGTGTTTGGGGGTATTGATGGTGGTACATATTAATTAATTTTGAAATAGGGGGGCTTGTCCCCCCTTATGAGGTTTTATGCAGATTGATAACGCTAAATTTATGAATTTAGTTATGGAAAAAACTAATAAAAAATTAAATGATTTACAAGCCCAGGTAATAGTTTTAGAATCTCAATTGCAGTTAGCAGTAGAGATAAATAGTAAACTTAACGAGCAGATTGATAAGCAGAAGAAAAAAGAAAAACCTTCAGAATATTAATCTAGACTACATAGTCTAGAATTCGCTATATAGCAAAGGAAAAAGCCGTCAATGGCTGGCAATAGTATACAATTAAAACGATCATCAGTGTCGGGTAAAATACCAGACGCTGCTAACGTACAAGTCGGCGAACCCGTTGTAAACCTTGTCGATCGTATCCTCTACACCAAAGACGGTTCAGGTAATGTTATCGTCGTTGGTTCTAATCTTACCATTCAACTAGCTGATACAAGCAATACAGTCTCAAAATCCGTTTCCGATGTAAGAATCTTACAGTTTAATGAATCGGGTTTTGATATTATTGATAGAGCTAATGGTATAGCTAAAGTACAAGTAAGTGCGGTTCAGTCAAACCTATCAGTACTTAATCAAGGCACTTACATAACAAATTCAGTATCATCGATTAACTTTACTGGAACAGGAATAACAGCTTCGGCTGTTGGTAGTCAGGTAACTGTAGATATTGCTACTTCAAGCGGAGCCTTTGATTATGGTTTTGTGTATGAACCGTTTAGTAGCGCTACAGTCGATTATGGGGATCTTTGATTGGCCATTCAACTTCAATTAAGAAAAGGTAATACTCTTGCTCACAGCACATTTACTGGTGCTGCAGCAGAAGTTACAGTAGATACTTCTAAAAAGACTGTAGTTGTTCATGACGGGTCAACTGCAGGGGGATTTCCTTTAGCTTTAAAGACAGATGTTGCTAACCTTAACAGTAACATATCTGTATTAACAACTGCTAACATAGCCGAATCGGGTAATTTATACTTTACTAACGCTAGAGTTGTAGCAGCTCTAACAGCCGGTCAAAGTATTACTATTGATGCTAATGGTAGAATTAACTCTACCGCAACTGGCGGGGGCGCGGTCGATTCCGTTAACGGTCTTACCGGTACAGTTACCTTAACTACCGCTAATATAGCTGAATCAAGCAATCTGTATTTTACTAATGCTAGAGTATATTCCAATGTAGTTAGTATCGGATATGCAACTGTATCGCATGTAAGTAATGAGATTGCAAACCTTGTTAATTCAGCCCCTGCGACCCTAGATACGTTGAACGAACTGGCAAATGCTCTAGGAAATGACGCTAGCTTTTCAACAAGTATTATTAATTCATTAGCTACCAAAGCTAATACAGCTAGTCTAACAACTGCTAACGTTACTGAATTAACTAATCTTTATTTTACTAATACCAGAGCAATTAATGCCTTCACGGAAGGTACTGGTATTAATATCGATTCTAACGGGTTAATATCTTCGACAGTAACTGGAGATGTCGTTTCAGTTAACGGTCTTACCGGTACAGTTACCTTAACTACCGCTAATATAGCTGAATCGGGTAATTTATACTTTACTAATGCAAGAGCCATAAACGCCTTCACTGAAGGAGCCGGCATAAATATCGATGCTAATGGTTTGATTACCTCTACAGCAACCGGCACTGGTACAGTATCAAACTCTTTTACCACAATAAGTGTTACCGGTCAGAGTAGTTTATATGCAAACGGTGAATCAACATTAACTATTGCTGCTGCCGGATTATTAGATGTTACAACTAACAACGTTACAAATACTGTCACTATTGGGTCAACTAATAAAGTATTCCCATTTTATGATAATACTAACGTTTATAAGTCGATTCAACTGAGGATTTCAGATACTATTCTGAATCAATCTCTAGCTAATGTATATCTACCATTTACTAAGAGTGATGGTTCAAGCGTAACCACATTAAGGATTAACTAATGACTACCCGTATTCCGGTAAAAGCAATTTATGACGGTTCAAATGTAACCGCTTTAGGGGAATTTTTATCCGGGGATGTTGTCTCGGTATCTTACGGTGGTACAGGTGCAGAAGATGCTGCCAACGCCAGAATTAATCTTGAAGTTGATACTGCTAATATAAGAAATAAATTTAGCGCTAGCGGAAGTTTAAGCTATTCAAGCGGTACCGGTGTCTTTAGCTCTACAGCTAATGTCGTTTCCGTTAACGATCTTACTGGTACAGTCACCTTAACTACTGCTAACATAGCCGAGTCCGGTAATTTATATTTTACCAATGCTAGGTCTATTGCTGCGCTATCAGCTGGCCAGAGTATCACTATCGATGCCAATGGAAGAATTAACTCCACAGCAACTGGTGGTGGTGCAGTCGATTCCGTTAACGGTCTTACCGGTACAGTTGTTCTTTCAACGGCTAACATAGCTGAATCCGGTAATCTATATTTTACTAATACTAGAGTTGTAGCAGCTCTAACAGCCGGACAAAGTATAACTATCGACGCTAATGGTAGAATTAACTCCACAGCAACTGGTGGTGGGGCAGAAGGAGTTACCGATCAATACGCGAGAACGTTATCTATATTAGCACTGGGGTAAACAATGACTTTTGGTGTTAATGATTTAATCAACTGTATAAATCAAGCAGCTACTCGATCTAATTTAACTGCATTAGAGATACTTCAGTTAACTGGTTCTGAATGTCAGCTTAATGATAAATGTACTGTTTTTAGTGTTGCATGTCAAGCCTCATTGCCTACCGCTTCTTGTAATACTGGTAGATTTGTATACGTTACAAATGAATCTAAGTACTATTTTAGCACCGGGGCTGCTTGGACAAGCGATGTAAGCGGTATAACGAGCGCTGTTTGGTCGTGGGGAAATAATAGCGATGGGCAGTTAGGAGACAATACTACGGTAAATAAATCTTCACCCGTATCTGTTGTAGGAATCTTTACAGATTGGTGTCAAGTTTCATCCGGTCTTTGTCATTCATTAGCCGTTCGTTCTAACGGTACTGCAAGGGCGTGGGGAAATAATACGTGTGGTAGATTAGGGGATAATACAACGGAAAATAAATCATCACCTGTTTCGGTAGTAGGTGGGTTTACAGATTGGTGTCAGGTTTCAGCAGGAAGAGAACATTCCCTGGGGGTACGAACCAATAGCACGGCTTGGGCTTGGGGTTGCGGTGGCAGCGGAAGATTAGGAAATAATAGTACTACTAATAGAACATCTCCTGTTTCTATCATTGCATTTTCTGACTGGTCTCGTGTATCTGCAGGAGGATTTCATTCCCTAGGTTTAAGAACTAATGGAACAATTTGGGCTTGGGGGTTTAATGACTGTGGTCAGTTGGGGAATAATAGTACATCATCTACAAGTTCACCAGTCTCCGTAGTAGGAGGGTTTACCGATTGGTGCCAGCTATCGACCGGGTTTAAACATTCTTTAGCGATAAGAACAGGAGGCACAGCTTGGGCATGGGGCAACAATTATTACGGTCAATTAGGCGATGGCTACAGCGGCGCAGGATATACTAGATCGTCCCCTGTATCAGTAATAGGAGGATTTACAAATTGGTGTCAATTATCCGGCGGGTACATGTTTTCATTAGGTGTACGACAAAACGGAACGGCTTGGGGTTGGGGACGAGGTGCAAGCGGACAATTAGGTAATAATAGTGCCATTGGTAGTCAACCTTCACCAGTATCGGTAGTAGGGGGATTTACCGATTGGTGTAAAATAAGTGCTGGTTCTACACATTCGCTAGGATTAAGACAAAATGGTACGCTTTGGAGTTGGGGGAACGGCGACTCCTTAGGTAATAATTGTACTACTAATCGGTCGTCACCGGTATCTGTGGTAGGCGGGTATACAGATTGGTGGGATGTATCAGGCGGGGGAAATTCTAGCTTGGCTATAAGAAAGAGTTGCGGATTTTAAACTATGGATATTACTAATTTAATTTTAAAGCTTCAATCTAAAGTTAGCGATAATACCTATAATCAGTTAGCTGTAACTAAGTCAGTTGACTTAATGAAAGCAGGTCAAGTAAATCACGTAAATGCTATAGTGGATTTACCTGCGGCATCTGCATCTACTGGTAAAATGTATTATGTTAGAGGGTTGGGAATTTATTATAGTAATAGTACTAATTGGGTATCAATAGATACTATCAATCAAATACCTCAAGGATTTATGTATGCTTGGGGGTTTAATAATGCCGGTCAATTGGGTGATAATACAGTTACACAAAGAACTTCTCCAGTGTCAGTTGTTGGTAATTTTATAGATTGGTGTCAAGTTTCAGCAGGAACACGTAATTCACTTGCCGTGCGTACCAATGGTACTGCTTGGGGCTGGGGTCAAAACTTTTACGGTAGTTTAGGTGATAATTCTACAACATCTAGATCATCTCCTGTATCGGTTGTAGGTGGTTTTACAGATTGGTGTCAGATAAGTGCCGGGGGGTTTTTTGGTAATAATATAAGATTCTCTTTAGGTGTAAGACAAAACGGAACTCTTTGGGCTTGGGGTTACAACGCTCAAGGTCAAATAGGTGATAGTACTACAGTAAGTAAATCATCCCCTGTTTCTGTAGTAGGGGGATTTACTAACTGGTGTCAGGTATCAGGGGGGTCCGATTTTGCTTTAGCTGTAAGACAAAACGGTACTGCTTGGGGTTGGGGAAATAATAGTAATGGTAACTTAGGTGATAATAGTACTACTACTAGAACCTCTCCTGTATCTGTTGTAGGAGGGTTTACTGATTGGTGTCAGGTAAGCGCTGCACTCAGTCAGTCCCAACATTCCCTAGGGGTAAGACAAAATGGTACTGCATGGGCTTGGGGTAACGGTAGTAACGGAAGATTAGGTGATAATTCTACTGTTTCTAAATCCTCCCCCGTATCTGTTGTAGGGGGATTTACAGATTGGTGTCAAGTATCAGGTGGAAATAGTTTTAGTATTGGATTAAGATCAGGCGGGACCCTCTGGGCTTGGGGGTATAACGGTTCGGGTCGATTAGGTAATAATAGTACTACTGACAGTTCATCACCTGTTTCTGTAGTAGGTGGGTTTACAGATTGGTGTCAGGCAGATGCAGGTGTTGGTAATGCTGCGGCTGTAAGAACTAACGGTACAATTTGGGGATGGGGTCAAAACAACTACGGTCAATTAGGTGAAGGGCTTCAAGCCTTCAGTAGATCATCCCCTGTATCAGTAATAGGGGGATTAACTAATTGGTGTCAAGTTTCAGCAGGTTTTGGCCATGTGCTAGGTATAAGGTATAATTTAGACTCATGAACATAAACAACCTACAAGTACAGTTTCAATCTGCTGTTGAGAGTGCCAATACATTGGCTGCAGCGGATAACGTTAATTCTACCATGTACTATATTGAGCTTGCTAAGGCAGCTCAAACTTTCAACATGGGTCAAATTAGAACAATAGATCAAACCTGCAATTTACCCAACGTTTCAGTACATGAAGGTTGGCTGTACTTTGTGCAGAATGTAGATCGTTTATATTTTAGTAACGGTAATGTTTGGTCACAAGTTTCACCTGATCCTGTTTATAATAATGTTGCATATGCTTGGGGTAGAAATAATTGCGGTCAGTTAGGAGATAATACTGTTGTTAGTAAATCATCACCGGTATCAGTAGTGGGAGGAGTTACTAGCTGGTGTCAAGTAAGCGCTGGTTATAACCACACGCTAGCAGTCAGAACTAACGGTACAGCATGGGGATGGGGTAACGGTGTCGGAGGTAGACTAGGGGATAATACTGAAGTAGCTAAATCCTCGCCCGTATCAGTGGTCGGGGGGTTTACAGACTGGTGTCAGGTTTCTGCTGGTAATTTTACCAGTCTAGGTGTAAGATCTAACGGTACTGCTTGGGGATGGGGTTATCGTGATAATGGGGGTTTAGGTAATAATACCGGTTCCGGTGCTGTTGTTTTATCCCCTGTTTCCGTTGTAGGGGGCTTTACCGATTGGTGTCAAGTTGCCGCGACACCGAGCGGACCCGGAAGAGGTCATGGTGTAAAACAAGATGGTACACTTTGGTCGTGGGGATATAACGGTCAGGGTCAATTAGGGGACAATACTAATGTTAATAAATCATCGCCGGTATCAGTAGTAGGGGGATTTACTAATTGGTGTCAGGTGAGCACAGGTTATTTTACTGCCGCTGTAAGACAAGACGGTACTCTTTATGCATGGGGAGATAATACGGCTGGTAGATTAGGTGATAATACAATAGTAAGTAAGAGATCGCCCGTGTCTGTTGTAGGTGGTTTTACTGATTGGTGTCAAGTCAGCGCCAGTACGCATGCTTTAGCGGTGAGAACTAATGGAACAGCATGGTCATGGGGTTGCGGAACCTCAGGTAGGCTAGGTAATAATTGTACTACTAATAGATCATCCCCTGTTTCCGTAGTAGGGGGCTTTACCGATTGGTGTCAAGTTTCCGCTGGCTATAGAAAAAGTATGGGGTTAAGACAAAACGGTACTGTATGGTCATGGGGGGAGTCATATAATGGTAGTCTAGGAGATAATGGTACTAGCAACCAATCCTCGCCAGTCTCTGTTGTAGGTGGTTTTACTGACTGGGCGATCATCAGCGACCCCCAACATTACTACCATGCGCTAGCAATAAGAAGCACACGAATATCATAATAAACACTAAATAAATAATATCAGGAGATAAAAACATGTATGCGGTAATTTATGACAATAGAGTGCTGGTGGGTCCAATGAATTGGAATCGCGGCATGTTTCAAGGTACATTAGAGCGTCAAGGTATACAGTACCCCCTACCAAGAACTGCCCCAGATACCCTACCATTAATAATTAATGATCATGCTAAAATCATGAGTGTAGATGAAGTTAGACCGGAAATGAATCCGCTTGTAGAATACTACTATGGCCCGCTTTGGAACATTACTGATGATGTGGTCATAGCTAATTACGAAGTTCATGACTCACCGATTGATTCTATGAGATACAATTTAAAACAAGTTGCAGCTCAAGAAAGATATAAAAGAGAAGTTTTAGGTACAACAGCAACAATTCAAGATAAGACAGTGACTATTGATACCAATCGAGGGGCGCGTGATATCTTTGTTCAAAAATACTTACTAATGGCTAATAGTGATACTGTAAATTGGAAATTTCCTGAAGGTTGGCTAACTTTGACCAAGCAAGAGCTAGGATTAGTTGTACAAGCAGGTAATCAGTATATTCAATCTTGCTTTGATTGGGAGTTAAATATCTCAGATCAAATAGATACTGCTGATACTAAAGAAGAATTGTTGGCCATCACCATAGTTGAGTAATTATGCCAACGGTAAATGCTAGCTGTATATTATCTAAATTAAATACTCAATTATGCAGACCGTATAATCTGGTGGATTATACCCCTGACGATATTCTAGCGTATGCTTTGTCTGGTAACAACTTAAACGACATCAGTATTATCACTGCTGAAAATAAGTATAGTTTACCGTATCTTTATTATGGTAGTAATATATTACCCGATGGAATGGTATATTATGTTGAATCGTTAGGTATTATTGCTGTAAGTTCAGGTAATACTTGGCTTGCGCTGGATGGTACAGTTTTAAGAACAGACGCGCAATACAATAATGCAGTTTGGGCGTGGGGTTGTAATAGTGTAGGGCAGTTCGGAGATAATTGTACAGAATCGAGGTCGTCACCTGTTTCCACAATAGGAGGATTTACCGATTGGGGTCAAGTGAGCGCAGGTTGTCAGCATACGCTTGGTTTACGTAATAATGGGGTCCTTTATGCTTGGGGGTCTGGAGAAGCTGGTAGATTAGGTAACAATTGTACTACTAGTAGATCCTCTCCTGTATCTGTAGTAGGAGGATTCACTGACTGGTGTAATATTAGTGCAGGGCATAGATTTTCTGTTGGTATACGGCAGAACGGTACTGCTTGGGGATGGGGGTATAACTATCAGGGGGCATTGGGGGACAATACTAATGCTAATAAATCATCGCCAGTTTCAGTAGTAGGTGGGTTTACCGATTGGTGTCAAATTTCAGGTAACAGAACCGGTACCTCCAACAGAAACACCACATTAGCCGTAAGACAGAACGGTACAGCATGGGGGTGGGGGTTAAACGATCGAGGGCAGTTAGGCGATGGTACGACAACTAGTCGTCGATCCCCTGTTTCCGTAACAGGGGGGATTTTTAACTGGTGTCAGGTATCAGCAGGTGCCCAGCATTCTTTAGGTTTAATTCAAACCGGGGTCCTTTATGCATGGGGGTATGGGAGTTCAGGTAGGCTGGGTAATAATAACACAGTAAGTTGCTTATCCCCTGTTACAGTGGTAGGTGGTTTTACTGACTGGTGTAATATTAGCGCTGGCTATGATCATTCAGCAGCAGTGAGAACTAACGGTACCCTTTGGACATGGGGAGCAAGTGGTTCGGGTCAGTTAGGAAATAATTGCAGTCCATACGGGACGAATCGCTCATCCCCGGTTTCCGTGGTAGGGGGATTTACTAACTGGGGTCAGGTATCTGCCGGCTGCCGATATAATATAGCTGTACAACAAGGGGGGACTGCCTGGGCGTGGGGAAATAATGACTACGGCCAACTCGGTACAAACAATAATACCAGCAGGTCCTCACCTGTATCAGTTGTAGGTATCAATAACTGGTTTCAAGTAACCACCGGTGGTAGACTTAGCGTAGGAATTACATTCGATTAAATATGATTAATACTCAACCGCTTATAGATAAAATATGCAGCCTGCTATGCGCAGGAGGCTTAACCTCTTTGCAGTGCTGCCAAGCAGAAAACGCACTTACTATTCTGTGCCAGCCAGTTTTTAAAGTTTCTACTTGCACCAATCTACCTAACGCTACTACTTATAATGGTAGAATGGTATATGTGGATGATGAAAACAAATATTACTACGCTGTTCAAGGGGCGTGGAACAGCGATTTTTCAACCTTTTCGCATGCGGTAAGCTGTCAGGCATATGTATGGGGACGTAACTATAATGGTGTGTTAGGAGATAATACTACTGTAAATAAATCTTCGCCAATTTCCGTATTAGGAGGCTTTACCGATTGGCGTCAGGTGTCAGCCGGTTATCAACACTCTTTAGGGTTAAGAACTAATGGTGTGTTGTATGCTTGGGGATGCAATGGCCAGGGGCGATTAGGTGATAATTGTACTACTAACAGATCATCACCGGTTTCTGTTGTAGGATTTACTGACTGGTGTCAAGCGGCCGCCGGGAGAAATTCTACTTTAGCAGTAAGAACTAATGGTTCGGCTTGGGCTTGGGGTAGTAACGAAAGTGGTCAACTAGGTGATAATACTACTGTTAGCAAATCCTCGCCTGTATCAGTTGTGGGTGGCTTCACCGACTGGTGTCAAATAAGTTCTGGTTACAAGTATTCTTTAGCATTAAGATCAGGCGGGACCCTCTGGGCTTGGGGGTATAACGGTTCGGGTCGATTAGGTGATAATAGTGCTACTAATAGATCATCACCGGTTTCTGTGGTAGGAGGATTTACTGACTGGTGTAATATTAGCGCTGGCCATACGCATTCAGCAGCAGTAAGAACAAATGGGACTGCCTTTGCCTGGGGGCGTAATAATTACTGGCAGATAGGTAACGGGGGTAACACTAGTGCCTCATCTCCTACCCAGGTGTCAACATATACTGATTGGATTCAGGTTAGCGCGGGTAATAATTTTACGTTAGGGGTAAGATCAAACGGGACTGCCTGGGGATGGGGATCCACGCGTTACGGTCAGATAGGTGTTAATAAAGGGGGTAATTATTGTTGTATTACCCCTGCTTCAATAGTAGGTGGTTTCACCGATTGGTGTCGGGCTTCAGCAGGCTTTCGGCATTCCCTGGGGGTTCGAACCAATGGTACAGCTTGGGCTTGGGGGGATAATAATTACGGTCAGTTGGGGAATAATGCTACAGGAGATTTATCATCTCCTGTTTCTGTTGTAGGTGGTTTTACTAACTGGGCCCAAGTTAGTGCGGGTCGAAGATTCTCACTAGGCAGAACAATAGCAACAGTCCCACTGCAGAGTATATAAAATGCCAACACTCAGTGAAATTCAAACTTGTATAACAAATTTAACAGCCAACTCTGAAGTAACCGAGATGGTTGTACTCGCTGCTGAAACTAGCAATGCTACTACTAATCGTTCAATAGTAGTGTCTGATACGGGTGATTTACCTGATCAAGCTACTAATAGTATTTCAGTAGGTACAGTAATATTTGTACAATCTCTCTGTATACCGGTAGTAGCCGGTGCTGGTTGTTGGATGTCTCTAGACAACCGTATTTTACGACAGGACTGTACGTCAGGTCAAGCGTGGGGGTGGGGTGACAATTATCGAGGCAAACTCGGGTTGGGCGATGTTAATGATAGATCCTCCCCCGTTTCGGTTGCAGGTGGTTTTACTGACTGGTATGATATAAGCGCCGGTGTTAATCATTCATTGGCAGTTAGAAATAACGGCACCGCATGGAGTTGGGGGCAGTATGGTAGCGGAAATTTAGGTGATAATTGTAATTTACATAGATCCTCCCCAGTCTCCGTAGTAGGAGGTTTTACCGATTGGTGTCAGGTATCTGCATTCTGTCATTCCTTAGGTTTAAGAGAGAATGGTACTCTTTGGGCATGGGGGTTTGGTAATTATGGTGTGTTAGGTAATAACAGTACTAATATACCACGATCATCCCCGGTTTCTGTGGTAGGAGGGTTTACTGACTGGTGTCAAGTAAGTGCCGGATTTAAGTTTTCCCTTGCACTAAGAACTAATGGTACGGTGTGGAGTTGGGGTTGTGCTACTGACGGTCAACTAGGTGATAATACTACTGTTAGCAAATCCTCGCCTGTATCAGTTGTGGGTGGCTTCACCGACTGGTGTCAAATAAGTGCTGGCGGTGGTCATTCATTAGCCGTAAGACAGAACGGTACAGCATGGGGGTGGGGAAGGAATAACTGCGGACAGATAGGCGATAATACAACTACTAGCCGCTCATCACCTGTATCTATCATAGGAGGCTTTAGTAATTGGAGTCAAGTAAGTGCTGGGTATTGTCATTCGCTAGGTATTGTAGGTAATAGTAGCCTACTGGCCTGGGGTCGTAATGCCAATGGTCAGTTAGGGGATAATAGTGCTACTGATAGAACATCACCGGTTTCCGTGGTAGGAGGATTTACTGACTGGTGTCAAATAAGCGCAGGTAAATACGGTCATTCGTTAGCAGTAAGACGAAATGGAACAGCTTGGGCTTGGGGTAATAACGCCGACGGTATGTTAGGGGAAAACCAGTCATCATCAAGATCATCGCCCGTTTCTGTCGTAGGGGGTTCTGTTGGCTGGTACGAAGTAAGTGCTGGAAGATTACACTCACTTGGTATTCAAAAGTATTGATTTTTAATAAAATATACTATATAATTTAATTTGTTATTTTTACTTGGATAAAATTATGAAGATTAATATTGGTGCAGGGTCAACAAAAATTGAAGGTTTCGTAACCTGTGATTATGATGCTAGAGAAAATCCAGATTATTGTTTTAATTTAGAAAAAGATCCTTTCCCCTTCCCGGACAATTCCGTCGAAGTAGTTGTAGCCCATCATGTATTAGAGCATCTAGGAGAGGGCTACTTCCATTGCTTGCAAGAACTGTATCGAGTCTGCAAGCACGGTGCTACTATCGATATACGTGTACCCCATCATCGACACGATTACTTCTACGACGATCCCACTCATCGTAGACCAGTAACTGTTGGTGGTCTGCTTTTATTTAGTAAAAAACACAACAGACTGTGCGAAGAGCAGGGCGCTGCTTCTTCGAGATTAGGTTTTTATTTTGGTGTTGATTTTGAGATTTTAGACTGGAATTACATACCTTCTAAAGAATTTAAAGATCAGTTTGTAGGCATGCCGCGAAATGAAGTAGAAGCTTATTTAAAACAACATAATAATATTATTGAAGAATTGTGGGTGAAACTTGTCGTCATTAAAGAATAAAGAATTTAAGATCCAAGATTTAACTACTGTTGTAATGGATTTGCTTGGTAATGAAAAACGAAAAATCGTTTTTGAAATGCTTGAACATTACTTTAAGCGTGCAGATTCAGTAGAAGATTTTGATACACTTGGATATCTTTCCCTAAAAGCAGAGCATAGACCTCTTTACTTGAAATGTGCAGAGGCTGCTTACTCTAGAGCTGAAAACGCCGATCAACTTTACATTGCTCGCGCTAATTTATATAAAGCCTATAATGCATTGAATCAGCCGGAAAAAGCTCTTTTCTATATCGATCTTAATTTAAAATTAACCCCAGATGATTTTGAAACTCAAACACAAAGAGCATTTAATATAGCTTTAATGGGTGATAGAAAAACTTCCGAAGATTTGTTACTTTCTTTGGCTGAAAAACACCCTGAAAAAGCTGATGATATGAAGAATGCTTTAAGCGGAAAGGTATTAAGAGAAGGAAGGATCGCTGAAGGTGTACTGGCGTTCATGGGCTCTATTAAACCTAAGAACGGAAGATTTGAAGATGCTTTAGGTATGACTAAATGGTCCGGTACAATTCAACCAGGCAGAATTATTTACGTTGATGGTGAGGGAGGTATTGGTGACGAGATAATTAACATAAGATTCTTTGATCATATTAAAGATCTAGGTATGAGACCAATATTATATTCTACTTGGTCAAAGTATAGAGAGGATACAGTTAGTCTGTTTCGTCGCAACGGATATGAAGTAATAACTGAAACATACTCTATAGATAGAAGACAGCTATGGACTCCTATGATGAGCTTGCCTGGGTATCTTAATTTAACTGAGGATAAGCTTTGGCGAAAACCTTATCTTATCCCGGTAAGGAATCCTAAAAATAAAATCAATAGTGACAAATTTAAGATAGGTATTAAATGTTCCGGTAATCCATATTTTTCCCAAGATGAATACCGCAAGATACCTCTTGAGTTGTTGCTCAGCTATATACCTGAGGGTGCAGAGGTTTATTACATTGATAAAGAAGATGGTCACCCAGGTTGTATTGACTTAGGCAGTAGAATTGATACTTGGGAGGATACTTTAGATTTTATTGATCAAATGGATTGTATTGTAAGCAGCTGCACCAGTTTAGTACATGCAGCAGGAGCGATAGGAAAGACATGCTTTGTTGTTGTACCTATTGCTGAATACTATATCTGGTCCACTTCGCATAAAGGTACCACTACCCCTTGGTATGGTGACAATTTTCAAGTTCACAAACAAACTAAAGTGAGAGATTGGCACACACCGCTTAATAATGTTAAACAAGAAGTACTTAAATTAATGAGTAAATTATGAAACAATATCATTTTATAACTGGCTTACCGCGATCAGGGTCAACCCTTCTTACCTCAATACTAAGACAGAACCCCCGCTTTCATTCCTCTATCACCGACCCTTTAGCTAATTTAGTAAAAGGGGTAATTGAGGCTACACAAGATAGCCCCGGGTCGAAAGCAGAGGTTCCTGTACAGCGAAGAAAAAATATAGTTGCCGGGTTGTTTGACGGTTTCTATCAAGATGTTGATAAGCCGATTATTTTTAATACTAATCGCGCTTGGACATATTTAACGGGTGTTATAAAAGATCTTTACCCTAAATCTAAATTTATTGTATGTGTTAGAGATATTAACTGGGTCTTGGATAGTTTTGAACTAGCGCACAGACGCAATCCTTTCTCAACTAATACAGTAACCGGGGGTCTTTCAGGTTCGGTTTATTCCAGAGCAGAATCCCTTTTTTCAGAAGCCGGTGTAGTAGGTTTTCCTTATGTGGGTATTAAGCAAGCAATAACCGGTCTAGAAAAAAATTTACTTTTTATCTTAGAGTATGAGCAACTAGCTAAACAACCTGAGCAAATGTTAAAAGCCCTGTATAATTTTATTGATGAGCCTTATTTTCAGCATGATTTTAACAATGTAGAAGCAAGTTGGGATGAGTATGATCAGGAAATCGGTATAAAGCTACATGATGTAAGAAAGCGAGTAGAATTCAAGGCTAGGGATTTTATCCTACCCCCGGACATTTTAAATAAGTATCATGGTTTAGAAGTTTGGCGTAAATAATGTTGAAATAATAAAGTCATGAAAACATTAGATATTATCTTAAGAACCTGTGACAGAACTAACGTTCACGTAGATTGGAGAGTAAGATACTGTGATATTCCAAAAAATGATATTGTTGTAGGCTGTACTAGATCGCTTGTAAATAGTATAAAAAATGTACGCGATGTACTTATCAAATTAACAGTATTAGATGATAGTTCCTCTGAGGAAACTGTTAGTAAGATAAAACAAATAATAGAAGAAGTTAACGGTGAGTTTATATCTTTACCGGAGCAGGGGTACAATTATTCAGCGCATCAACAATGGTTGCTATGTAGAGATAGTCATGCAGATTTAGTATACTCCGTTGAAGATGACTATCTGCACCAGCCTTCTGCTATTCAAGAAATGATTGATAGTTTTTATACCTTCTCTGATAGATTAAAGCGAGATGATATAGTATTGTACCCTTTTGATGAACCAAGTGAATATAATCCCCCAAGTAGAACGGATTTTATTGTACATGGCTCTAACAGGCATTGGCGTACCGGTGTTTTTACTACAAATGTCTTATTCACTACACCTCAGATATTTAAATCTAACTGGGGGCTGTTTGAGACCTTGGCACTTAAATATAACGGGAATTATCTTAAACCTAGAACAGAACATTATGAAGAATCAAACACCATATGGAATATTTGGTTAGATAATCGAGCGATAAGATTTAATCCTATACCAAGTCTAGCATTACATTTACAGTTTGATCAGCAGAAAGACCCTTTTATTAAATGGGAAACCTGGTGGGATGAGTATACTAAATAATATCTTTATTATCACATCTACTATAAACACACCATGGGGACATATTTCGATAAGTGATCGGTATCTACAAACACTCGAAACTATAGATTCTATAAAGAAAAAAGATCCAGCTGCAATAATTATCTTAATAGATAATTCTTCTTTTCCTCTTGAAAATAAATGGTATAATGAGCTTTCAAAAAATGTAACCTTCTTTATTGATATTGGAAGTAGAACACCTTGTAAAGAGCTAAACAATTCAGGTGCAAAAGGTGCTGGCGAAGCATATATGTTACTAGTAGCTTTAGATCTAATAATACTAAATAAATTAGCTCCAAAGAGAATCTTTAAGATATCTGGTCGATATAAACTAAGTGATCAATTCGATATTAATTTTTATAATAATCTACACGACTGTTATGTATTTAAAACTCGCCATACTAACGATTATAATGCTATATCCCTACACACAAGACTTTGGTCCGTATGTGGTACGCTAATTGATAATATGGGTAATTTAATATCCAAATCATTTTATGAACACTTAGTTCAAGGCATAACTATTGAAGAAGCTATGTTCATGTATATTGATAAATCTAAATTAATGGAAGTAGAAAGTATACATTGTGAGGGTATCATTGCCCCCTGGAATATGTTAATAAATGACTAATACAACTTTTATAATTAACGGTGGTGCAGGTAGGGTTATAACGGCAATACCCGCTTTAGAGAAATTTCATCGTCTCAACCCGGGTAATAACTTTAAGGTGCTTGTTCATGGGTGGGAGAGTCTGTACTGGAGTCATCCTCTACTTCAACAGCGAACTATAGGTATACATCAGAAAGATATATTTGATAATTATGTAAAGCCTAATATTGTTGTGTGCCCAGAGCCTTACTATCTTTATGATTATTATAATCAGAAGATTTCTCTTACTGAAGCTTTTGATCGAGAAATAAATAAGACCGAAGATCATTCAGATCTTACCAAGCCTAATCTATATCTAAGTACATACGAAAAAAATTCGGTTAAAAGAATAATACAGGAGTTTAAAACGAATAAAAATAAGAGTAAAGTAATTGTATTTCAGCCTTACGGCAGTTCAATGCAGATTAATAATAATAGGCCTTATGATACTTCTCATCGGAGCTTAGATTGCGACGACTATCTCTATATGATAGAAAATATTAGCAAAGATAGTTTAATATTCTTTTTCGGTCCTAAGGAACTTAGACATCCGGGCGATAATATATCGGTAGATTTTCAAAATCTTAATACTGATCTTCGAATGTTTATGGCTTTAATTAGTGAGTGTGATTATTTTGTAGGGTGTGATTCGGTTGGTCAGCATATGGCGCGCGCGTTTGATAAGCCCGGTGCTGTATTCATGGGCTCAACTTTCGAGAAAAATGTAACATATCCAGATCATTTCAGGATTTTTAGGAAAGAAGATAGACAGCCTGTATATAACCCTATCAGGCTCGGAGGTGTAGACGGCGAATTTACAGATAGAATAAACGATGGTATAATGTCTTTCTCAAAAACTGAGTTGAAACATTGGTGTAATATTATTAACCATGACATTTATTCGGAATAATATGGGTATAGAGCAAATAAAAAATGTTATTTTAGTTTCCTCTGGAAAAGGAGGTGTGGGTAAGAGTACTGTTGCAGCTAATCTTGCAGCTTCTCTTTCTATGTTAAATCTTAAAGTAGGTATGTTTGATTCTGACATATACGGTCCTAGTCAGTTTATGATGTTCGGATTGGAGAACAATCAACCATATAATCTTACAGAAGATAAAAAATTTACTTTACCGTTTGAAGCTTACCAACTAAAAATAATGTCGATAGCTAGTAGTATTAGAGATGATCAAGCTGTAAGTTGGCGAGGACCAATGGCCACTGTTGCCCTTAAAAACTTATTATTAAATACGGTATGGGGTGAATTGGATTATCTTATAGTTGACATGCCCCCGGGTACCGGTGATATTCAGATATCACTTTGTGAGATTATTCCACACGCTAAAGCTGTAATCGTAACAACCCCTCAAGATGTAGCATTATTAGATTGTAAGAAAGGTATTGAGCTATTCGTACAAAGAAATATTAAGATAGTGGGTATTGTAGAAAATATGAGTGGACACTTGTGTAACCATTGTAATAATGTCGATTATATTTTTGGGGAAAATGGTGCTGATAGTTTAAGTGAGAAGTATTCAGTACCAGTTCTCGGTAAGATACCTCTTCAGACATCAATTAGAATAAAAGCAGATCAAGGAATACCTATAGCTTTTAATACCGGTAAAATAAGCGATATTTACAGATCTATAGCGGAGAAAGTTTGTGAAAGCATCTAATAGACCCATGGTAAAAATGCTCCATGCAGATGGATTTTTTCCAGCTGGAGATGTAGAGCGCTGCGCAGCTGTAGTCAGAGATATTAGGTTCAGCGAAAAAGAGTACGGTTACGAGCTAGATAATTTTAATATGGTTTTAAGCGGGTTAGAACCTATATTAGGTAGAGTACTGGGCGAACGCGTAATAATTGATCATAAAAGATCTGGAATATTTCGTAGACCCTTCAACAACATTATTCATTTCGAAGATTTTAACTCTCTCAATGAATGGTGTTTCATAGTAGCACTTGAAAAAAATACCTTAAATTTATTTCATCATAAAAATAAAAACGGGGCAATAGATGCAAAATCTGCTTTAGAGGGTTATGAATTTAACTACAGAAACTTATTCGAATGGGATCTACACACTAACGTAATGCTAGAACCAAATCAAGGTGTTTTTATAAGACCGTGGGTATTCCATACACTGGATTCAAATTTAGTTCAATATTATAGATTAATAACTGATAGACACTTCAGAGTTTTAGTAATGGGTAAGCCCGGTTCGAGTAGAAAGCTAGTAGTAGATGAACTAACAAAGCATTTTGATCAGTGCAGAGTACTTAATAGTAGAGAACAGAGAGTAATACATAAAGATATTGACTATACAGAAGGAGGTAGGTTACGACATACTAACAGACTTTTAACTATGGCTCGTAATTCGGCCGCAGATGATATTGTACTAATTAATTCAGTCTGCCCTCTCGACGAACAACGCAGCATTTTAAATCCTGATTTATTATTCTGGATAGATGATACTGATGAGGTATTTGAAGAGTTTCAAGAACCTAAGATGTATGATAGCAGATATACTGCAATAAATAACCTAGCAATTGAAGATATGATTAGACGTATCAATACTAAGAGGTAACTATGAACAGTACTAAAAAGATTTACGTGATTGATAGAAACGGCAGAATGCACTTGATTGAATTTACCCCTGACTTAACAATCAATGGTACACTCACCGACCCCGATCACGCTGTAACTCATCTTGAAAGTCTATTTCAAAGTAGAAGTGATATAACTTTTAAAACGAATAACTTCGTAAAAGTATTTGACTCTAAAAAACTGATAGGATATCAAATAGTCCCTATTCATGAGTAGGTAAAAAGAATAAATATTAATTAAATTTACGGAAAATTTATGGCTAATCCTTCATCTAGACAAGAACTTATAGATTATTGTCTGAGAAAATTAGGTCATCCTGTACTTGAAATTAATATTGATGACGACCAGATCGAAGATAGAATTGACGAAGCTTTTCAATTTTATCGCGAGTTTCACTATGATTCGGTTGAGCTTGTATATCTTTCTGAGAAGATAACGGCAAGTACTCTTCAAATTACCGGGGTTAATGCTGCATCTTTCCTAAATGGTGAAAGACTAACAGGTGTATCTTCTGGTGCGACTGCTACTGTAATATCTAATATTTCTGCTAATAGAATATCCATTAAGAATGTATCCGGTACATTTACCCCTGGTGAGACGTTTTCAGGGGGTACGTCAAGTACTTCTGCGGTGATTAGTTCTGTTACTTTAGGTAATTTTGATAACAAATATCTTTCATTAAATGATAACATTACAGGTGTTGTAAAGATCATGCCGTTTTCCTCCAAGACTCGAGGAATCGATATGTTTGATGTTAGATATCAAATCCTGCTAAACGATCTATATTCCTTACAATCAACCGATATAATATATTACAGTCAGGTTAAGACGCAGCTTAATCTTATCAATGATATTCTTGTAGGACAAAAACCTACTCGCTTTAATAGACATCAAAATCGTTTGTACATCGATATGGACTGGAATACTGATGTTGAAATCGGAGACTACGTTGTTATCGAAGCGTATAGAATTCTTGATCCTAGTACATTCACTGACGTATATAACGATCATTTTCTCAAACGATACGCAACTGCATTATTAAAGCAACAATGGGGTGTTAATCTAAAGAAATTTGAAGGTGTTCAATTACCCGGGGGTGTTACACTGAATGGTCAAAAGATCTTTGATGAAGCTACTGAAGAGTTAAAAGAACTTAGAGATGAAGCAGAAAAAACATATCAGTTACCCGTTGATATGTTTGTAGGTTGATTCTCTCATGTTCGACATATGCATTATAGCAGTAACTGAAATCTACGGCCACCGCAAAGATACCGTCTATGCCCACTAACTTTTATTTTCAGTCTGGTATACCCGGGGGAAGAGCCTCAGAGCAGCTGCTCATGGAGGACATCATAATCGAATGCCTGAGAATATATGGATTCGATGTATATTATCTGCCGAAAACAGCTGTAAATAAAGACCAGATTTTTACAGAAGACGCCTTACAAAAATACGATAATGCATTTCCGTTGGAGATGTATATGAGTAACGTAACCGGTTTCGAAGGCGAGGGTGATCTTCTTTCTAAGTTTGGGGTAGAGATAAGAGATACTGCAACATTTATCGTATCGAGAAGAAGATGGGATGATGTAGTAGCTAAATCAGGAACAGCAGCGCTTACTACAAGACCTGCTGAAGGTGATGTTCTATTCTTCCCTCTTACAAATTCTTTCTTTGAGATTAGAAGAGTCGAGACACGCGACCCGTTTTTCCAGGTTGGTAAGCTTTACGTATACAAACTGGAATGCGAGCTAATGCAGTTCTCGTCAGAAAGATTCAACACAACTATCGACTCAATAAATGATCAAGCAGATATAGAATCTATTTCTATTACTGAAGAATATACTTTAGATTTAGAAGATAATTCAAGATTCTTAATTGAAGCAGAAGCCGAAGTTCCGCTTATCCTAGAAAACTTCCTGCTTAATGTAATTGACCCCTCTGCACAAAATGAAAACTTTGAGGACGAATCAGGTATTCTAGATTTCTCTGAAACTAACCCATTTGGAGAGGTTCTATAATGCTTCAAAAATTCTACTGGGGTACGATTCGAAAATCGGTTGTAGCTTTTGGTAATATATTTAACGATATCTACCTCGATAGATTAGATTCGTCTGGTAACGTTGTACAGACGTTGAAAGTACCCTTGTCGTACGCACCTAGACAAAAATTTCTAGCAAGAGTTGAAGCTGAGCCAGATCTTCCAAATGCTAAATTTCAAATAAGTTTGCCTAGAATGGCGTTTGAAATGACCGGTCTGTCTTACGACCCAAATAGAAAATTAAGTCTGGTTCAAAAAAATAGAGTAAATAATACCTCAACGTCAACCAGTACTGTTCAATTTGTACCAACACCATATAATGTTTCTATGTCGTTGTACCTGTATTCAAAAAATCAAGATGACGGTCTGCAGGTAATAGAGCAGATTCTTCCTTATTTCAATCCTGATTTTAACTTAACATTGAATGCTGTTCCGAGTATGAATATTAAGAACGACCTATCTATCGTATTAGATAATGTGGCTTACGAAGATACTTATGAAGGTAATTTTACTTCTCGTAGATCTATTATATGGACACTTAATTTTACACTCAAGCTTAACTTCTTTGGACCGGCGAGCAGACAAAGTCTCATTCGTACTTCTATTGCTAATATCTTTAATGATGAAGCGAGAACTCAACAGATACTAAGATACAGTGCAACGGTAGATCCAGGAACTGCTGTACCAGGGGATGATATTGATTTCATTGAAATGTTTGAGGATTTCTAATGTTAATGGATCAAAATCTTTCCAATCTTTTCAATGTAGAACTTGCTATACAAGAAATATCTCCTATTATCGAGAAAGATAATACTGATGAGATTACTAGTGATTTTAATCTGGCAAGAAATACTCTTAGAAAACTTATTGATGTTAATAACGATCTCATCAATAACATGGTAGATAACGCTAAGAGGTCTGAGAGAGGATCTGCATACGAAGTAGCCGGTCAGTTGATTAAGACACAAACCGAAATTGCTAAGAGCCTTCTATCGGTGCAAAAGCAGAATCGTGAATTAAAAGGTGATGAGGTACCTACATCAAAGATAGGTAATCAAACTAACAATATATTATTTGCAGGGTCTACAGCAGAACTTATGAAATTAATAAGTGCGCAGAAGGCTAATATAATTGACTCAAAGTAAAAACTCCTACAACGGTAATAGATCACTCAAGCAAATAGGTTTCGTAATTCAGTATACCTCAGAACAGGTATCTGAATTAATGATTTGCAAAGACGACCCGATCTATTTTATTCGTAAATATTGCCAGATAGTATCTCTTGACTCAGAGATGCTTATTCCTTTTGATCTCTTTCCTTATCAAGAAAGATTTCTAAATGCAATTCAAGAAAATAGACGCGTTATTAGTATGCAGCCTAGACAGATGGGTAAGTCCCAGGTAGTGGCTGCATATGTTCTCTGGTATACGCTTTTTAATAGAAACAAAACAGTTGCTATCCTTGCACACAAATCAGATGGTGCAATGGAAATTTTATCTCGTTATCAATTAATGTATGAAAACCTACCTTTGTGGATGCAGCAGGGTATAAAGACATGGAATAAGGGTGACGTAGAGCTTGAGAACGGGTCATCCGTATTTACAGCAGCAACATCTCAGTCTGGTATTCGTGGTAAGTCAGTAAACTTACTGTATGTGGACGAGGTGGCAATTGTACCAAATAACATCGCAGAGCAATTCTTTACATCCGTATATCCCGTAGTATCAGCCGGTCAAACAACCAAGATCATTCTTACATCTACTCCGCTAGGATATAACCACTTCTGGAAGTTTTGGAATGAAGCAGAAAGAGGTACAAACGGATTTATTCCAATTAAAGTGGAATATTTCGAACATCCAAAGAGAGATTTAAAGTGGGCTGAAGAGCAGAAAGCACTTCTAGGTGAAGTTAAGTTTAATCAAGAGGTGTTGTGTAAGTTCTTAGGTTCCACTAACACACTTATCTCCCCTGATGTTATTTCTAATCTTTCACCGAAGAGTTACATATACGAAAAAGATAATCTAGATATACTAGAATCTCCTCAATTAAATAATTCTTATTTTATAACAGTAGATACATCAAGAGGGGTAGGAGGAGATTACTCTGCTTTTACCGTTATTGATACTACAAAGTATCCGTTTTCTGTAGTAGCTAAATATCGCAATAATACAATCAGCCCGCTGTTGTACCCGGATATTATAGTAAAACTGGCTAAAGATTATAATAACGCTTATATTCTTGTTGAGATAAATGATATAGGTCAACAAGTTGCTGATTTAATATATAATGAATTAGAATATGAAAATATGATATGGGTGGGGAGCGATGCAAGGTACGGTCAGACGCTATCTATATCCGGTAAAAACTCCAGCCTAGGTATTAGAACAACCAAACAGATTAAGAGAATAGGTTGTTCATCTCTAAAATCTCTGGTTGAAAATAGTAAACTGTTAATTTTTGATAAAGATATTATTTCCGAAATCTCAACATTTGTTGAAAATAAAGGGTCGTTTGAAGCAGATGAAGGATATAATGACGACTTAGTAATGACTTTAGTTCTTTTTGCATGGGCCTCTAACGACCCGTTATTTAAAGATCTAATGAATTCTAATAACCGTAAAGCCTTATACAGCCAACAAATTAAGAATATAGAAGAAGATTTAACACCATTCGGCTTTATTGATAATGGTGTACCTGAAGATGCAGTAGAAGTAGCAGGCAGTGATCTCTGGCTTACAGACTCATATAATAAAGATCTCCAAGCATTCATACGTGAAAATTATACTCGTTAAAATTTTGCTATTTATAAATATACACGAGAGATTTTTATTATGAAAAATTACACATTATAAGGAGAAGAACATGACCTTTCAGCTTTCACCAGGTGTTCTAGTTACCGAAAAGGATCTGACAGCTGTCGTTCCTGCGGTTGCTACTACTGCTGGCGGTTTTGCTGGTGCTTTTCAATGGGGTCCTGTAGATCAAGTTGTTGTTGTAGAATCAGAAAATCAATTAGTAGAAAGATTTGGTAAACCAAACAGTACGGTTTATCAATCTTTCTTTACTGCTGCTAACTTTCTGTCATATGGAAACAACCTACAGGTAGTCCGCGTTGTTAACAAAGCTACTGCTAAAAACGCCGTTGTACAATCAGCTAACGCCCTACTTATTACAAACGAAACCAAATATGAAGATACTTATTCGGATGGATCTGCAACTGTAGGTGAATTTGCAGCTAAGTATCCAGGTGCATTAGGTAACTCATTAAAAGTTTCCGTAGCAGATGCTAATACATATAGCTCTTGGGCTTATGCCTCGCAATTCGATACAACCCCTTCTACGTCTACATACGCAAGCGATCTTGGCGGAAGCCATGATGAACTTCATGTAATTGTAATTGATGAAGACGGTCTGTGGACAGGTGTATCTGGTAGTGTTCTAGAGAAGTTTTCTTATCTTTCGAAAGCTACCGATGCTAAGAGACCAGACGGTACATCTGCTTATTACAAAGACGTACTAAACAATCAGTCGAAATATATCTGGTGGATGGATCACCCATCGGCCGGTTCAAACTGGGGTTCATCTGCTCAAGGTGTAACCTTTGCTAACCTAACAGCTAACGTTACAGTATCGCTAGCCGGTGGTGTATCTGCCGATGCCCCTAACGATGGTAACCTCATGGTAGGGTTCTTAACATTTGCGAATGATGAACTTTACGATATCTCGCTAATTCCGGTAGGCGCAGTTTCTAATGCAGTAGCGAGTTATGTAATTACAAACATAGCTGAAGCTCGTAAAGATTGTGTAGTATTCGTATCCCCAGATCTAGACGATGTGTACAACAACGGTGGTTCAGAAGTAACAGATGTTACTGCATATCGCGATGCTCTTCCATCCTCATCCTACGCAGTAATGGATTCGGGCTGGAAATACCAGTACGACCGCTATAACGATGTATACCGCTGGATTCCTTTAAATGGTGACGTAGCAGGTACAGCAGTTCGTACTGATTATACCGCTGATCCTTGGTTCTCGCCAGCTGGTCTAAACCGCGGTCAGATTAAAAATTCAGTTAAGCTAGCCTGGTCGCCATCGAAAACTCAGCGGGATAGCTTATACAGAAAAGGGGTTAATCCGGTAGTTTCAATGCCTGGTCAGGGTACTGTTCTGTATGGTGATAAGACTCTGCTTGCTAAACCATCTGCGTTCGATAGAATAAATGTACGCAGACTGTTCATCACGATCGAGAAAGCAATTGCTTCGGCAGCTAAATTCCAGCTGTTCGAGTTCAATGATGCCTTTACTCGCGCGCAATTCCGTAATCTGGTAGAACCATTCCTTCGTGATGTACAAGGTCGCCGCGGTGTTACAGAATACAAGGTTGTGTGTGATGAAACAAACAACACAGGTGAAGTTATCGATAGAAACGAGTTTGTAGCTGACATTTATGTTAAGCCATCACGCTCGATTAACTTCATTAAGTTGAACTTCATTGCAACCAGATCTGGTATTGCATTCGAAGAAGTTGGCGCATAAGGGAGAGAATAGATGACTACATTTAACGTAGAGCGTTTTAAATCAGCTCTTACCAATGGTGGTGCTCGCCCTAACCAGTTTGCTGTACAGTTATCATACCCAACGTATGTAACTGGTCAAGCAACTGCCGTAGCGCGTTCACCGTTCTTAGTTTCAGTTGCAGAGCTACCAGGTCAGACAGTTAACCCAGCGGTCGTGCAGTATCGCGGCCGTGAGGTTAAATTTGTTGGCGATCGTATCTTCGCACCATGGACTATTACCGTTCTAAACGATTCAGAAATGTCCATTAGAAATGCTATAGAAGAATGGATGGGTGGAATGGAAGACTATGCTACTAAGACCGGCAGATTACAGCCAGCTCAGTATCAAAGAGATTTAGACGTATTCCAGCTAGATAGAAATGGTAACGTACTTAAGTCTTACAAGCTAGTTAACGCGTTCCCTGTAGACCTGTCGCCAGTGGCATTAGACTTTGGTGCTAACGATCAGATCTCACAGTTTACTGTTACCTGGCAGTATCAGCACTTCACCACGTCCACCACAACAGCTGGCGGTACAGTTGATTTCGCTGGTTTATTTAATAATCAATAAGTGAGTATTTAACTAGTTATGGCGATTACCTTATTTGGATTTACGATTGGTCGTGAAACCGATCAGACACAGCCGTCGAAGAAGCAAGAATTCATCACGCCTGTGTCTGATGACGGTGCGTCTACAGTAAATGCCGGGGGTTACTACGGCACTTACGTCGATATAGACGCTACAGCTAGAAATGAAGCAGATCTAATTTCCAGATATAGAGAGATTGCAAAGTATCCAGATTGTGATAACGCTATAGAAGAGATAGTCACAGAGGCAATCGCTGCTATCGACAGCGAGAACCCTGTGACTATCGATGTTGATAATCTTGAAATCCCGGACTCCATAAAAGAATCTATAAGAGAAGAATTTGATAAGATTCTTCAACTTCTAGATTTTAAAGATAAAGCCCATGACATTTTTAGAAGATGGTACGTAGACGGAAGACTGTACTATCAAAAATTAATTAATAGTTCAAAGCCTGTTGCAGGAATTTTAGAATTAAGATATATTGATCCTAAGAAAATTCGTAAAGTAAGGGAAGTTAAAAAAGATAAAGTTGACGATACAGGCGTCGAGCTTATTCAATCTGTTGACGAGTATTTTCTTTATAATGAAAAAGGTATGTCATATACTCCGGGTGCTGCTCCTGCTCAAACAAACACAGGAATAAAGATAAGCCCTGATGCAGTTACTTTTGTTCCTTCCGGTCTATTAGATCTTGACAGAAATATTATAAACGGATACCTTCATAAAGCTATTAAGCCTGTTAATCAGCTTAAGATGATGGCAGATTCGCTAGTAATATATCGTCTATCCCGCGCACCAGAAAGAAGAATCTTCTACATTGACGTTGGTAATCTGCCGAAGCAGAAAGCTGAACAATATATGAAAGATTTAATGACCAGATATAGAAATAAGATTGTTTATGATTCCACCACGGGTGAAATTAAAGATGACCGTAAGTTCATGACTATGTTAGAAGATTTCTGGTTACCAAGACGAGAAGGGGGAAGAGGTACTGAGATTAGTACTCTACCTGGAGGAGAGAATCTTGGTCAGATCGCAGATATTGAATACTTTCAGAATAAAGTATATCAATCGCTCAATGTACCTACATCAAGATTTCAAGAATCATCTGGTTTTAATTTCGGCAGACAGGCTGAAATTTCTAGAGATGAAATTAAATTTGCAAAGTTTATTTCTAGACTCCGTAGAAAATTTAATGCTCTGTTTGATGATCTTCTTAAGACACAATTGGTGCTTAAAAAAGTAATTAGATTAGATGAATGGGAAGAAATAAAACAAAGTATAAATTACAAGTATGCTCAAGATCAATATTATCAAGAAATGAAAGAAGCTGAGAATTTAAGAAATAGACTTGACGTATTGAATCAAATGTCTCCGTACGTTGGAGTATATTTCAGTCAAAGTTATGTTAAAAAGAATGTTCTTAAAATGACCGACGCGGAAATAGAAAGAATAGAAGCAGAAAATGAAGAACAGCCTCCAGTATCGCAACCAGGAATGCCGGGGTCTGAACAAGTAGCTGCTCTAAGCAGAGAAGTAAGATAAATAATATTAATGGGTGATTTATGTCAGATAAAGAATTAGTCAACAATTTAGTTAACAAAATTATTAACGGTGAAAATGCAGAGGCGCAGGAAGATGTCTATGCAATCCTTGCATCAAAATTAGACTCTGCGCTTAACGATAAGAAAATGGAAATAGCTCAAAACGTCTATTCCGCACCAGAAGAAGATACAGAGACCAGCGACCATGTCTAAAGATTTTTTCTCTTTTCGAAATCATATTACAGAAAAGACTCTTACCTCCGCCGAAAAAAAGAAGCGTGAAGAGGTAGCTAAAGCTATTGAGCGTGAAAACCCAGATATGCCCATGGGTATGAAGATGGCCATAGCTACAAAGACAGCTAAGCGTGTTGCTGAAGAATCAACCCAGATTGATGAACTAAAAAAATCGACCCTAACAAGTTATGTTAAGAAAGCTGTAGACCCTATATACGGAATTCCGAAAACTAAAACTAAACTCGCTCAGCGCTTAAAAGGCATTCAAAGAGCGCATGAAAGAATAGTAGGTAATAAACCTACCTCGAGTGTAAAAGAAGCCGTTGATGATGAAGGAGCCATGGCAAAAGGTCAGCTGATGCGCATGGTAAATCAGGCATCTGGCCTCGCAAGAATAATGAATGATGATACTCAGCTGGATGGTTGGGTACAGTCTAAGCTTACCATGGCTTCTGATTATTTAGATTCTGTTCACGACTTCTTAATGCACAGCAAACAAGATGTAGATGAAAAAGAAGAAGGTGAAAAAGAAGAAGGTGAGATAGAAGAAGCTAAAAAAACTAAGCTGTTCGGTGCAGCAAAAGTCTACGACCGCTGGGATAAACTAACTAGAAAAGAGACCGGGGAGACCCTAGCTCAAAGACAAGCATGGTACAAGAAAAACATCGAAGATACTTTAAAGCGCAAAAAAGATCTCGAAGATGCTGGTATTATCAGGAAAGAAGATGTTCATTACTGCGCTAAGCACGTTCGCTCAGCTCTTCTTGGTGACGGGGTTGTATTAGAAGCTCAGCACGCTGACCCTAATGACGAAGGTCAGGTTGAATGGTATATGGTAGAATTCAAAGACGGTATTCATAAGGTGTATACAGAGGATCTTGATATAATGCTTGCTGAATATCACGGTAACCACAAAAAGAAAAAGAGAATGAACGATGGCAGATAAACGCATTTTAAAAATTACAAAGCGTCAAGCAGCCGTTGCAATTGTAGGGTCTGGTAACGCCAATATCTCTATTTATGAGCTAGCTCACCCTGGCCCGAACGCTACAACTGATACTCAGATTGTTACCCCTGCAAACGTAGTTTTAACTATTACGGATATTGCTTACGATGTTGGTAATGCTGCTAATATTACCAGGGGTGGTAATTTAATTCTAGCGGTATCTGGCTCCGGTGAGTTTAACCTTACCGAAAAGATTGGCTGTGTACTAGGTGACCAAGCTAACGCTAACGTAGAAGTTAATTTAGGTGCCGCTCAAGGTACTATGATCATTCAGTTTACAAAAGGGAATGGTTATATCGATCGTAACCTTCAACACCAAGGCCCTGGAGTGGATCCATACTAATGAAACTAATTAAAGAAATTTCACAAGAGCTTAAGTATATTACTGAAGCTAAAGAGTCTGGTAAGAAAGGTATCTTTATTGAAGGTATCTTTATGCAGGCAGATAAAGACAACCGTAATGGCAGACGTTATCCAAAAGCAGTTATGGAAAGAGAAGTTAGCCGTTATCAAGATCTTATTAAAGAAAAAAGAGCATTAGGAGAGCTAGGTCATCCTCCTAATCCTCAAATTAATTTAAATAATGTTTCTCATCTTATTACTGAGTTAAAGTTCACAGGCAATGATGTTATTGGACGTGCCAAGGTATTAGACACTCCAATGGGAAAGATTGCTCAGAACTTTATTGAAGAAGGGGTGAGATTGGGAGTATCCTCGCGTGGTCTTGGCTCTTTAAAAGAAAAAGACGGTATCAACGAAGTACAGGATGATTTTCATCTTGCAACCGTAGATATTGTTGCCGACCCATCAGCCCCTGATGCTTTTGTTAATGGCATTATGGAATCAGCTGAATGGATTTTAGACAACGGGGTGTGGAAAGCCGTTGATGTTGAGTATGCGCAGAGAGCTATTAAGAAAGCGTCAAAACACAGTTTAAATGAAACAAAACTAAAGGTTTTCAATTCTTTCTTGAGAAGTATCAAGTAACTCAGCCATATAAATAATAACGTTAAACAAAAAACTCTTAGGAGAAATACGGATGTCAGTGGAAAGTAAAATTGCACAGTTGCTATCTGGAAAAGATAAGCAAAAACTGACTGAAGAATCTACTGAGAACCTTGCTGCAGGTGGAATGGCCGACACCGGCTCAAAAGCCGCTTCAAATGCTAAGAAGGATACTTCTAAAGCAGGTCAGGCAGCTACAGCTGGTGATACCACACAGCCTAAGCAGGGATCCTCACAAGACGCTTCTTTCACAACATCTGACGAAGATGACACTAATTTAGGTGCCAAGAATTCTTCTTCAGTATCAAAAGCACCAGTCCCAGCCACTAAAGGCGACGCTAAGTCAGTAAAAGTTCCAAACATGGAAGAAAAACAAGAACAAGATAATGCTATTTCCGAAAACGACGTTGATGTTTCAGCTCAGCTAAACTCAATTTTCGGAGAAGAACTATCTGAGGAATTCAAAGCGAAAGCTACTTCTATATTTGAAGCTGCTGTTATCGCTCGTGTTAATCACGAGATGGAAAAAGTAACTGCTAAATTAGAAGAAGCTAATGCAAACCAGCTTAAAGAATACACTGAGTCATTAGTTGAAAAAGTAGATTCATACCTCAACTATGTTGTTGAACAGTGGATGGATGAGAATGCATTAGCTGTTGAATCAGGTCTTCGTACCGAGATTGCAGAAGACTTCATTACCGGTATGAAAGAACTCTTCAAAGAACATTACATAGATATTCCTGAAGAGAAGTATGATGTACTTGCTGACCTTCAAGCTAAGAACGAAGAATTAAGCGCTAAGCTTGATGAAGCAATTGAAAAGAATGTCGAGACTTCAAAAGAACTTAGTTCTGTTAAAAAAGCTAGTATCTTCGAAGAGCAGACTAAAAATCTAACTTCTACTGAAGCACAAAAACTTAAAAAGTTAGTAGAAGGGGTCGATTTTGAATCAGAAGACCTGTATCGTGAAAAGCTTGCTGTAATTACGGAAAATTATTTCCCTACTCACACAGGTAAATCACCAGAGCAGGTTCTTGTTGAAGAAACCGCTATAAACAGCGCTAGCTCGTTTGAAAATAACACAACGGTTGATCAGTACGTGAGACATCTCTCGCGCGCTATCAAAACTCGATAACATATAAATATCTTAGAACTTCTAAAAAGGAGAAGGTAATGTACTTATCAGAACAACTTCAGACTAAGTGGGGCGCTGTCCTAGACCACGCAGATCTGCCAGAAATCAAAGACAGCTACAAGAAGTCTGTAACCGCAGTTCTTCTTGAAAACCAGGAGAAAGCACTTCGCGAAGAGCGTCAGATGCTTTCCGAAGTAGCACCAGCTAACAACTACGATTCAACCGCAGGTATTGATCGTTACGATCCAATCCTTATCGGTCTTGTTCGTCGTTCGATGCCTAACCTGATGGCTTACGACATCTGTGGCGTTCAGCCTATGACTGGTCCTACCGGTCTTATTTTTGCAATGCGTTCAGTATACGGTAACGTTCGTACTGATTCAGGCTTAACCGAAGCTCTCTTCAACGAAGCCGATACCGACTTCTCGTCATCTGGTTTCGATGCCGACTACGCCGGTACACCTAAGAACGGAACACATGCTGGTGATAACCCAGTAGATGGTTCTTACACTACTGGCAAAGGTATGTCCAATGCACAGGGTGAAGCTCTTGGTGACGCTTCTACTAATAACTTCGGTTCAATGGCATTCGCTATCGATAAGACCACGGTTACTGCTCGCACCCGTGCTCTGAAAGCTGAATACACCCTTGAACTTGCGCAGGACCTGAAAGCAGTTCATGGTCTTGATGCAGAGTCGGAACTTTCAAACATCCTGTCACAGGAAATTATGTTTGAAATTAACCGTGAAGTTGTTCGTACCATCTATACAGTTGCTAAAGCCGGTTCGCCTGCTACTGCAACAGCTGGTACCTTTAACCTTGACGTTGACTCCAACGGTCGCTGGTCGGTAGAACGCTTCAAAGGTCTTCTGTTCAACATCGAACGTGATGCCAACCACATCGGTCAGGATACCCGTCGTGGCAAAGGTAACTTCATCGTCTGTTCTGCAGACGTTGCAAGCGCCTTAGCAATGGCTGGTGTACTTGACTATGCACCCGCTCTTTCAACCAACCTGAACGTAGATGATACTGGTAATACTTTTGCCGGTGTTCTGAACGGTCGCTTCAAAGTATATGTAGATCCATATTCTGCAAACCTTGGTGCAGCCTCGCAGTTCTACGTAGTTGGTTACAAAGGTACTTCGCCTTATGACGCAGGTATCTTCTACTGTCCTTACGTACCTCTCCAGATGGTTCGTGCAGTAGATCCAAGTAGCTTCCAGCCAAAGATTGGCTTCAAGACTCGCTACGGTATGATTGCTAACCCGTACGTTACAACTACTGGTGGAAGCGCTGCTGCCGATGGTGATACATTTACAGCAAACCGCAACCAGTACTATCGCCGTACCAAAGTTGTAAACCTGATGTAATTGAACCACCAATTAAGAGTGGTATTAGGGGGAGCTAAGCTCCCCCTATTTTTATGAGATAAATAATGATATGTACACATCTAATCTTTCAGAATTAAAGTCGACTGTAACATCTCCTTCTGTTGCAGTCCATAACTTTCTAAGACCTAACGGTTTTAGATTAGTTATAAAAGACCTCCCTAAAGTTTCTTATACTTGCCAGGCTGCTAACCTACCTGGTATTCAGTTAGGTTTCATTAACCAACCTACACCTTTTATTGATAGACCAATTATCGGTGACAAGCTCATGTACACCGATTTAACTATTAAATTTATTATTGCAGAAGATCTAAGCAATTACGTTGAGCTATATGAATGGGTTACAGCATTAGGGTTTCCTAACAATTATGCTGAATTTAAAAACTTTGCAAATGAAAGACTTAATAGATTTCCCTTTAAAGCTGGTTCATCTAATAATGAAGTTTTGGGATATTCAGACGGAACTTTGACCATTTTAGATAGCAATAATAATGCTAAAACTAATATAATACTCAAAGACTTATTCCCTATATCAGTAGAGCCTTTGGATTTCGATACTACTACTGCGGGTGGTTCTTTAGAGTATCTAACCTCAAGAGCAACTTTTAAGTTCAGAACGTTAACAATTGAAACATTATAATTAACCTTGGAGTAGATCATGCAAAACCAAACTCGCCAGATTAGTCTGGAAGAAATCCGCAAGAATAAATTCTTTATCGCAACCCCCTGCTATGGTGGTCAATTGATGGAGCCTTATTTTAGGTCTACCATCAGAATGATGACCTTTTTCAACCAGCATCAAATTCCTCTAGCATTCGGTACAATTGCTAACGAGTCTCTAGTTACTAGAGCCCGTAACGTACTACTAGCGTATTTCCTTAATTCAGATTATACACATCTTCTCTTTATTGACGCAGATATCGAGTTTAGTGTAGAGGATGTGTTGAAGCTCTACGCAGCAGATAAAGAAGTGGCTGTAGGGGCGTATCCTAAGAAAGGAGTTGCCTGGAATCGTATTCGTCAAAATATGCACACTACTCCTCTCGACCAACCGCTTACAGATAAAGAAATAGCAGCTCACGGTTCTGACTACGCTGTTAACTTTAAATTTACTAATCGTGAAACCAAATCAATCGCTGTAGAGAATGGTCTTGTTAAATTACACGACGCAGGCACCGGTTTCATGATGATCAAGCGAGACGCTATTCTAAAGCTGATTCGCGCTTACCCGGAAATTAAGTACAACAACGATGTAGTAATCAATAACGGCGATCTTAAAGATAATTTCTATGCGCTATTTGATACTATGATTGACCCGGTAGATCGTCGATACCTTTCAGAAGATTATACGTTCTGTCGTCGCTGGCAGGATATTGGCGGTGATATCTGGTTAGATCCTACTATTTCTCTAAACCATTACGGTCATTTCTGCTTCCAGGGTAACCCGCAAGCGATCATTAACTGGGAAAAACCACAACAACAACAACCGGTACCACAAGAAGTAAAAACGATTGATCTTCCTGACTAAGTAGATTAATCTTATATTATGAAATTAACTGATATCACCGATCAATGGGCTATTGATTCGGCCATTGATGAGTTGAACCTTGGTAGAGAAGCAACTAAGGTTCCAACTTTACACGCCAAGTATCTGACTCTGTTATCTAAAGCTAAGTTACAGCTTAGAAAAGCAGAGTCAGATTATCTACGTACTCGCAAGATAAAGTATCGTTACTATCGAGGCGAACTAACTCAAGAAGAACTTCAAGCGATGGACTGGTTGCAGTACCAAGGCAATAAACCTCTCAAAGCTGAGATGGATGAATTCTTGCAAAGCGATACTGACCTGGTAGAGCTAGTCGACAAAGTCGAGTATTTTAAAACTGTAATTTATACGCTTGAGCAAATTATACGCTCGATAAATTCTAGAACTTGGGATATTAAGTCAGCAATAGAATATACTAAGTTTACTAATGGTGCATTTTAGTGTCTGTAAAAATAATTAAGCGCGATGAAGTCTATATGAAAGTTTTGTGCGAGATGTCTATCGCACAAGAGATTTCTGAGCACTTTACTTTTGAAGTACCTGGTGCGAAATTTACACCTATGTATCGCAACAAAATGTGGGATGGTAAACTTCGACTATACTCATTAGTGACAAAAGAGCTGTATGTCGGTCTTCTTCCTTACTTAAAGCATTTTTGTGAAGTAAATAACTACCCTATCGATAGTACAGATCTTCCGACTAAAGATACTGATGTTACTTACGATCAAGTTGCTGAGTTTTGCAGCAATCTAAATCTAGGATCAGGAGGTAACCCTCTTCTGATTCGCGACTATCAAATAGAGGCAGTATACAAAGCTATTTGTGATGAAAGACGCTTGCTACTATCTCCAACAGGGTCTGGTAAATCTCTAATAATCTATTGTCTACTTAGATGGTACGAACAATTTGAAAAGAGACAGCTTATCCTGGTACCTACTACGTCACTAGTTGAACAAATGTATTCTGACTTTCAGGATTATTCCTGCTTAAATGGTTGGGATGTAATTACTAACTGCCATCGAATATATTCGGGTCATGAAAAGATAACGGATCTGCCAATTGTAATATCTACTTGGCAATCGGTTTATGAATTGCCTAAGAAATGGTTTGAGGTATTCGATGTCGTCGTAGGTGATGAAAGTCATACTTTCAAAGCAAAGTCTCTTACCAGTATCATGGGTAAGTTAACTAAAGCTCAATACAGGATAGGTACAACCGGTACGCTAGACGGCACTAAGACTCACAAGCTAGTTTTAGAAGGTATGTTCGGTCAAGTGTATCATGTTACTACAACAAGAGAGTTAATTGATAAAGATCAACTTGCAGATATAAAAATATTTTGCTTAGTATTGTCTTACTCACCAGAAATAAGAAAACAAAACTCCAAACTTAAATATCAGGAAGAGGTAGACTTTCTACTACAATACGAAGCAAGAAATAAGTTTATAAGAAACCTTGCTACCTCTCAGCAAGGTAACACACTGGTACTGTTTCAGTATGTTGAGAAGCACGGTAAGCTATTACATGATATGATATCTAAGAAAGCTGAAAATCGAAAAGTATTTTTTGTATCAGGTGCTACTGAAACTGAGTCAAGAGAACAAATAAGAAAGATTATAGAGAAAGAAACTGATGCTATAATTGTCGCATCATATGGTACTTATAGTACGGGTATAAATATAAAAAACCTTCATAATATTATATTTGCATCCTCTGGTAAATCAAGAATTAGAAATCTTCAGTCTATCGGCCGAGGGCTGAGAAAAGGTGATCAGAAAGAGCAATGCAAGCTTTACGATATTGGTGATGATATGGAATGGAAAGGTAGAAAAAACTATACCTTGCTTCATATGATCGAAAGAATTAAAATCTACAACGATGAAAAATTCGATTACAATACTGTAAAGGTAGATATCTAATGTATAATAGAATAATTAAACTCATAAGCGGTGATGAGCTTTTAGCACAAATTGCTGAGGATATTTTTTATTTTGAAGATTCAGAACTAGTTGAACTTCATCACCCTATGCTCGTTAATTATTATAGAACTGCTGATAAAAATGGCAGAGTATATCAAGGTTGTTCTATAAACCCGTGGATTAATATGACTGATGATAGTATAATACACATCAAAGGTAGTTCTATTCTTGCTGTTGCAAGGCTATCTCAAGAAGCTTCTAATAAGTACGAAGAATATATTAGAATGGTAGGCAAAGAAGATTCCGAAGAATATTCTTATCTAAACGAACTCATGGACTATATTAGTAATGCAGATGATGAAGAAGAAAGCGAAGTCGCAGAAAAGCCAACAATCCATTGAGCTTAGAAATGCTCACTACGTTGATAATAAAAAATTTCTCGAAGCTTTAATTGAGTATAGAGCTCAAGTTGCAGATGCAGCTGCCAAGGGTTTGCCCAAACCTAAAGTAAGTAACTACATAGGCGATTGCTTCATTAAGATAGCAACTCACCTTTCTTATAAGGGTAATTTTATTAACTATACTTTTAAAGATGATATGATATCTGACGGTATAGAAAATTGCTTATCTGCAGTCGATAAATTTGACCCTACGAGATTTTCAAACCCCTTTGCTTACTACACTCAGATAACTTTTTTTGCATTCGTAAGAAGAATTCAGAAAGAAAAAAAGTATCAGGCAACTAAATATAGGTTACTAGATAATATTGATATCGATCAAATTGTCTCGCAAGCAGAAGATAATGAAGAATTTGTAAATTATCTTTTGGAGCTAGTAAAGAAACATAATGATACTATCGAACCAGAACGCAAGATGATTAAGCAGCGTGAAAAAAAGGTTGATAGTTACGATGAATCGGATAATTCAGATATGGAGTAGTGGATTTTCTGATTGTTATAATTTATAATGTGCAGGTGATAGGTGCCCTTCCACCTATTAACAAAACTAGGAGCATAAATGTCCAAGATAAAAATAGCAGAACTGTTTTACTCTATTCAGGGTGAAGGGCGGTACATGGGCGTACCGTCTGTGTTTCTCCGTACCTTCGGTTGTAACTTTACTTGCTCAGGCTTCGGTATGCCTATAGGTGAAGTTTCTACTGAGCGTGATATAATCGCTACCGATGCAAAGTCTTTCAAAAAATACGAAGAGTTACCTTTAGTCTCTACAGGATGTGATTCTTACGCATCTTGGGACGTAAGGTTTAAACATCTTTCACCGATGCTGTCGGTTGAAACTATCGTAGAAAAGATTATACAATTACTTCCCCATGGTGTATGGGATGGAGAGCATTTAGTTATAACTGGTGGGGAACCACTTCTCGGGTGGCAACGAGCTTACCCGGCTTTGTTAGAAAACGAAAAGATGATGACGTTGACAGATGTCACTTTTGAAACTAACGGAACACAAGTAATTACTGAAGAACTTGAGCGTTCACTTTACGGTTTTAAATGGGATGGTATCACATTTTCCGTATCACCTAAACTACCGGTCTCAGGTGAAAAATGGGAAGATGCTATTCTACCGGATATCGTAGCATCTTATGAAGAGGTAGGGTATACTTATCTTAAGTTTGTGGTAGCAACAAAAGAAGATGCAGAGGATGCCGAGAAAGCTGTTAAACTATACAGGCAAGCTGGGTTTAAAGGTCCTGTATACTTGATGCCCGTAGGTGGTGTGGAATCAGTATATCATCTCAATAATCGAACAGTAGCTGAGATGGCTATGAAGAGAGGATGGAGATATTCAGATAGATTGCAGGTTCCTCTTTTCAAAAACGAGTGGGGAACTTAATTAACTAAGGAGTAAAGTATGTCGTTTCAAAAAGGTAAAACCGATGCCGAGCTCGGTTATAAAGTGGAAGAGTATTTAAAATCGAAAGGGGTTCATACCCCTACGCTGATTGATCCTCTTCTTAAGAAAGAAGAATGGAAGATTAAAAAGATCGAAAAATATTTTACATCTATTATGGAAACTTTGGGTTTAGATCTTCAAGATGATTCTCTTATTGATACCCCTAAACGTGTTGCAAAGATGTATGTAAATGAAATTTTCTGGGGGTTGAAACCAGATAATTTTCCTAAGGTAACTGTAATTCAGAATAAGATGGGTTACGATGAGATGGTAATTGAAAAAGACATTACATTAATGTCTAACTGCGAACATCATTTTGTAACTATTGACGGTAAAGCCCATATAGCATATATTCCTAAAGATAAAGTTCTCGGTTTGTCTAAGCTTAATCGTATCGTTGAATATTTTGCTCGACGACCGCAGGTCCAAGAACGCATTGCTGAGCAAGTATATCATTCTCTTGCATTTATTCTTGGTACTGAGGATATTGCAGTTGTTATTGAAGGGGTTCATTATTGTGTAAAGTCGAGAGGGGTGGAAGATCATTCCTCTTATACTTACACTGCTAAGCTGGGTGGGTGTTTTAGAACTGAACCTGAAGCCCGTGCTGAGTTTATGTCTTTAATTAAACGCTAATATGACCTGGTATAATAATTCAGAAGGTAGATACGGTACTAACGGAGCCAAAGGGGACGAGGGTGAAGAGATTGTTCGTATTTACTGTGAGCATAATAAGCTTAATTACGAACACAAAGTAGATCCTAACAGTCAAGTTAATTTAAAGATTGACTTTATTATTAATGGTGTACCGGTAGATGTAAAGTCCAATTATTTTAAAGGTTACCTTGGTGTTGAACTTTATAATAAAAGACGTGAAAATGTTGGGTGGATATATTCATCTGCAGCAAAAGAAATTTATGGTGTAGATACTGAAACAAAATCCATCTACCGTTATAAAGTTAATGATATGATAGATTATATACGGGCAAATTTATCTAGGAAAAAACCTAATAAATTTGGTGATTTATTGTTGTGGGTCCCAGTAAAAACAGAGATAATTGAGCAATTACAATGAAAATTTCACATGAATCCCCTCTATCGATGCTCGAACATTCGAGAGTGTATAATGACTATGATTATTGTTTAGTACACCTTCTAGATGAAATACCACAATATCATGAGTTCTTTGTTGATTCTCTTAAAATGGGTCGAGAGGTTATTTTAGATAACTCGATATTCGAATTAGGAACTGCATTCGATATGAATAAGTATGCAGAGTGGGTTAAGAAACTAGTTCCAACCGAATATATTCTTCCAGATGCGTTAGAAGATAGTATCTCTACTATTACTAATGCGGTTAAATGGAAGACTACTTATGCAGATAGTATTCCACAGCAATGTAAAAGTATTGGAGTGGCTCAGGGTAGATCATATGAAGAAATTGTTGGCTGTTATCGGTATCTAGATGAAATAATCAACGTAGATAAGTTGGCTATTTCTTTTGATTATTCTTATTATCAAAAAGTATTTCCACACCCTAATAAGTGGGTATCATTTGCGCTAGGCCGAGTTCATGTACTGAGTAGGATGTTGGAAGAAGGTATTATAAATCAAAGTAAACCACATCATCTGTTAGGTTGTTCTCTTCCTATTGAATTCCTATTTTATCGTAACGGGTTTGATTGGATAGAATCAGTCGATACATCTAACCCTATAGTACATGGTCTAAAAAATATAATGTATGAATCTACCGGTCTGATGACTAAAGAATCTACCAAGCTGGTTAACCTTATTAATGCTCAACCTGATAATATTTCTTCTGATATTATTGACTTGAATATTGATGTGTTTAGACAAATTGTAACAGGAGATTATGAGTGAAATGGATTGCATTTTTTAGTCAGACCGGTTCTGAGATTGTTCAGTTATCCCAATCTTTAAACAAAGTACCGGATTTAATTGCTACTAATAATTACGAGACGACATTAAAAATTAACCCTAAGCTTAGAATGATTGGTGCGCCGATTCAGTATGGCAGTCACGATATGCTGATGACCTTCTTACGAGAACAGACCCTTTGGCGACCCTGTGATACTATAATTACCCTGCATGGATATCTTCGACTTGTACCACAAGACGTTTGTGAAATGTATGAGATTTATAATGGCCACCCTGCAGCTATTGATATCTACCCAGAACTCAAAGGTAAGGACCCGCAAGTAAGAACATGGGAGGGTAAATATAATACTCTGGGATCAGTAGTTCATAGAGTAATACCTGAAGTAGATGCTGGTGAGATTTATACTAAGAAGCACCAAAAGAATCTGGCAAAAAACTTAGATGAAGTATATGGAACTTTAAAGGAATTGTCATTACAATCGTGGACACAATTCATGAGGATGAGAACTAATGCGTATTGGAATAACGGGGTCGCAGTCAGTAGGTAAGACAACTCTGCTTAACGCTCTAAGATCAGAAAAGGAATTTCAAGATTACGTAGTGTGTGACGAAGTAACTCGATGGGTAAAAAAAATCGGTCTACCAATTAACGAGCAAGGTAATGACCATACTCAAGAGTTAATCATGATGAAACATGTTTATAATATATTTTTAAATAAGAATATGATTACTGATCGAACTGTATTAGATGGTTTAGTGTATACGAAATGGCTAAGACAGAGCGGTAACATAAAAGAAGAAACTATGGAAATAGCCTATAATGTGTTTCATAAGCTTATTTCTTATTATGATTATCTGTTCTTTATTAAACCAGAGTTTGATATAGTTTCAGATGGTGTTCGTTCTACCAATACATCATTTCGGAATCAGATCAATAGATCCTTCATAGATGTAATTGAAGAACATAACATACCGGTGCATTATGTATCCGGCTCCGTAAGAGAAAGAGTCAATCAAGTACTTGAGGTGATTAATGGTCGATAAAATTAACGAACTAGCTTCGGTCCATCTTGGTAAAGCTGGAGATGGATCTGTAGTAAAACCATACGTTACGCCCGATAAAGTAGACAGCAGTCTCTTAGTCGGTGTTCCTCGTTCTCTTAATAGAACTGCTTACGGTATCGAAGATGATAATCTGCCTTTCGTAGGTGGTGATGCCTGGAACGCGTATGAATTTTCCACTCTTCTTAAGAATGGATTTCCAGTATCCGGTTGGTTAAAATTTCAATACCAATCTAATACACCTAATATCGTAGAATCTAAATCTGTCAAGTTATATCTTAATTCATATAATATGGATAAGATTATGACCACATTAGATGATTTATGGATCATAGAAGATAAAATCTCTATGGATTTATCAGATGTAGTAGGCGGTGAAGTTAATGTAACTATCCATATAGGTGATGTAGATACGTTTAAACCAGTCACAGGCGATTTCATCTCGCTTGAGAAGTATTGTAATATTGAAAAAATGGTATTTACAGATTATAATGAATCAGCTGATATTCTTGAAGTAGTACCATCCATTGGACGGTATGAAAGATGGCGTTCACACTCACTTCGATCGAACTGTCGTGTAACTAATCAGCCCGATTGGGGAGATGTCTATATCCATATTAAAGGGGATAAGGCGGTTACACCGGAATCTTTACTTAAGTATATTGTATCGATGCGAAAAGAGAACCACTTTCATGAAGAGATTACCGAATGCATTTATAAGCGTTTGTGGGATCTAATACAACCCGAGGAGCTATTAGTGATGTGCCTCTATACTCGGAGAGGGGGCATTGATATCAACCCTATACGAGCTTCTTCATATGAATTAGCTTACCGTCAATCGAATATTCTTAACGTTACTCGTCCATGTCAAAAGACACCGAGGCAATAATGAACTCACCTGATAAGAATGTAAATGAACTATGTGAAGAGTTTGTAAGCAGATCACAAAAAGGATTTACCAAATACGGTGTTACCACTGAGCGTAATGATCTATCATTGGAAGACTGGATACAACACCTCAAGGAAGAGCTTATGGATTCTTGTGTGTATATTCATAGAATTCAAAAAGAGTTGATGAGAGTAAAAGATGATCTTAAGTGAAGCTCTTAATTTACTACCCGATACCAAGGGTTGTGTAGTTATTCTTTCCGGTGGTTTAGATTCTACTATTACCATGCGACTGGCTGTAGAAAAGTATGGGGCTGAAAATGTTTCGGCTCTTACTTTTTTTTACGGTCAGAAACAGGCATTTGAAATAGAATGCGCCAAGCTATCAACAAGCATGTTAGGGGTCTGTCATAAAGTAGTAGATGCTTCTTTCTTAGGAGATATATCTCAAGGTTTCTCAGCTAATGTAGATAAAAACATTGAGATGCCTACTATTAGAGATGTTCTAGGGGACCCTCGTCCTCCAACGTATGTCCCTAATCGCAATATGATACTTATGTCGATTGCAGCTGCATATGCAGAGACTAAAAATGTAGATACTATTCTTTGCGGTCTTCAATCAACGGATGAATATAATTATCACGACACTACAGCGCGATGGATTGGTAAGGTTAATGACTTGTTGTCTGAAAATAGAATAATAAAAATCAAGCTTATTGCACCTTTTAGTAGTTTAAGTAAATATGAAGAAATAAAAATTCTACAGGAGCTTGATGGTAATACCGACCTTTTAGCTAACACGATAACGTGTTATAACCCCGGAAAAAACGGCTATTCATGCGGAAAGTGTCCCTCGTGTGCTGAAAGAATCAATGCTTTCTTAAAATTAAAACTTAAAGACCCCGCCCCGTATAATATAAAAATTACATGGTAAATCTAAAGATCCTAATAGCTATATATTATATACGTTTATTAGGAAAAAAAATGGTTTACTACATTTATAAAATAACTAACGTTTTAAATAATCATTATTATTACGGTAGAAGAGCTTTCGATGGAAAGGACCCTGAGCAAGATTTATATTTTGGTTCAGGTAAGAGGTTAAAAGCCGCTATTAAAAAATACGGTAAACAAAATTTTAATAAAAAAATTATTTCCATACATAGTACAGAAAAAGAATTAATTTTGGAAGAGCAAAAAATTATTACAGAAGATGTTGTTAAGGATCCAGCATGCTATAATTTAGCGATAGGGGGTCACGGAGGCTACACATATTATTTAGAAAGAGTATTTTATCATTCCGAAGAATCGAAACAAAAAATCTCTCAAGCTAACAGAGGAAGACCTAGACCAGATGCTAGAGAAACGTTTATTAAGTTAGGTATTAATAAATGGTGGAAAGGTAAAACTAGATCAAAAGAAGATCGGGCAGCAAAAAGTATAGCAGCAAAAAACGCTATTAGTTCCGGTAAACACCCTGCTAAACTTATGGCAACTTGTCCTTATTGCAACTATACTACTACTATAGGTAATGCTAAGAGATGGCATTTTGATAACTGTAAGAAAAAATAACTATGTGCTCTATAATCGCATCTTTCTCTTCTAATAAACTCAAAGATCTTTATACGCTAAATTCGTACAGAGGATCTTTGAGTTATTCTTTTGCATACTTTACTTTGTGGGAAGAAGAGTTTACTATGCAAGAGTTAGTAAGAGGTAAAGGCGTAGCTCCTGATTTTTTATTTAATGATAAATCGTATTTTACAGTCTGTCACTCACAGGCTCCTACTACTCAAGCAAGTAATATACATCCTGCTGTGTATAGAGGTTCTTATCTCTGGCATAATGGTATAGTAAAACAGAAAACCTTAGTACCCGGTCAGTGGGATACTATTTGGTTACTACAAAAAATTAAAGAACAGGGATGGGATTCTCTTTCCGAAATAGATGGAACATTTGCTTGTATCTTATATAATAACGACGGGCTGTATGTTTTTCGTAATGAAATATCTCCTATGTATTATGATAGTCAGATGAATTTTTCTTCTACTAAATTTGAGAATAGTCAGTCACTTATTCCTAATCATGTCTTTAAAATAGATCTAGCGCAAAGAAAATTAATATCAATACACGAATTTAACACTTTTGAAAACCCGTACTTCATGGAGTTCTAATGAAACCTACCGATACATTTAAACTAAATAAGGAAAATAAAATTATCGCATCTAGATATCTAGATAAACACGAAAGAGGTAAATACCTGCGTTCGGTGGTATCAGCTCAATTGTGTGCTGATCAGGCTAGAAAAATGAGTTTAGTTAAAGATCGAGAGGTTAAGAGTGAAAACTAATTTTGAACGTATTAGAGACTGGTCTGATGAACGTCTGATTACGTTTCAAACACCTGATCGTAATGGTTTCGTTTCTATGATCGTCGAAGAGCTTGGAGAATTTATTGCAGCTCCCGATACAGAAGGTCGCATAGATGCTATGGCAGATATTATTGTATTTGCTTATGGGGAGATTGCTAAGTACGGTTATAATGGCGATAAAGTTATGAACGAAGTAATCAAAGAAATATCTTCTCGAGTAGGCCAATACGACCCGGTAAGTAAAAAATGGCAGAAAGATAAATCACCTGAAGCACAAGCTAATTGGTATACTGCAGACTTTACTAATTGCAAAATGTGAGATAATATGGGCAAATTTTATTCTACAAAGACATATGGAACTGATCGTGGGCTGTCGTGCTGTTTTCGTCAGTGGCGAGCTAAGCATTCACACTGCTCTACGTTGCATGGATATTCTATCGGTGTTAAAGTTATTTTTGAGTGTGAAAGTTTAGATGAAAGAAACTGGGTAATGGATTTCGGCGGTCTTAAAGATTTCAAAAATTGGCTAGACTATATGTTCGATCATACTCTACTCATTGCAGAAGACGATCCTCATATTAGTACCTTTCGCGAACTATCTAATATAGTAGATATGACAGCACTTGATCTCGAAAGTTCAGTTGCTTATAAACGTGGTGCTGTTTGTGATCTTAGAATCGTACCTGGGGTAGGTTGTGAGAGATTTGCCGAAATGGCCTATCAAGAGCTATCTAGAATCCTACATATTAAACTCTTCGATGGTAAGTTGTTAAATCATACAGTAAGAGTTAAATCTGTTGAAGTATTTGAACATGCCGGAAACTCCGCTATCTATGAAGGATAAGCTAGTAGCTTTAGTAACAGATACTCATTTTGGAGCTAGATCAGATTCCCTTCCTTTCGATTCATTCTTTAAAAAGTTTTACGAAGAATGCTTCTGGCCAACTATAGATGCAAAAGGTATTAAAACTATCTTTCATCTAGGGGACTGTTTTGATAGAAGGAAATATATTAACTACAACACGCTTAAGTCTTGTAGAGAATATTTTTTTGATCAAGCTAAGAAACGTGATGTTCGTATTGTTATGATTGTAGGAAATCACGATACCTACCATAAGAATACTAATGATGTTAATTCTCCTGATCTTCTTCTTAGAGAGTATAATAATGTAATATCACACTCAATACCAGTTGAGATTAAAGTAGGTAATACTCAAATATTACTTATGCCTTGGGTGTGTACTGATAATTACCAGCTCTTTCAGACTAAAATAAAAGAAACTAACTCTAAAGTTATGTTTGGTCATTTTGAGATTGCCGGGTTTCAGATGTATAAAGGCCATGATAACCATGAAGGATTTGATCGTAAAGTATTCGATAAATTTGATTTAGTTTGCTCAGGTCATTTTCATCATAGATCTACAGAAGGTAATATTACCTATTTGGGCAATCCGTATGAAATGACATGGTCAGATTATGATGATCCTCGAGGTTTTCACCTATTTAATACTGATACTGCTGAGCTAGAATTTATTCCAAACCCCTTCACTATCTTTACAAAAGTATATTACGATGATACTAAAGATTGGGGATATTCAGAAGATGATTTTAAAGATAAACACGTGAAGCTGGTGGTAGTAAATAAAACAGACTATTATAAGTTTGATCAATTAATCGATAGGATTAATAATTATGGTCCTATCGAGTTAAAAATAATAGAAGATATGTCAGAATTTGAAGCAGACATACTTCAGGATGATAATCTAGATGTAGAAGATACTATGTCATTACTTTCTCAATATATTGACAGTGTTGATATTATGGGTGATAAAAATCGTTTGAAGACTCTAATGAAAACACTTTATATTGAAGCTCAGAATAAGGGCGATGACTGATGTCTGTACACTTTAAAGCAGTGCGCTATCGTAACTTTTTATCTACGGGCGCACAATTTACTGAAATCAAGCTAGATAGATCTCCTACTACACTTATTGTAGGGGAAAACGGTGCTGGCAAGAGTACAATACTCGATGCCATTTGTTATGTTCTGTTTAATAAACCGTTTAGAAATATTAATAAGCCACAGCTGGTTAATAGTATTAATCAAAAGCAAATGGTGGTGGAGATAGATTTTAATGTAGGTCCCAAGCAATATAAAATTGTTCGGGGAGCTAAGCCTACTGTGTTTGAAATATATCTAAACGGTGATCTGGTAAACCAAGTAGCTGATTCTAGAGATTATCAGCAATATCTAGAAGAGCATGTATTAAAGCTTAATTATAAATCGTTTACTCAGATAGTAATTCTGGGGTCGGCTTCTTTTACTCCATTCATGCAACTACCAGCCGGTCACCGTCGAGAGATCATCGAAGATCTTCTGGATATTAAAATATTTTCGTATATGAACGATGTGCTGAAAGAAAAGCACAACGAGAATAAAAATAATATAACTTTATTAGAAAATAATATTCAGCTAGGAAAGTCTAAAGCTAAACTGCAGCAAGGGTATATAGAAACGCTAGAGAATGATAAGCTGGAAAAAGTAAATCTACTCACAGCAGAGATAGAAAAGTGTAATGAAAAGATACAAGTCTTAATCGATACTAGAGATAAGCAACAAAGCATTATCGATAATCTAAAAAACTCTATTACTGATCTGGACGCTAATACATCAAAAGAGAGTAAACTAAAAGCTATTTTAGATAAGTTAAAGTTAAAAAAGAAAGACTCTATTAAAGAGATTAATTTTTATAAAGATAACGATACCTGTCCTACATGCAGTCAAACTTTAGATGAAGAGTTTAAAGTACAAGCTGTACATAGTCATGAAGAAAAATTGAATGAATTAGCAGCTGCTATAGAGCAGATTGAAAATCAAATTCTGGATGTAGAGAGTAGATTAGAACAAATAAATGAAATTAAAAATGAAATTATTGCTAATCAAAATTTAATTAATAAAACCTCGAGCGATATTATTACAGAGCAATCTCTCATTGGTAGAATGAATAAAGAGATTGAACAATGTCGAACTAATACTGGTAATATAGATGATGAGAAGTTAAAACTAAAAGAAATAGCTAAAGAGGTCGTAAAACTTAACGAAGAGAAAGCCGCTGCAGCTGAAGAACGTCAATATTTAAATATGGCAGAAATTTTATTAAAAGATACGGGCATCAAGACTAAAATTATTAAACAATATCTACCGTTGATTAATAAACTAGTAAATAAATTTTTACAATCTATGGATTTTTTTGTTTCTTTTGAACTAAATGAGTCATTTAACGAAACTATTAAATCTAGACACCGAGATGAATTTAGCTATGCTTCGTTTTCTGAAGGCGAAAAAGCTAAAATTGACTTGGCATTGTTATTTACCTGGAGAACTATTGCTAGGATGAAAAATTCTACCAATACTAATTTACTTCTGCTGGATGAAGTATTTGATGGGTCTCTAGACCTTAATGGTACAGATTATGTAATGAATATTCTAAATACTATAGGTGAAGAGAGTAACATCTTTGTAATTAGTCATAAAGATGCGTTATTCGATAAATTTAGATCTGTCATTAGATTTGTAAAGAAAAATAACTTCAGTACTATAGCTTAGAGGTAATATGTCGACCATACCGAAAGAATATCTAGAATCAAGTTTCGATTTTGGTTTTTCTGCTGTAGACGACCCAGATAAAACCCCAGTACCTTCTGCTCCTGCAGTAAGCACAGAAGAAATTTCTGGACCTATTCTAGAGCGTATTAAAAAATTAGAAACCAATATCGAAGAAGTCGTAAATATTTTAGAACGAATAGAACAAGCCAGTACTCCTAACCTAGACACTGAAGAGTATAAAGCATTAATTAGTAAAGATATTAATGAAAAGCTTAAACTGTTAGAAAGTATGATCATGCCTCTGCTGGTTAACTTAATGAAGAATCCAGAGAAAGACTATATACATTGGCCGAACAGATCAGCCCTTATTCAAAAACAAATAGATAAAATTATATCTATTACTCGATCTTAAATATGAAAAAATTGTATATCAGTGATACACAAGTAAAAAAATATACTTCTGATATTATTCGGCAACTTACTCTTAAAAACTGGAGACCGGATCTGGTTTTAGGGCCAGCGAGAGGAGGCATCGTTCCTGCGAACTACATCAGTCAATATTATGATATACCTTGTTATATTATTAATAAAGGGGTAGGAATAATCCTCCCTCAAATATTTCCTCACATTAAGATATTGTTTATAGATGATATAAACGACACCGGGTCATCATCCCATAAAATAAAACAAGATTTAGATTCTAGATATGCAAAACTAAATGTAAAGTATTGCTATTTAATTGATAATGAGTCTTCTACTTTTACGGCAGATTTTTCCGGGCTTACAATTAACAAGCTAGAAGACCCTTGCTGGGTTATTTTTCCTTGGGAGAATTGGTGGGAGGCCTGGTAGAAGATTTAAACATAGATATTGCTTCAGTAGAATAATAATCTCTACCAAACTTCATGCCTGGGGGAAGGTCCTCTCTATTTTTAATACGAGTTTCATAATCAGAATTAGGATCGTAAACCCAATATAAATCTTTAGAATTAGTATTGCCTTTCATAGCTTCAGAAGTTTTTTGTTTAGATTCTGGTCTATGTTTTTTACCCGTAAATCTACCCCGGCCTTTAAGCTTTAAAGATATTTTACGTTTTACTTCCTCACTTCTCGGTTTACCTTTAGTAGCTAGAATTGCAGCAGCTACAGCTTTTTCGGTATTTCTCTTCTTGATTACTAAATAGTCTTCAGTTATAATATATTTGGAATAAGATCGAGCAGTACGAGCATTAATTACTTCTACAGAAGATTTTTCTTTTACAGAAGTAAGAATTTCGTACTCATGACCATATTTCTTTCTGATCTTTTCTACAGGAAGATCAGAAACGATTATTTGTCTAGTTTTGTGAAAACAATAGTAATGGATCATTAAAATATATATGGTAAGAATAAGTCTAGAAGATACGTTAAAAACCGAAATGCTTCGTGGTTTTGACACTAAAGATGAGTTTAGGGAAGTAATGAGAGACATTGCTATGGAATACAATACTTCTACCCTCGAGGTGCTTACTAAATATTATAAAGTGCGACAAGAGGCTAACCATGAAGTATATAGTAACTGATGAAGATATTGTATGCCTTCACAATGCTAGGTGTTATATTGCCAAAGCGTTGTTGGATGGTAAAGGTGAGATCAGCGAGCTTACTAGACAGCATTTGGTAGAAGCTTTATGTTATTTAAGCCCTACTACTATTAGACTTCGTAACGAACAGACGGAACAAGAAAAAGAGAGGTTAAAAAAAAATAGTAGAACATTAAGCAGTAACAATTTATAATTTAATTATTCTCGTATAACCATATGAGAATATAAATAGGGTTGACTTTACAAGAGTCAACTCAACGAAATTAATTCATAGGAAACCCAATGAAAACTGTAAATCAAATCTGTATTGAAACTGTTATTACAATTAGTACTTTCGCTGTAATTATTCTATTTCCATATGTGGCCCCTCTTATCACTTTAATGTAAAATATATGAAACTTCGTATTGGATCATTTGAATATCGTCATGGTGAATCGGAAAGTGACCGTAATCGAGACCCGGAAATTGTTAAATTTCTAGAAAACGGGACTTGCTATACTATAGCATTTTGGCGTTTGAATAAAGAAGGTTATTATGTTGAATCGGTAGGAGGTAGGTTAATTGCCTGTTTACCAGAAAAAGAGTTTATCGCCCTTCTTAACTACGGTCAATCCGTTCTTGATGCTCATTTTACTCTTAAAGAGTTTTTGAAATGAAAATTAACATTGGCCCTTATACTAATTATTTCGGTCCTTATCAGCTAGCGCGACTGTTGTGCTTTTGGGTTGATCGGGTGGAAGATAAGTATGGAGTAGAAATATATCCTAACTGGGTCGAAGATTTTGGTGAATGGCTAAGTAATACCTGGGTGGGTTTTGCTCTTGAATGGTTGGAAGCCCATAAAGAAAGAAAAATTAAAATAAAAATTGATAAGTATGATACCTGGAGTATGGATCATACTTTAGCTTTAATTATTGTTCCTATGCTTAAACAACTTAAAGAAACCCAGCATGGCTGCTGCTATGTAAATGATAAAGATCTTCCCAGAAATATTCGATCTCAATTTCCTGTAACTGAGGAAGAAGATAGTTTTTTAGAAGAACGATGGAACTGGGTAATGGATGAAATGATCTGGTCATTTGAGCAGATCATTAATAAAGAGGATAATGAAGCTCAATTTTACAGCAAAGATGAATTTAAAGCAGGTTCTTCTTTTGAAGATTATTTAAGAAATCTAAAAGTAGATAGAAAAGGATTAAAAGCACATCAGGATCGTATTCACAACGGTCTTGTATTATTTGGTAAATACTATCAGCATTTATGGGACTAATATGACATATAGTTTGCGACGTACACAGGATGGTGCTGGAGATAGTGGCTCTATGAGCCAGGCTTTAATCTTTACTATTGATCCGAGTACGGGAAAAGAGCACATGGAAGTTAAAGAGGATGCTCGCCCTGCTGTTGGAGTTGCTATGCGAGTAGGTAGCCGGTTTACTAGAACGTACGGTCAAGATTGGTGGCAGACAACAGTAATTACAGAAATTATAGAGTCTCGTAAGACGGAATATGGTGATTATGTTCGGTTTAAAACCAATAACTCTATATACGAATGGGCCTCTTTTTAATAAATCTATATGGCTAAGAAAGAAAAAAAGAAAGACATTGTCACTCCTTCTCGAATGTCTTCAGATAGACTTAAAATGGTTGATCCGGAAGATAGAGAGTTACTTAAAGGTAAGAGTGAAATGTATGTAATGGGTTGGAATCGAGTAAAGTACAACCAGGGATTCCAGATCGGATGAAAGTAAAAATTGAGATTAATATCGAGATTGATCCTAAAAAAGATTCTAAAGATATACAAGAACTTATAGAGGTACTTAAAACTTTACAGAGCGCTGGTAAATTAACCAGTAACAATATAAAATATCATTACAAAAAACACTCTAATAGAAGGTATCAATGAAGTTCGGCTGTTATTTTTATACTATGGGTCATACTATTTGGTTTAACACACGCGAAGAAGCTTATCATTATGGCCGTAACTCAGGATTTGAATTTACAGTTCTAGAGAGAAAATATAATGAATAAATTTTATTTTGAAATTGATGGAACTAGATCTCATTTTTGTACTCATTTAAATTTTGATCTATCAACTCAAGATGCAATTATTCTAGCTGAAATAATAACCCGACAAGCTATTGATTACGATTACACTGGTGAACTAAATATCTGGGATAGCAACAACAATCTTCATGTTTTTATAGTTCAATCTGAATATAGACAAGCGGTATCTGTAGAGAAAATAATATGAACATATACATCGACTGTGAATTTAACGGACATGGGGGTGAATTAATTTCCATGGCTTTAGTGGCAGAGGACGGAGCAGAATTTTACGAAGTATTAAACACATCTGAACCAATTCAACCTTGGGTAGAGCAACATGTAATACCCTATCTCAATAAAGAACCTATCCCTAACTATATATTTCAACAAAAACTCTGGTATTTTCTAGCTTGGTATACAGACTTTAATCTGATATCAGATTGGCCTGAGGATATTAAATATTTTATGCAATCGATTATAACTAAACCCGGGGAGATGATGTCTGTTCCATCTTTTTCCTGCGAGGTAAGACGTGATCTGTCTTCTAGTAAATCTAAAATACCGCATAATGCACTAGAAGACTGTCGAGCAATTGCTATGCTCAGCAGAGAGTTATCTCTTCTTCCCTATGAACATATGTACGACAACCCGTTCCATGATTCCCCTTAATCAGTTAGTTGATCTAGCTAAAGAATCTGAATCGCAAATTTCATTTGATTGGTCAGAAATTCAGGTATCTAAAGAGGATGCGTATCGTTTAATGGCGTTACACTGTCAAGAGATGGATGATGATCCGATAATGCTAAAAGCCTGTTTAGTTAGTCTTCTGGTAGAAAATATGGTCCTTCACGTACAACTATTAAAAAATGGCGTATCTTAATCATTCTATACCTACAGTTACTGGATATATTCGCAACGAGTATTTGTTTAATCATGAAAAAGGTCACGGTGAATATACTCCCTGTGATATTCATACCGTAGCCTCTATTGAAAAAAGAGTTCCGTTATTTGAAGCTTTGTTAGAAAATGGGGTAAACTGGACTCGTCGCCCCATTACAGCTTTTGCCTGGAAGAAAGAAGCTCCAGTTTATGATTTAAACATTCATCAGTACTGGGATTGTTTTTCTCCTTATATTGATGTTAACGTGAGATCTAGACTTCAGGGTCTTCGATGCAAGCTGATAGATTGGAAAGGGGATATTCATTACGGGGTTTATATGTTTACTCTCGATTGGTCATGGGAAAACAGAACCAATCTCAACACTAATTTTTCTGAGACTCCAGAACATAAGTGTGCTCATTTTATAAAAGAGGATTCAGGTAACTATTTTCTTTACCCTAACAACCGTATAATTTGGCATGATGATGCTTGGATACATAATCCCATCTCTAAAAACCCAGGTTATCGAATTGATATGACGGAATATACAGTAGAAAATACTCGAGTAACGTTTACAGACAGCAGCTACATGACAGAATTTGGAAAATCAGAATCCAATGCCGTATAGAACCGTTTTAATTATGGGATTACCAGGATCAGGTAAAACCACTCTAGCAAGAGAATTAAAAGAAAAACTAGAGAGATATGTCTCGGTGGACTGGTTCAATGCTGATGAAGTAAGAAAAGATCACAACGATTGGGATTTCAGTCGAGAAGGCAGACTTAGACAAAGCTATAGGATGTTATATCTAGCGAACAATTCTAAAGCTGATGTTATACTGTTAGACCTGGTAGCTCCTTTAGCTGATATGAGAGATATTTTAAAACCTGACTACACGGTATGGCTTAATACTATACCAGAGGGACGGTACGAAGATACTAATAGGGTATTCGAACCACCTGAACGTTACGATTTAATGATAAGCCATCATTCAGATAGCTGGTCAGATTATCTGGTAGAACAAATCGTAAAGAAAAAAGATTATGAGTGATTTGTCTATACTGTTGGCATTTTTTATTGCTTTCGTGAGTGGTTACTTAATAGCTTACTTCCTTCACGATACCTAGCCTCTTGATTTTAGGTAGTAACCATGGTATAATGGCTGTACGATAAGAGGATACATTATGGAATACAAGGACAACTTTTTAGAAAAACTAAGTTACTTCGAAGCGATTCGAGTTAGCTATGGTTTTACGTCATGCTGGTCGATTTACGAAGTCTGGTGTGGTAATAGAATCCATCAACCTCACCCTTTTCCCAATGCTGTAGAGTTAGTGTATAACGATGTATCAGCCCCTATCTGCGGAAAAAGCTGGTTAGATTTATGGGCAGCTGCAGATAAGTGTATTCTTACGAGTAATGACTTACATCATGTGTATATTGAGAGATTCAGTAAAAGCAGGGGACAACCTGGCGTACTTATACTGACTACAGGATCTTAATGGTATGTTATTTTTGTTGTTGATGGCAGTATCGATTTCTTTTGTAATAGGATACTGTATTGGTCAAATCATGGGTGACTATCATGACTTTAACCTTTAACAGAGTCATTCACGATTGATTTCTGCTCGATGATGGGAGTATATATGTTGATTATGTTATTAATAGGAATAGCTTGTGTGGTTTATTATGAACGTATACTGTAAGAAGACTGAGCTTGAATACTGCCCCAGTTGCGGTGGGTTTGGTAATCACGGATTTGAAGAAGAATCTGGGAATGAGTACATCTGCTATGCCTGTGGTGGTACTGGGGTAATTAATGAAGAATAGATACGGTAAAGAATACTGGTTTGAGAAGGTCTCTGAGACCACTTATCGATTCCATATGGAAGAAGGTGCTGACGAATGGATGAGGTTTGGTGTTCAGGATGGGCAAACAGAATTAGACGAAACTGATCTGGGTTATTTTGATCCTTCAGGTGGACCCTTTGTTAGTATTGGCTATAAGGTAGATAATAAGCCTATTACTCGTATTTCGAGTACCAAAGAGGGTATTTTTGTAGAGGTAAAAAATGACTAATCAAGAATTGATTAGTACCTTGAAAAAAGCCAGTGAAAGTCAAGATAACATTGCTTTGCAGATGTTATTGATTATAGCAGCAGAACGAATTGAGAGACTACACGCTGCATTATATGGTGATAAAGATGAACGAACGAATTAAAGAACTTGCCAAGCAAGTCGGTGCCGTGCGTAATGTAATGGCTATGGGAAGGCATGATGGTGTGTTATTCACCGAGTTTGAATTAGAAAAGTTCGCCGAGCTGATTGTGAAGGAATGCGCTAAGTTTGTAGAAGAAACACGATGGATGTTCCAACCCAGTCAAGAGCAGATTGCGAGAGGTATTAAAGAACATTTTGGTGTAAAATAATGAATAATCGAGTTAAAGAACTTGCAAATCAGGCTGCTGGAGGTATGTTATCATATGATGCCGAGGGAGACTGGCGATTAAGTCAGACTGAAGTAGAACGATTCGCCGAGTTGATTGTGAAGGAATGTATTCTAACTATTCAAATGGGCATTACTCGTGATGGCCACAATACTGAAAAGTATCTACGGTCAATGAAACATATCAAACAGATTAGAAAACATTTCGGAGTTGAATAATGAATGAACGAATTCGTGAACTTGCTCTACAAGCTGGATACCAACGGATAAACGATTATTACACTAACGGAACAGTTACCGCTTTCACTGATGAACAAATAGAAAAGTTTGCCGAGCTGATTGTGAAGGAATGTAAACAAGTATCACTAAAACATAGTCATCGTGATGATGATATGGGTGCTATCATTGCTAGACACATTAAAGAACATTTCGGAGTTGAATAATGAATGAACGAATTCGTGAACTTGCTTTAGATGCAGGATTGCTCAACTATGTGGATAACGAAACTCCGCGAAGATGTTTCATTCATGGTCATGCTGACCTAGAAGAAGTACAAAAGTTCGCCGAGTTGATTGTAAAAGATTGCTTAAATGAGTTATGCGATCAGATGGATAAACACCATATAGATCTTTCTAATCTACCGGCCTGGTATAAGTCTATGGAAGCGGTGGAAAAAAAGTTCGGAGTTGAATAATGAAAACAGTATTAGACGTAGTATGTACCGCAGATCTAGACCCTAAGGGTATTCGTAAAACTGTATGGATCGGTGATACTGATCAGAGTCAGGTCAATGAAGTAGAGACTTGGGAAGAGATCATTCAAAGGAATATTGAGTATTATACTTTCGGTGGTCCTATTAAAGAATGCCATAGAGATGAAGTGAAAGCTCTTCGCAAAGGACTCAAAAAAGCCCTGAAACGCTTTGATAAACTAGTAGAAGAGTATGGCTATTCGCTATAACACTTCGCTAGACCACATCGCTGGAAGCTTCGCTGAAGAGATCGAATAGTAGTAGAATACACTACTAGTTAGTAGATTACACTACTATTTAAGAACGTTAAACTGATACATTGGTATTATATAGAAAAAGAAAAACTGCGCGTAATCGATTATACTACGGCGATATCGAGTAAGTGTCGGAAAATATTGCAAATCGAGAAAAAACAGGGTAAAACTCCACTAAAATCAATAGTTTAAAATCAGTTGCCTTTTGGTCGTAGTATATACAGGTATACGTTGTTTTGATTAACTTAAACTAATACCACAAGTAAGAGATCGCGAAGAGAATATACAGAAACTTATCGTCGGTTAAATTCACGCTTGCCTAGCTTATAGCCTACGGGGGCTTGATACTTGCGGTAAGTTTTGCCGCGGCGATTGACTATCCATCGCCTGCCTTTAATTCTATCGGCTGAGCCACGCTTAGCGCCTATAAGATCTTTAGATCTTTCGGTGTGCTCTTCACCTTCGAAGTTCTTTTTACCTTCCATGGACTTAGCTATCTTAAGCTTAGTAGTGCTCGAATGTCTAGAACCTCTTCTGCCTCTAGCTATAGCTTGTTTGTGCTGTGGTGAAAGTGTATCACCACCTTCTATTATAAACACTTTGAAAGATATCATATTCTCGAAATAAGCAGAGTGGATATACGTATTTATCCGTTTGATTAACTTAAACTAATACCGCATGTTATTGTTGTGGATTTTTGGAAGTAACTGCCGTATAATGGCTGTACGAAATGAGGAATCCACAAGAGGAAAGTGATATGCCGAACATGAGCTATTGTCGTTTTGAGAATACCAGTGGGGATCTTCGTGATTGCGTCGATGCTATGATAGAGTCTAATACCTGGCAAGATCTAGATCTGAACTCAACTGAGTACAGTGCTTATCGATACATGAGAAGCCTTTGTCAACAGTTCCTCGAGGAATATGATCGCCTGAGCGAAACTATGCACCATGTACTCGACGAGTAACCCTGAAAAAACAGTTGCCTTTTGGTCGTAACCATGGTATAATGGCTGTACGAAATGAGGAGATCGATATGAACACCACACAAGACTACGTAGGATACACCGTAATCGCCGATGGCGTTGATGCCAGCCGCTATAGCACTCCTGAAGTAGCAATGGAGGCCTACGCAGTGGAGCTGTATCAATATATCTCAGATGCATCTAAGGACGCTCAGGGCTGGCGTGTTCGGATGGATATCACAAACATGACCATTGCTGAGCTCGAGGAAGAGTGCATCGCATGGTCGGATCGCGTGGTAGAATCTATCGACTTCGAAAAGAAGGAAGCTGCTCAGGCAGTAGAGAAGTTCAAAGCTCTGGTTCAACACACCATTGAGATGGGAGCAGGTGACGAGGAGACTGCACTTCGCTGGTTAGTTCAGGGCGAACAGGATTTAGAGCATTGGGTTTACATGCAGGGCATTCTCTTCACGGATTACGGTCGTGATCTGGTGAAGCGGTTGGGTTCTATTGTGGAGGCTGCGTAATGAGTAAGCGATTCAATCTGAGCGTAGGGGATCGAGTGCGGTTCCCGTTGAAGAATCATCCAAGCGATTGGTTTGGTGAGGTTACTAACATCGTGGTTCAGGAGACGGCCAGTGGTAAGCTCGTACCGGTGGCAGAGATCTCGTATATGGATGGCAGCTATAACCGTATTGCCATGGTAGATGTTACTAAAGATATTAAGGTGTTGTTCCGCGACGTGGCTATGCAGAGTCGCTGTCGATTCACCTGCTAGTTAAGGGGGTCTGGGTGCTTCTCCTCCTCTTTGCACCCGGGCCCTCGCTTCTTCGAAAACTCCAATGAATTCAACGAGTTATAACCTATTGATTTCATTGGAGTTTTTTTTGTAAAAAGTAGTGGATTTTTGGTCGTAACTGTAGTATAATGGCTGTACGAAATGAGGAAACCACAAGAGGAAAGTGATATGAGCCGTATGAGTGATCTTGCTATCGATATTGAAGACATGCTGTTGAACGGAAAGACGGTCGAGGAAACCGCGAAAGCGCTGGGTATCCCGACTTCATGGGTAACTCCAATCCAAGAGATGATCCAAGAGATGATCGAAGAGGAATCCCACCGCATCGATCGATATCAGGCTGAAATGGATGGTGATTGGGACACGGCTATGGCTTCGGCTGGCTACGGTACCGATGAGGATTACGGGTACTACGGTGAAGAAGCACCGTTCTAAAAAGTCTAATGAAATCAACGAGTTATAACCTATTGATTTCATTGGAGTTTTTTCTTGAAAAAACAGTTGCCTTTTGGGCGTAACGGTAGTATAATACGTGTACAAATTGAGAAGAGGAGATGGTTATGCAAAAAGAATATATTAATCAGCTGGTTGAAAATTTTACGGAATTCTGCGTGGCGCGCGCTAAGGAAATGATGTCAGATATGCCCGGCGATTATGCCTCATATGTAAGTGCGAGTTCGGTACTAGAGGATGCAATTAAAGTTGAGGTAGAATGCGGTATGTTGGATGAATACATCGATGAAATCACCAGCGTTATTCGGGATGAATTTACTCAGGCAGTGTTGCGATCCAAAGTTCTCGTTCGGGATATCACCGTCGATTCGGAAGGGTTTGTAGATGCATCTACGAGCATTGTAAAATAACAGTGGCATTTTGGTCGTAACTGGTGTATAATGGCTGTACAAATTGAGAAGAGGAGATCGATATGTACGTGAGAGCCATGGTAACAGAGTGCGACTTCACCGAACGCAAGTACCCGGTACCGGTGAAGGGTGCCTGGATAGTAGCTCAGGGTCAGACCGGTCGCTGGTGTCCGGTGATGTACGTAGGTCCGGAGTATCTGGACGCGGCCGGTATTAGGCCCATCTCTATTCAGCAGGCATACGACCAGATCAAAATCATTGGTGGTTATCCTGACTTCCAGTAAAAAGTAGTGGCCTTTTGGTCGTAACTGGTGTATAATGGCTGTACGAAATGAGGAGATAGATATGAAAAGTATACAGATTGGTGATAGGGTTCGTTGGGAATGCGTTGCGGGTGTTATTCGTGGTGAGATCGTAGATATTAGACTAGTTCTAAATGCCAATGAAGAGCTGGTACCGTGGTTGACGATTGAATACGGTTCGAACCGGGTTGAAATCTGTGGTACTGACCTGAACCTGAGTCTCATGAGATTCACTGTTCTCTTTCGCGATACTGAAAAACAACTGGAGACTATCTAATGTCAAGCCGTTACCCTAATATGTCATACTGCATGTTCGAGAACACCAAGCAAGCCATGGATCAGCTAATCGATAATATGCGAGAAGCGTTGGAAAACGGTCGAGAAGGGGCTCATGAGTTTTTGAACGACATGTCACGCGAAGAACGCCAGGCGTTCAATGAGATGTTCGGAATGTGTGAAGATCTCATGAACTGCATCGATGAAGTTCAGGAATATGCGGAGCAAGCGTAATGGCCTATTTTACTCCACCTGGCTTCAAAAAAGTAAACGGTGAATGGGAGCGTACCATGATCAACCATGTATTCATCAGTGCACGTGCATCGGCGTTAGAAGTAGACGTCAATCGAGTGAGAGTGGGTCGAGCTACCTCAGCCTCTGAGTTGCTGGATCTGTTCATCGCTAACGGTATTACCACGAAGGATGACATCTACAAGTCCTCCAGTGTCGACTTCTGCGAGGAAGCTGGCTGGGTGGCCGGTGGTGCACACCGCGTGATCGATCGAGCTATGGCTATGTTGGTGGTAGCTACAAAAGGCCTTGCAAATCAATAAGTTATAACCCATTGATTTCCTTAGGGTTTTTCTAGTGGATTTTCCGACCGAAATGATGTATAATGCCGTACGGCAACCGGAGACGGGGGGAGACAAACAGGGCGAGTACCTCTATATCCTATCGATCTGCTCAGGTATTCTTCTGTAAAAAACAGTTGCCTTTTGGTCGTAACGGTAGTATAATACGTGTACAAAATGAGAAACCAAGAGGAGATCTAAGATGGGACGTATTTCTGATGTGATGATTGATATTGAAGAGATGCTGTGCGCTGGCTACAGTGTAGAGCAGGTATCTAAAGGATTGTCCGTACCGATTGAATGGGTACAGACGGTTTTGGAGGCTATGGAATCTGAGGAGTACATCGGTGATGATTCCATGGACGGAGACCACGCTTCGGCTCTGGCCTCTGCCGGATGGGGTACCGATGAGGACTACGGCTGCTACGGTGAAGATGCACCGTTCTAAAAACTCCAATGAAATCAATGGGTTATAACTTGTTGATTTCATTGAAGAAAATAACAGTTGCATTTTGGTCGTAACTGTAGTATAATGGCTGTACCAATTGAGGAGATATATGATGAAAACGACGAACCTTCAGAAAGCAGTAGAGATTGTACGTGTAACCCCGAATAAGCAGGCCTGCATCGAGCGTCTGATGAATGAGCTGGGTGTGAAGAAAGGCAATGCCTTCGTATACCACACCAAAGCTTCGAAGCTGCTGAAGTCCGGTGTTAGAGCTAAGCCGGTGGTCGACACTCGCGACGTCGAGAGTGACATGGAAGCGAGTGAAGACCGCAAAGCAGCAGTCAAGAATATGGTTGCTAAGTCAGGTAAGGATCGCGATCCGCATGCGTCAGAATCGGTTATGCCGAATCCGTTCATGAAACCCACTACGGTGTCGAGTAACTTCCAGCGCTACGTAGGTCGGTAATTTCTCCAAGGAAATCAATGGGTTATAACTTGTTGATTTCCTTAGTGTTTTTTCTTGAAAAAACAGTTGCCTTTTGGTCGTAACGGTAGTATAATGGCTGTACAAATTGAGAAGAGGATAACGAGATGATGAACGAAGTTAAGTACGACGCAGTTTCCGGTAAGTATCACGGCATCGTAGCCGGCAAGGTAGTGGTCAAGTCGACCTCGCAGTACTACGTCAAAGCCAAGGTCAAAGAGATGTCTGGTGCGGTGAAAGAAGCCCAGGCTCGCCCATCGGAATTCTCGATCAACCAGCGCTTTGACTTCGTGACTCAGATGGTCAACATGGTGGCCAAGGCGTCGATGCCTTCGGTTATCATCACCGGTGAGGGTGGCCTGGGTAAAACCTATACGGTTCTGAAAGCCCTCGAGCGTGCCGGTCTCAAGAACATCACCGACCTGGCCGAGTTTGCCGTAGGTACCACGTTCAACGTATCCAAGTGCTATCGCGTGGTGAAGGGCTTCTCGACAGCCAAGGGTCTGTATCGTACTCTCTTCGAATCGAACGGTTCGACGATCGTATTCGACGACTGCGATTCAATCCTCAAGGACGATGTAGCGACGAACCTGCTGAAGGGTGCTCTGGACTCATACTCCAAGCGTTACATCTCCTGGATGGCCGATATGCGTGATGACGACCTTCCCAAGTCGTTTCAGTTCACCGGTCGCGTGATCTTCATCTCGAATCGTCAGATGGATAAGATCGATCAGGCCGTACGTACTCGTGCCATGTGTGTAGATCTGTCCATGACCGAGCAGCAGAAGATCGAGCGCATGGAAGTCATCGCTAAGTCCGACGAGTTCCTCCCCGAGATCCCGCCTCTGCACAAGCAAGCCGCCGTAGCCTTCCTGAAGTCCATGGTAGGCCAGGTGTCGAACATGTCCTTGCGCTCGTTGATCGCTGTATCGAAGATCGCTCATGAAGGTGGCGAGTGGAAGGCGCTGGCTAAATACGTCCTGACTCAAGGTGCTTGATATGACAATGAAAGATATAGTAGATGTAGGCATGGCACTAGTAGCCATGGTCATGTGGGTAGGCGTAGCCTGGATGTTCCTGGTGGTGACTCCATGACCTATACACAGAACATGTGGTTCGAGTTCAAGGACATGGTGAAGTCGCTGTATGATCAGGGGCTCTCCGTACAAGAGATAGCAGCTAAGACAGGCTTTGAGGTGTGGATAGTAGAAGGCTGCCTGAGTCAGATAGACGGTATAGAAGAGGTATAGAAAAACAGTAGTACAACTTCTCAAAAAAAGTATAGTTACTCTGTATAACTAGGTTTCAGGAGTAGTTACCATCTTACTTAAAAATTTTTTCCCGCGCGATATAGAGAAATATAGAAAAATTTCCGCGCGCAAACATGGAAAACTATAGAGTAACACCATATGACTAATATTATCCGTAATGCTATCATAACTCCTGATGGGACTGTATTGGAATCCCGCCATAGACATGATTTTCGATCACATACTGACACCATTTCCGGTGAGATTTACATGGTAGATGGGGGTCTAGACTATCTGAGGCGGTCGGTTAACAAAGTTCCAGCTAAGGACAGCAGTGTAACCTTGGAAACTGACCATGAAACTGCAAGAAATTTGGTTACTTGGGGTACTTATGGTAAGAGTGGTCGGGAGAAGCTGCACTATATACTAGTGAAGGATATGACTGAAGAGCATATTCAAGCGATTTTGAGTACTCAGCTCAGAATTCATCCACAATTTAAGATTCTTTTAACACGTGAACTGGAATGGAGAGAGAAAAATGACTGAACTATACAGAAACCTTACTTATACTATCTCAACTAAAGATGAAGGCAAGGAGACCATAGATTACTACTATGAAGTGGGTAATCCTTTGGTAGGAAGTAACGTAGATGCCATTGAGATTCGGTATTATGATGTAACTACCGATGAGAATGGATCTAAGACCGAATGTAAAGATGTAATTAGGCTGTCGTATGATGAAGCCATGAAGCTGGTATACTCGATTAATCAGTATTTTGGTGAGGAATAATGAAAGACTCTACTGCCGTTCAGGATAAGATTACTATTACTATGAGTAAGCAGAAAGAGATTCGTGATGATAAGGTAGCCGTGATTCTTTCTTGTGACGGCTGGTGGACCGAATACCATAACTATGATCTATTGTTTGATCCGTTTCTGGTTGAGATGATAGAGCAGATAGATAGTCTGGAGTCTATAGAAGATGAGTCCGAATGGAGTCGAGAAACTGATAAAATCAATGATATTATCGATCAATATCTGAAACAGCAGTATCCTCATATATCGTTTCCCCCTATGGCAGGGTTTACTTTAAGAGTGGAGTGGGTTGCGCTGGGGGAGAAGTTTAGAATTGTCGAAAAAACTCGTTACGGTGAGTGGGATGAGAAAATTGAACTTCTTACCGATACTGCCTGGCTCGATGCTTAAAATAAAGTTGATTTGTAACCCGTAACAGATTATAATAACGTTGTAGGAACAAATAACTTAACTGAGGATTATATTATGGCACATGAACTTGAAATTGTAAACGGCGAAGCTCAGATGGTCTATGCAGGTGAAACGCCCTGGCACGGTCTGGGTAAGAAAGTTCCGGCAGATCTGACGCCTGAGCAGGTGTTGATTACGGCTGGACTGGATTGGACGGTCGAGAAACGCGATCTGTACTACGATACGGCTAACGGCCCGGTAAAATCCAATCAGCAAGCTCTGATTCGGACTTCTGATGAGAAGCTTCTGACGGTTATTTCCAAGAACTGGAAACCGGTACAGAATCAGGAAGCCTTTGAGTTCTTCAACGACTTCGTAATGACCGGTGATATGGAGATGCATACGGCTGGTTCTTTGCGAGGTGGTAAGATGGTCTGGGCGCTGGCTCAGATTAAAGAATCGTTCGAGCTGTTTGGTGGGGATAAGGTAGAGGGGTATCTGCTCTTCTCTAACCCTCATGAATTCGGTCGCTCGATCGATATTCGATTTACACCGGTCCGCGTAGTATGCAACAATACGTTGACTATGGCTCTGTCGGATCGCGCTAAGCACGCCGTTCGATTGAATCACCGCAGTCAGTTTGATGGTGATATGGTGAAAGAGACTCTAGGTATCGCTAAGGATCGCCTGGTCGGTTATCGTGAGCAGGCTAAATACCTGGGCTCGAAACGTTATAATAAGGAGACGCTGACCGAGTACTTCAATCGTGTCTTCCCACCGATCATGGAACCGGAAGAGCTGAAGAAAATCGATCTTCGCAAAACTGCCGTATCGGCTAATGCTGAGGAAGCTATGGCTGTGATTCATGTGCAGCCGGGTGCTAAGTTTGCTGAAGGGTCTTGGTGGCAGGCGTTCAATACGGTAACGTATATGACCGATCATACGCTGGGTCGTTCGAAAGATTCACGCCTGACTTCGGCCTGGTATGGTCTGAACCGAGCTAAGAAAGAGAAAGCGTTGGATCTGGCTCTGGAGTATTCGAAAGCAGCTTAATCGTAATCGGTCTGTTGAGCAGACACCGGAGCCGTAACCGGTATTTTTTAGTTAGTGCTACAAGGGGTACCGTTGGCAGGAACACCAACTACGCGACATCAAAGGGCCTTCTTCGAAGTCTGATATAACCCTGACAAAGGCTTACCACGATCGGCCATCGACTGGAAAGTTTGTCCTAGTGTAGCACTAACTAAAGAATTGATGGGTGGAGATAACGCCTCCCTTAACTGGTGGCCTAGTAATTAGGGAACTGCATATCTGAAACAGCGGTATGAGAGATACAGGTAGAACAGTGGCGTTATTGACAGCTAGGAAAGACTAGCACTTAAGCCCGAGTGGTGAAATGGTATACGCTCAAAAGTAGTAGACACATACATATAGTACATGGAGGTGTCTATGAAAGTTACAGCAGAAAAGATTGTTGAAGCATCGAAATTGCCATCAGCTGCTCAAGCGGCAGCATCGCTGGGGATACAATATGACACGTATCGCAAGTATGCGAAGAAACTTGGTGTATGGAATACTAATCAGCCTGGTAAAGGTGTAAGTAAAGTCAGACCAGCAGTAATTGAAACAGAAGATATTTTAGCAGGAAAGCACCCGCAGTACCAGAGAAGAGGAATTAAAAAAAGGCTCTTTGATGAAGGTATTAAAAAGAATGAGTGTGAAATGTGCGGGATTTCTGAATGGGGAGGTGTTAAAATAGGACTAGAGCTAGATCATATAAACGGTGACACATATGATCATAGATTGGAAAATCTTCGTATTCTTTGTCCTAACTGTCATGCAACGACAGACACCTATAGAGGTAAGAATAAGCGGGTGTGCTGAAACTAGGTAAACAGAACAGACTTAAAATCTGTCGGGTATATCCCTTGTGGGTTCGATTCCCACCACCCGCACCAATAAGACATGCCGGTTCAAGTCCGGCCTCGGGCACCAAATTCGTTATAACTGAAAAACTGATATGAAAAAATACATACACGTTAATCAGCATGTAATTAGGCAGAACAAAAAGACAGGGGAAGATGAACCTGTCATCACTATTAAAGAAGGAAGAAAGAATACATACTGCCGTGGGGTTCGTATTTTAGGACCTAGTGAAGTTATTTACTCGGGTAACGATAAGATGTTGCTTTCGTGTGGTGCCAGAGTAGCGGTTATTACAGAATCAGATATTGAAATTATTAATTAGGAGACTTATGCTTAAAAAATTACTTGCTCTTTCGATACTAGCTGCTAACCAGGTACTTGCCCAGCAGGCTTTAACCCTGGTCGCACCGGACGATCTCAATCCAGATAAAGTTGAGTTGGGTAAGAAACTGTTCTTCGATACACGAGTATCTAAGTCAGGCATAATCTCTTGCAATTCTTGTCATAATCTTGCATTGTCAGGTACAGATAACCTCGAAACTTCAGTTGGTCATGAGTGGGAAGATGTGGGAATGAATTCACCTACGGTGTTTAATTCTGGATTTCAGACCTCGCAATTTTGGAATGGTCGCGCTGCTACTTTAGAAGAGCAGGCTAAAGGTCCAATACAGGAACCAGGCGAAATGGCATCTAATCATGATCTCACGATTGCGGTATTGAAGTCTATTCCAGCTTATGTTCAAGAGTTTGAAGATATCTACGATACACCAGACAGTAAAGCTACCGCAGAAGAATATGTTAATATCGATAACGTAGCAAATAGCATTGCTGAGTTTGAGCGCTCATTAGTAACTACAAATTCTAGATTTGATCAGTTTGCGATGGGTAATCAAGAAGCTATTACCCCTGAAGAGCTGGATGGTTATCAGTTGTTTACCACAACCGGTTGTACAGCCTGCCACAGCGGTCCTACTTTTGGTGGTACGATGTTTATGAAGTTGGGTATTGTGGGAGAATACGAAACTGCCAATCCTTCTCAGGGTCGCTATGATGTAACTAACGACGATGACGACCGTAACGTATTTAAAGTTCCTATGCTTAGAAATGTAGAACTTACTTACCCCTACTTCCATGACGGTCAAGTTAAAACCTTATCTGAAGCCGTAAACATAATGGGTAAGATTCAGTTGGGATATGAGTTTAGTGAGGAAGAAACACAAAAGATCGTAGCGTTTCTTAAAACTTTGACTGGTGAGTTACCGACTATTACGTTACCGGTACTACCCCCGTCAACAGAAGCTACACCGGAGCCGAAACCGTTCTAAGATAAATAAGTTACAACGTTGTAACGCCGATATAGTTAAGTGGTATAACAGAGGCTTTGTAACCCTCTATCCTCAGTTCGATTCTGAGTTTCGGCACCACATAAGGAGAGATGCCGGAGAGGCTTATCGGCGCTGTCTTGAAAACAGATGGGTGTAACAGCCACGGGGGTTCAAATCCCTCTCTCTCCGCCAATTTTTCGGAGATTAGCTCAGCTTGGTAGAGCATCTGCTTTGGGAGCAGAGGGTCGTGGGTTCGAATCCCTCATCTCCGACCACTTAAGTAGAATAAATGAAAAAATACCTGTGTATGGTAATGTTACTTTTAACAAGTTGTGCATCAGTAAAAGAAAACGGCGAATGCAAAATTTTGCATTGGCCTCATGTTGATATTGAAGACTGCTACGGAAGAATTAAAGTTTTATAGTTTAATGGTAAAACAACGCAACTGCGAAGACGAAGGCTCGATTCCTTCTAAGACTTCTATACCGCCCTTGTATCCCAATCAGGCAGAGGAAGCTGGCTTAGAACCAGTACAGTGTGGGTTCGAATCCCACCGAGGGCACCATAATAAACCTTGCATGGTAGAACGTAATATAGTATAATGTATACGCAACGGGGGTATAGCTCAGTGGTGAGAGCAGCAGTCTTATAAGCTGCGGGTCGATGGTTCGATTCCATCTATCCCTACCATACATGCGTTTGTAGCTCAGCTGGATAGAGCATGTGCCTTCTAAGCACAGGGTCAGAGGTTCGAGTCCTCTCAGACGCACCAGATAGTGTCGGAAGCACTTTAAACTTGCCCTGGTCGGAGTGAGTAAGTAGGTAATTAATGCTCAGGTGGCAGAGAGGCCCAATGCAACGGTCTGCAAAACCGTAAAGCCGCCGGTTCGAATCCGGCCCTGAGCTCCAAGGTATATGAGAGTATTAAAAAAACTTAATATCGAGGAAGTAAAAGCATTCATCGATGCTCAATCTCCTCAGACCAAGGTCTACATTGGCTCGGATTCTGAACGCTTTAGAATGAACGGGGAATGGTACGCTGACTATATGATTGCTATCTGCGTACATATTGACGGTCGTCATGGGTGTAAGGTCTTCGGTGAAGTTACTCGTGAGCGGGATTACGATCAACGTAAAGATAGACCAGCTCAAAGACTCATGAATGAAGTCTACAAAGTTGCAGAAGTTTTTTCTAAACTTAAAGAAGTTATTTACGATCGTGAGATGGAAGTTCACTTGGATATTAATCCTGACAAGTCGCATGGTTCGTCTTGCGTTGTTCAACAAGCTATCGGTTATATACGAGGAACTTGTAACGTAATTCCTCTTATCAAACCCAACGCTTTTGCAGCTTCTTTCGCAGCTGATCGCGGTATAAGTTTACTTCAAGCTAACTAAGTTACAGTTGAACCGTAATAAGTAACTAGCTATAATATGTTCATTATAAAGAGAGTGAGGGAAGAATGAAAACGTTGTATACTACTACATTTCGTAATATTGTTCGCCTGGTATGTGGGGAGCTCTCTGGTAGCATCTACTGCACCTGGACAGACAAGACTTATCGCAATAAGAAGACTAACAAAGATCCATCTAAGCGAATTGTTACTTATAATGTAACAACTGACCCTGATGCGATAGTTGAAAAAGTTTCTCGTATTATGCAATGCGTTGGGATTGACCCGAAAGAGCATAATCTAAGAGTAAGTTATAGTGGTTATATTAAGTGTAATTGTGTAAAGCCTGGAAATATTTTACTATGAATCTATATGATGCAGTTTCCTCTATAAAAAATGTAATTGTTCGTAGATTTACGCTCGTTGCATTCACAGTTGTAGTAGTTAGCTGGTATGTTTTTGTAATTGCAGTATACACCTTGATCGAAGCTCTAAAGACTTTGTTAACTGAATGGGAGGCTAAATATAAAAATGACTATTATAATTTCACAGAATGGTTCTTTGCGGTGTGGAAAGATGAAACCGGTAAATAAACACTTCGTTAATCGTAACAAGAATAGTAGATATAAAGTAGCATTACAGAGGTCAAACTATCTGGCTTTTCTCAAGAGCAAAGAAAAGACAGTAACACAGGACTCCTAAATGTCAGTATCTAAGCCGTTAAAAGTAGAAGTAGATACTATAATTTTTTGGGTTGTTACCGGGTTATTCATAGGTGTTATAGCACAACAGGTTCTAGATAGCGAGGATGAGGTAGTATTTGAAAGTGAGATATCTCCGCTTGAGATATCCGATCTCTACGAACCGTATTTAGAACCGGTAGAACCGGTAGAGCCGATAGCTCAAGAGATCGGTCCTATGGTAACGGAAGAATGTTATATCGAAAAAGATCAGCTTGATGTAGTTAATTTTTCTTATGAATATGGTGTAAAGTATGATCTGGGATATACTCTTGCTGCGATCGCTCTTAAAGAAAGTAACGGGGGTCGCATTAACGTTAACATCGGTGACCCATCTGGAGGATACTATCATGTCACCCTTGATAAAGTTCTTAGATATTACCGGTGGAAAAATACCCCGTATAATCTGAATCGAGCAATGCAAGAACTGGTTAATAAACCCGAGCTTGCAGCAGAATTAGCAGTAAAGGAACTACAGTCTTGGAGACGTAATACTACCTATAATTGGATGTCTACATGGGCCTCATACCACGCTGGTACTGGTGGTGCTAGCTCAACTCGCGGTAAGGAGTATGCATCTGATATACGTCAAATTATAGGTAAAATCAAAGCGTGTAAATGGACTAACAACTTAGTAGCAGCTAAATCAGAGTAAATATGGATAATATGAGACCTGAAGTATTTTTTGATGTTAGTAAAAAAGAGCATCGTCAGCATTTTAATACTTTTGTACTTAGTAATACCTGGGGTAATAGCCCGTATAGATTTAAAGTACCTGGTACAGCTAATCCTTTAGGTACTATGCAGCGTATGATGCTTGAATATTATGCCCGTAAAGAGCTTAAACTTTCAAAAGTAAAATGATAGTATGTGTGTGTAATAATATTTCAGAAAAAGACTTGGAAAAGAACCCTGAGTTAATCAATATTGTGGGTAGTAAGTGTGGTATATGCGTGCGGGATAAAAATATAGATATTAACACAAGCCGGAACAAACCCAACTATAGAGTAGTAAATGGAACAACCAATCTGCCAAGCAACGTTCTTCCCAACTAAAGCTAATTTAGTAAATACGTTTGTTGATTTAGCGCGACTGCCGTCTGAGCTCATTATTCAGGGGCTAGAAGAGGAAGCGCTCAAAGTTCAGCAACTGCTCGACAGTATTGAATCAGCCTTGGGTAACTTCCCGATGGGGTCTTCAGATCCCTTTTATATTAACTTTGAATGCCCGGAGTTTGAGTGGGAAGCAAAAATGACCCGCGTTGTTCAAGAGTTTCACGGTTATGTAATGGCTAAAATGATTGAGATTATATCAACTGTAATTCCGGTAACACTGTCTATCAATGTTCTAGGTATTACTGTTGATATCGTGAAGATCTTTACAGATAAAGAATATGTGCAGAACCTCAAAGCACAAATAGCTGAAGATATAGATACCTTTATTTCTAGCATTGAAAGTTCCTTCCAGTCGTTTACTGGTAAGTATGGTTATGATAGTTTAGCATTAAAGGTAGAAGCTGCATGGTCTAATTTTGTAAGTTTAATTAACGGTGGTTTATTAAACTTACTTTATCAGAAGCTAGGAACACTTATATCTACATTTCAAAGTACGTGGAACTCTTTAGGTCTACCTGCCTTGCCGACACTTACTGTGATTGACATACCAGGGTTAATAGATTCCATACTTAGCAATCTTGAAACTACTGCTCAAGAAAAGATACAACAACTAGAGAATTTAACTATTGCTGGTTTTAACGTACTCACTATGATAGGTGGGGAGATAAGAGATAAAATTACTAATCCTGAAAGAATTATAGATAGAATTGTAGAATCGCTTAGAAACTTTGCTGTTGAATTTCCTAAGAAGCTTATTCAAGAATGGATGAATTTAGTAACTTCTTTCTTTAATGCAATAGGTTTAAGTGCGTTAGTAGATTGGATTACCTTTACGTTCTGTGATTTTATGAATCTTATTGGTATTCCATCATCTATAACACTACCGGAAGGGGTACCGGAGCCAGCATAACCATAAATAATGGTTATATAGTATTCGTTGAAGCATGTAATAGGAAGTTTGGACGGGGGTTCAACTCCCCCCAGCTCCACCAAATGGCCTCTCTCCGTAGAATACCGAAAGGTCGGCTGAGAGGTTATTTGATGGGGCTGTTCTGGATTCGACAGACGACTGAAGGCATGTGGAGAATCGTCAGAGTAGACGTAAAAACTAAACTTAAAATAAACGCAAACGATGACGTTTATAACCTGGCTCTTGCTGCTTAAGCATTAGTCGGAGTTTTGCTGGTTGAACTTGGCAACAGAATCAACCAGCACATTCTCTATAGAGGCAGCAATGAACAAGATTAGTTTCATTGTTATGTTTCTGATGATCCCCAATTTGCTAACCTTAGCTATACATGATCTATATCATGGGGGGTATCATGATTGAAATTGCAGTAGCCATGAATATGGCTGTATCAGCCTTCAACGGAATTAAAAAAGCTGTAGAAGCAGGTAGAGAGGTTGAAGATGTTGCCGGATATTTCTCGAGATTCTTTGAAGCTAAAGAATCGATAATCGAAGCTTCTCAGTATAACAGCAATGTACCTCTCGTTAAGAAATTATTTACCGGGAGAAGTGTAGAAGCTCAAGCTCTAGAAGTTACAGCTGCTAAGTATAAGACAGCTCAGCTGGAAAAAGAGCTAAGAGAATTTCTCATATACAGCGGTCAAGGTCAATTTTACGAAGATATGATGAGAGAAAGAAGAAATATAAGAGAAGCAAGGATAGAACAAGCTAGAATAAAGGCCCAAAGAAATAAGTTTCTGATGGATATGATATTTGTAGGGTTTTTAGGTGTAGCAACTGTTGTAATTCTAGTGTTCTTCCTTAATCTCCTAATAAGATAAATTAAAACATCGGAGCGGAAATGAAGTTAGTTCATTTTCTTATTATGTTTCTGATGACCTCTTTTGTACATGCTCAGACCACAACTGTAAATACGACCAACGATACTAATACTACGTATACAGGTACAACTACCTCTACGGCTACTAATACCAATATTAACGACTCGGTTTCTACATCAACGAGTACCTCTACTAATATTAATACCAATAATAGTACTAGTACTAGCGATAACACTAACCTTAATACTAATATTAATACTACAACCTCTACAAATAATAACACTAACACCAACAATAGTACATCTGTTAATACCAACACCAATAATAACAATAACATAAGTACAAGCACTTCTGTAAACACTAATAACAACAATAACATTAACACGAGTACTAGCGTTATTGATAGTACTAACAACAACTATACTCAGTCTGTAAATACTAATAACAATAACAACGTTAGTACAAGTACAAATACTAATAATAATTTTAACTATACACAGTCTGTAAATACTAATAACAATAACAACGTTAGTACAAGTACAAATACTAATAATAATTTTAATCAATCGGTAAGCACAAACAATAACAATAATACTAGCACAAACACCAACAATAACTTTAACCAGACAGTTAACACAAGCAATAGCAACAGTGTAATTAATAGCAATAATAATAGTACTTCAGTAAGTGAAAATTTAAATGTAAATCAAAACACTAGCACCAGCACCAGTGAAAGTATTATTAATCAAAATACTACTAGCACTAATACAAATAGTAATACCAACATAAATCAAAACTCAAGTGTCTCTGATAATACTAACACTAACTATAATGAAAATATAACTAGAAACGAAAGTGTACAGCGAATGGAACAGGATATTAACTCACCACCTCCGAGCGCCATTGCCCCTAGTATTGGAAGTAGCTATTCGCAAGACTTATGTACTACGGGAATTAGTGGCGGGGTTCAAACTCAAATTCTAGGTATATCTGGTGGTAAATCTGTTACAGATGAAAATTGCGAAAGAATTAAGCTGAGCAAAACCTTATACGACATGGGTATGAGAGTTGCAGCCGTATCATTAATGTGTCAAGATGAGCGTGTGTGGACCGCTATGAAAATGGCTGGAACACCTTGCCCGTATGAAGGTCTTATTGGAGATGAGGCATCCCAGGCCTGGGAAGAGAATAGAACTGAAGTTCCAGGTTATAATGAAAGAAGAGATAGAGATCTTACCGATACACCTAACATGCCGAGAACTAAATGAAGGGTGTTATTGTAATCTTATTGCTATTGGTTTCATCTATTTGTAGAAGCCAAGACTCCACTCAAAATTTATTAGATTATAATGAGTGGAACGGTTACGGTATGATAAATGAACCGTTAACTTGTTGGTCTGCCGCTGATCCTGGTTATTGTGGGCCCCTGCCAGCAGTAGGGGCCTTTACCCCCGATTCCATTAATTTCTCTTACGGGCTGGCCGATCTATATCAGTTAATAAGTATTCAGACTGCGTTAAATGCTGCAGGGAATAGTATTATAATAACAGGTTTCAATTTTAGCTTCACTGCGAAAAACGGAAACGGCTGGGACGACGGGAGAACTGATTATTTACGAGCATATGCTAACTTCTATGACAGCAGCAACACCCTGCTTGAGGCTTATAACTACGACCTGCAATATCAATTTAATTGGTCTAATTTTAACTATACAGAGACGTTCGCTGACCCCTACAGAATCTATGAACTAGATAATGTGAGAGTTGGTTTTGTAGGAAGAGATGCTAACTTCTGGGCTGGGTTCTACGGTCCAGAAGTCAATAGTATGTCCTTTAGTCTAAACTACGGTCCTGATCCTTGCGCAAACGATCCCTTTTCGTCTCCTTCTTGCCCCAATTTCCAAGAAGCACTTCTAGAATTACAATGCAGCACGGACCCACTTTCGAGTATAGAATGCCCTGGTTATTTAGAAGCGTCTCTAGCAGCAGACGTTGATGAACCAGAACAGGAAGATGAAGAGCCTATTGAGGAAGAAGAGCTTATAGCTGATATCGAGGAACCTTTGCAAGAAGAGATAATAGATGATATTGATGAGCCGATTGAGACAGCTCAAGAAGAATCTGAGGAAGAAGTATTTGAAGAGGAGGTAGATAATGAGGAAGAAATTGCAGAAGTAAATAAAGATACACCTTCTTCTTCCTTACTTAAGCTAATATTAAGTATAGTAGAAACTTCTACCAGTGAAGATTCTTTATCTCAACCCCCTACTACTGCTACCCCGCTGGCTATTAATCAAACTATCGAGCAATCTAATGCTAAGCCTACATCTGAATCTAGAATAGCTGATATATCTGCATTAGTAGAACCCTCTAATGATATCACCGTTGAAACAGATAATCTAGATCCTGATATGCTAATAGTAACTGAAACTACAGTAGAAGAGGAAATAAAATTAGAACCCATTCAAGAGATATCTGATACAGCTGATGTTATAACAGAAATTAAAGAAATATCTAACACAACAGATCAAGTAATATCGCAGGAAGAAGGTAATAAGGAAAATAATTCTACTATAGAAGATAAAACTGCAGCGGAAACAGTTAATGATAATAATCTAATATTTGGTGATACTCAGAGTACGACATATGAAACAACCGAGCAAGACCAGACACTATTCAGCCTACAACAAAATCTGGAAGATGATAATACCTTAGAATCAGCAGAAAATGAACTATTAGAAATTAGTCAGCCACTTATTGATCTAGTTGTAGTCAATAATAACGCTGCAACAGTATTCTCAAACAATAGTATGCAACAGGTATTGGCGACAGGGGGTACTATTACAGAAATACTTAATACCGTGGTTCCTAATTTTAGCAAGTACGATATTAAACCACCAGCTCAAGAAGAGCAAGTACAAACAGCTAAAGTAGAAAACGCTATTCAGACAATGAGTCAAGAAGAAATAGAACAGCAGGCTCAAGATCGAATTGGGTCAATGGACCCAGAAGCACAGGCGATCGCGTTGCAGCTTATCGCTTATAGGCCCGGGTTTGATACATACGGTGGTACATTACAAGATGTAGAATTCTATAAAAGCAAAGATCTTTATTTAAATAATAAAGTTCAAAACGATAGAAATAGTATGCTCCAACTTATTGGGGTAGATAATAAACATGAACAAATGGTAGAAATGCAATTTAAATGATACATATTGGCATACTCTGTAAAAAATACAGGGTTGTATCTTTAATATTATAGGAGAAAAGTATGGATAGTTTAGTCTTAGGTATATTAGTAGTTGTAGCAATTATTGGCTTCTTGATTTACGTCATTAGCAGCCCATCTAAATTAGATGTTAATTCTGATGGTGTAGTAGATTCAAAAGACGCTAAGGATGCTCTTAACAAAGTCGTTAACACGGTTAAATCAACAGCCGACTTAAATAAAGATGGTGTAGTAAATACAGAAGATGCGAAACTTGCTGGTACTAAGGTAAAAGATGCTGTAGATAAAGGTGTTAAAAAAGCAAGATCGAAAATAAAAACATAAGTTCTTCAGGAGAAAGAAATGAGTGACGAGAATGGCGCTCAAATAGAATTTGCTGGAATGAGTTTAACAGGCAGCAAAATGCTGTTGCTCGTTCCAATATTGGGTTCGCTAGGTGGAGCACTCTGGGGTGGTTTTGAGGTATATCAACGTCTATTAGACGCTGAAGAAGCAATTACAACCTATGTAGCACCAGATATGTCAGGTATTAATCAGCAGCTGGCTGTTCAAGCTGAATCAATTACTGCATTACAGGAAGACGTTGCACAGCAGTTTCAAACTGTAACTACATTACTTGATTCAGCAAGAACAGACATTGAAGAAATAAGATCTGATCTAGATACAGTTGATGCTTTTGTTCGTAATATTGACGAGAACACCAATGTAACACAGCGTGATCTAAGAAACGATGTGTATGCAATGGAATCTACATTAAATGATCGTATGAGAGAGATTGATGCGCAGTTGAGAGAAGCAAGGGATGAGCTAGAGGATAAAATACAACAAATACTTGAAAATCCTTTAGCAGAAGAGTAACTTTAATAGAAGAGGATATATGAAGAAGTTAGAATCTAATTCAATATACAATCAGTTTGACTCAGATGGTGATGGTGTAGTTACAGACGAGGAAATGTCTAGAGGTGAACGGTTAGCTGAAATCGAAAACAAAGATAAGAAAGAAGATCAGCTTAGACAAATGGCCTGGGTGGCTATGCTATCCATGGTTGTATTTACCATTGCATTGTTTTTCCCAATGATTAGTGTAGAAAGACTTGCTGCATTAGATAATCTGCTTAGTATGTTCTATATTGCTCAAGCTGGTGTTGTAGCTACCTTCTTTGGATCTTCTGCATACATGTCGAGAAGCTAATAATCTCATTACGGGGTTATAATGATTATTACAAAAGAGAAGTTAGATAGACGAACTGTATTGAGAGGGGCGCTAGGAGGGGTATCTCTACCCTTCCTTTCTGCTATGATACCCGCTTTTGCTGAAGCCCCTAAACCTCCGCAGCGATTTGTAGGCATATTTGTACCTCATGGAGCTGCTCCTGGTTATTGGGTACCACAAGGTCCCACACTAGAAAAACTTCCTTACTTGTATGGGGGTTTTGAGCAAATTAAAAATAAGATGGTAATCACATCTGGTATTTGGAGCGAAAGCTGTGATAATCCTCCTGGTATTACTGGGGCAGATCACTTCGTAGCAGCAGGTTTCTTTTCAGGGGTTAAGCCTGTCAAGACCACAGGGAGCGGTATTTGTGGGCCTAGCATTGATCAAGTAATCGCAAAAATACATGGGCAAAACAGTCTGATGCCTTCTATGCAAATAGCTTTGGAAGATCCAGGATCAGGATCAAGCAACTGCGGAGAAGGTTATTCATGTGTATATACTAATACCGTAAGCTGGTCAGACCCGTGGAGCCCTAATCCCATGGAACTTAATCCGGTAGTTATTTACGAGAGAATGTTTGGTTATGGCTCATCTAAAGAGATACAACTAAAAAATAGAAGAAGAGATCAAAGTATTTTAGACAGTGTGATGGATAAGACAAAGAAACTTGAAAAGTCTTTATCGCAGCCTGATGTTGAAAGAATTGATCAGTACTTTACTAATATAAGAGAAGTTGAGCGTAGAATAGATTTAGCAATAGCTAAATCGGATGAAATGGGTGCTGAATCCCCGGAAAAGCCTTTAGGAATACCCAATAATTTTCATGATCATTTCAATATTATGGCTGATCTTATGTCTTTAGCTTTTCAAAGTGATATCACAAGAGTTAGTACAATGCTGATGGCGCGAGATTTAACAGGCAGAACATACCCGATGAGCAAGGTACCTACGTTGGGTTTTCACTCGGGTTCTCATCATGGTGAAGACCCGTCTAGAATAAAAGAATTTGGAGAGATTAACCGCTACCACAATGATATGGTAGCTAGCTTAGCTATAAAACTTAATGAGATGCAAGATACTGATGGTACTACTGTATTAGATAATTCTTTAATCATGTACGGTAGTAATATGGGTAATCCCAATCAACATTTACACTATGATACACCTCTTGTATTTATAGGCGGCGCAGGAAAAAAGCTTAAAGGTAATCGACACCTAGCTTTTGAAAAGAGAACAGTAACTAACTGTGATATGCTTGTCGATGTTTTAAATATATTTGATATACCACAAAACACTCTTCTATATTCAGAAAAAATTGAGGAGACTGGGAAAGTTCACGATGAAGTATTTGACGGTAAAAGATTTGGTGATAGTAGGTTAGAATCAACCGGGCTTATAGAAACATGAAACCATTGAGTAGGCGTACTGTTCTAAGAGGGGCTGGTTATACATTAAGCCTGCCCCTGTTAGATGCAATGATACCAGGAGCTTATGGTAATGCACCTGTTCAGTCTAACCTCGCCTATGTTTATTTTCCGCACGGGGCAGTAATGAAGTACTGGACTCCTGAACAAACAGGGTCTAATTTTAAATTTTCTCCTATACTGCAACCATTAGAAGAACTTCGCGAATATACCACTGTGGTAAGCGGTTTAAGAAACAAAGGTGGTGAGAGTACTAATCCACATGGTATCATTGAAGAAACTTGGCTGACATGTGTTGCACCAGATCAAAGATCAGTGAGTGCAGATCAGATAGCTGCTAAGCATTTTTCCGGCTCTACACCTCTATCATCTATAGAGCTGTGTGGTGAACCTGGTGGGTCTTTAAATTATCGAGATGGAAACGTACCACTTCCACTAGAAGGTAATCCCCGTAAAGTATATTACACAATGTTTGGTGATGGTGATAATTACGAAGATAGAATCTCTATATTGCAACAAAAATCAAGTCTATTAGACTATGTATTAGAATCAACTCAGCAGTTAAATAAAAAACTAGACAGCAGCGATAGATTAAAAGTAGATGAATATCTAACTAGTGTTCGAGATATAGAAAAACGCATAGGAGCGCTCGAATCTTCTGCAGCTAATTTAAATTCTGTTCCAGAAGCACCTATCGGTCCTCCGGATGATTTTCAAGAGCTGTTAGATATACAGTTCGAAATGATGACTTTAGCTTTTCAAACAGGACAGACTCGTATAGCTTCAATGCGTATGGTTCGAGAAGCTAGCATGAGAGTCTTTAGTAATTTAGGTATTGAGGAAGCTTTTCATCCTCTCAGCCACCATCAGCAAAAAGAAGAAAAATACGAGCAACTGGTAAGACTACAAAGATGGCAAACGGAAAGAGTTGTAAAATTTGCCAATAGACTTAAATCTGCTGGATTACTTGATAATACTATTATTCTTTTTGGTAGTAATATGAGTAATAGCGATATGCATAATAATGACCCGCTTCCAAGTGTTCTAATAGGTAAAGCTGGAGGTATAAGGGGTAATCAACATTTAGCGTATCCTCAAAATACACCTCATGCAAATCTGATACACACTATGCTTGTTAAAGCTGGTATTCCCATCGAATCTTTTGCAGATAGCACCGGGCCTTTTCAAGAAGTTTAGTTAAGAAAACGTTAAGAATTCTATCCATATATACAGTTATGTATAGTAACTGTCTTATCTGGGCTATTCATCAAAAAATTAAACATGGGGGAACTATTAATTGGCATAAAGCCAAGACGTGGTTCGGTTTTCATACCTCTTGGACCGACCCGGCAACAAATATAACATGGGAGTATACTATAACTGATCAAAGAAAAAGATCTTGGTGGTACGTACCTATATTGTATAAAGGCATAGTTCGTATTCGAACAACAATTAATTAACAATTAATTTCTTCTTAAACCCTTCTTTAACATATAAAAAATATATAAAGCGACATTTAAAGGAGCTTTATATGTTACGAAAATATCTTTCTTTTTTCTTATTATTTTCTTCTCCTCTTTACGCTCAACCTGCCTTCGAAGAAATAATTGTAACCGCTACAAAAAGAGAAACTAACCTCATTGATACACCTATATCAATGTCAGTTCTTAGTTCTGAGAATATAGAAAAAAAGCACGTACAGAGTTTAATGGATCTTGCAGATGGGTCTGTCCCCGGTCTTAATATAGCTCCTTTTGAGTCTAGACAATCTGCAGTAACAGTAGGTATTCGTGGTATTGTGCCTCTTGATGCTAATCAACCAGCTAGAGAACAGGGGGTAGGGATATACATTGACGGTGTTTATCTCGGTCGTCAACATGGTCTCAATGCAGCATTATTAGACTTAGAGCGCATAGAAGTATTGAAAGGTCCACAGGGTACTTTATTTGGCCGCAATACTGAAGGCGGTGCTCTTAGTATGGTTACAAAAAAACCTATCGGTGAATTCGATTTTAGATTCAATGCGGGTGTTGGTAACTATAATAGTAATAATGTTGATTTTCATTTAAACTTACCCGAGGTTTTTAACATTAGTACTAAGATAGATGCATTATCTCAGTATCAAGACCCTACAACAAGAAATCCCCTAGCAGGTCAAACAGGTTGGAACTTTTTTGAAAGAACCGGTTTCAAGCTTTCTAATAGGTTAGAAACAGATAATCTAACACTTGATTTTTCTTATGATGTCAGTAAAGATGCAAGCAGCCCTTTCTACAGCCAACTTCTTAATTTTAACCCTTTAAATGTATCTACAATTACCCCCTTACCTCCACAGGTAGTTGTGAATGGTACCAGCATTATGAAAGTAGCAGATATTGGTGTACCACAACAACCCAGCGTAGCAGATGTAGGAGGAACAAGTCTCACCGCTTCTTGGAACGCTACAGATAACATAGAGATAAAATCTATTACATCGAAAAGATATGTTGACTCAACTCAGTGGGATAATGCTGGGGGAGCCCATCGTATACCAGTAGCTAAGCCAAATAGCGTGTTTAGTAGATACAGTATTTCGGAATTACATCAGACCCAGTTTAGTCAAGAATTTCAGCTTATAGGTAGTACAGATAGCATTGATTATGTTGCAGGAATATACTATTTTATAGAAGATGCTTATGAAGAAGCGGCGACCCCTTCTACAAATACCTGGAACTCAACACTAACAGATTATACTATTAATGATCTTACTCCTACTTTACCAGGTAGAAGATTCATCGATAGAGGTAGCGAGGCTACTGCAGAAAGTAGAGCGGTTTTCTCACAAGCTACATATACCCCTAGTTTTCTAGAAAAACTCCATCTTACATTAGGGGGCAGATATACTCAAGACAAAAAAGATGGTTCACTCTACTTACTTAGAAATGTTCCTTCCCCCTATACCTTTATCGAAGAATCGTCTAGATTTAATCCGCTGGCTATCGCTGCATATGATGCATTTGATAACGTAAATGTGTATATAAAATACGCTACAGGCTATAGATCAGGGGGAGCAAGCTCAAGATCAGCCACCTTTAGATCCTTCGGGCCGGAAGATAATATCTCTTATGAACTGGGTGTTAAAGCACAAGCAGGTATTGCAAGAATAAACGTTGCTGCCTACACTATGGAGAGAACTGGCAGCCAGATAGATTTTAGCCAGGTAATATATGATCCTGTTTCTAGGTCATCAAGACACACTCTTGAAACAATGAACGCCCCGGGGGTTACTCAGATCGAAGGTTTGGAAGTGGATGGTACTATTTTAGTTACAGATAATTTAGATGTTACTTTAGCGTATACTTATACTGACACTTACGTACCTCCTACAATTAACCCTTTCAAAAACCTTATTCAGCCGGTGTTTATTGTCTTCACTCCTAAGAATGTTTGGAACTTAAGTCTTGACCATTCTAAAAAATTTAAATCTTTTTTAATGGAAACTCATATTGACGCTAATAGATCAGACCCGTCTCACCCATTTTCAGAATTTGAAATTTTCAACGATGGTTCTTTTATAGTTAACAGTAGTATTGATATTACTGAAATAAATAACTTACCCGGAGTATCTTTCCAAGTCTGGGCGAGGAATCTTCTTGATGGTCACTTTGTGTTTAGAAGAGATCCGTCTAACGACGCAGTATTAGGTACTTATGGTAACTTCAACGCACCAAGAACGTTTGGAATATCGGTAAAGTATTCAATTTAACTTAACCAAAAACAGGGGTGTAGCTATTGCACTCCTGTTTTAACTCCTATATAATGTGTGGTGTCTTTTACAGGATGACTATACTATGAAAGTTGAGTTTAATTGCTTATACTGGCCTAACTCAGACCCCCTTCAAATTAAAGCACATAAACGGGTAACCGATCACTTCGAGATACCTGTAAATTATTACGAAGAATATACCCCTCACGGTCAATGGATGGATAGAGTCATGGCCAACTCTACATCCGATATTGTCGTATTCTTTGATGCTGACTGTGTACCGATTGATAAGATTAAAATGCTTGAATGCATCAAGCATGTACAAAGAACGAAGACCTTTCTAGGTATAACTCAAGTATCTAATCACATACCCCCTAAGACACACATATATGCAGCACCAGCTTTTTATGTAATGACGAAAAGCTGTTGGCAACAACTGCATACATCATTTGCTGAAAGCAATCGCGGCGACGTAGCCGAAGAAGTTACCTATAGAGCAGAAGAACTTAATATTCGGTATCGCTGTTTGTATCCAACTACATTCGAACGTGAACCAGTAGAAGGAGTTTGGCCGTTAGGTAATTATGGTTATTATGGGGTAGGTACAACTTTTGAAAACACAGTCTACCATCTCTATCAAGGTAGAATGGGTAATAACATGCAGCTGTTTGCAGAAAGATGTGAAGAAATAGTAAAAGGTAGATTTGATAATACAACCCACTTTAATTCGAAGACACTAGATTATAGAGGAAAAGTCGTCCCGTGAAAATTTTGTTTCATGCTAATACGCTCAACTACAGAGGCACATCTGTTGCGATTGCAGACTATGCGCACTACAACCAGGAAATACTTGGTAATGAGTCAGTAATTACCTACTGCAAGACTTATGGTCCAGAAAAAGACATGGGTAATGAGCAGGCAGTAATAGATGAATTAGAAAAAAAATTTAAAGTAGTAGGATATAGGGCCGGTGATCTAGAAAAGAAAATCGACCAAGAAAAAGTCGATCTGGCTTACTTTATTGATTCAGGTGAGCGAAAGCCCTTGCCTACCAATTGTAAGACCGCTGTTCATGCTGTGTTTCAGTATAATCAACCTCATGGCGATAAGTATGCATACATTTCGAAATGGTTATCTGATGAGATGTCGCAGGGGCAAACTCCTTATGTACCTCATATAGTAAATCTACCACCCCCGGGTGATACCGATCTAAGAGAATTTTTCATGATAAGACCGGATCAAACAGTCATTGGTAGAATGGGGGGATACTATACGTTCGACATTCCAGGTGTGAAGGAAACGATTAAAAAATTACTAGATACAGATAAGTTTGTTTTTGCATTCTTAAATACTGAACCTTTCGTACAACATGATAATGTAATGTACTTCAATGAAACCCATTCCCCGGTGAAAAAGTCTAACTTTATCCATATGTGTGATGCTATGCTTCACGCAAGAGGTCGCGGCGAGTCATTTGGTTTGTCGATCGCAGAGTTTCTACATTTCAATAAGCCCGTTATTGCATGGAACGGAGGGCATGACAAAAATCATTTAGAAATGCTAAAGGGGTCTAATACCCTCTACAACAACGAAGACGATCTTAACTATCTACTCCACAACGTTAAAGATATTAAAGAAGATTGGACGCAACGTGTAAAAGAATTTAACCCTAAAGATGTTATGAAGAAATTTGACGAGGTATTTTTATGCTAGTGTTTAAGAGAGTAACTACGGAAGCAGAAGCTGAGATTCTTCGTACAATTCGAAATAAATGCTCCTCTTTTATGACGAGGAGTACCGATGAAATTACTCCTGAGCAGCAGCGAGAATGGTTTAAGACTGCTTATAAGAAATACGAGTTGTATATTGCGTATAGTATTGAGTACGGGGCGGTTGCTGTAGATGCTGGATTTGGGGTTATTCACCTTGAACCAAGTCAGTATTTACTTACAGGAGGGTTAATTCCGGAATATCGCGACAAGGGCCTCGGTCAAACGCTCTTTAAGTTCTTGGTAGATAACTGCAACAAACAGCAACCCATTAGACTAGAAGTATTGAAGACAAACTTAAGAGCTTTCAAGGTATATGAAAAGTTAGGTTTTAGTATCATCGGTGAGAACGAAAAAATCTATACTATGGAATACAAATATGACTCAGGTATCTAATTTAACAAACTTCATAAGACAAATAAAAGCAAATGGCGGCAGTCTAAAGACTGTTTATGATGTAGGTGCATGTAGAGGTATTTGGACTTCTCAAATGAAGTCTAGTGTTCTTTTTGATAGTGATTTTTTTCTTTTTGAAGCCAATCCACAATATGAACCGCATATTAAGCAACTTAATAATCAGCTTTCATTCTTTTACAACATCGGTGTGCTGAGTAGTCCAAATACTAAATTTGTAGACTTCTATCAGAGTGGTGATACTGGGGATTCCTATTATAAAGAAACTACCGCTCATTACGATAATAGTATCCCAACTAGGTTGCCTTGTACAACACTCGACAGTATAATCAATCAACACAATCTACCTTTGCCTGATTTCATAAAAATTGATACTCAGGGTTCTGAACTGGATATTTTCTTAGGTGGGGAGAAAGCGCTAAATAATGCTAGTCTGGTCTACATGGAATGCCCTATTATTAACTACAATAGCGGTGCACCTAGAATCGGGGAATATATTGCACACATGGGATCAAAAGATTTTATTCCTGTAGATGTATTTGAAATACATCGCTCTGAAAATGTACTACTTCAGATAGATATTATGTTTGTAAAAAGAAGTTATCACGAAAAAATATTCGGTAAACTAGATAAAATAAGAGTATGATACCTTTATTTAAAGTTGTGATGTCAGATACAGCTGCAGCAAGCGTCTCAGCTGTACTTAATTCAGGTTATATTGGCCAAGGAAGTAAGGTAGATGAATTTGAAGACATGCTTCAAAGTTCAAGTTTTCTCGGTACTAAAACTTCACCGGTGACAGTAAATAGTTGTACTTCAGCTATTGATCTTGCACTAGAGCTTATTGGTGTTAAACCTGGTGATGAGATAATAACTACCCCTCAAACATGTTTTGCGTCTAACGTACATATTATTCATCGTCACGCTATTATAAAGTGGGCTGATATTGATCCGATCACAGGGCTAATTAAACCAGAATCCGTAAAAAAACTTATCACCCCAAGAACGAAAGCTATTATAGCCGTTAACTGGGCAGGTAAATTCTGCGATTATAAACAGCTTAAGTCGTTTAATATACCGGTAATAGAAGACGCAGCACATACCTGGGATGTATTTCTATCTGCGGAAAATAAACCTGAACGAGGAGATTATATCTGCTATAGCTTTCAGGCTATCAAGTTCTTGACATGTGGGGACGGAGGTATCTTGATTGCCCCGGATGAAGAAACTACTCAACTAGCTAAAACTTTACGTTGGTATGGGTTAGATAGAACAAAAAATCAATCGTTTAGATGCACGCAAAATATTACTAATGTTGGTTTTAAATACCACATGAATGATATTAATGCCGCTATAGGTATCGCTAATCTACCCTTATCTTTTAAGTCGGTTGTAGCCAACCGTAATAATGCAAAAAAGTATATCGAAAATATAGACAATCCCCGCTTAACTCTACCTACATGGGATAATACTTGCTCTTATTGGTTATTCAGTATGCATGTTGAGAAAGGTATGCGCCAGGTATTTACAGACTACATGCATAAAAATGATGTAGCCACAAGCCCGGTTCACTATCGTAACGATATGTACGATACAACTATTCATTATGGTGGTGATGAAAGACCAGGTGTCGATAAATTTTCGGAAACACAAATCTGTATACCAGTAGGTTGCTGGCTAACAGAAAAAGATAAGTATAAGATCATAAAATTACTTAACAATTTTCGATATGAGGCTTTAGCTTGAAAACAAAAACGTTTAGATTAGATAACAAAGTTAATATTCAAGAAATATTAAACGGGAGTATTGCAACACTCCCAGCAAATAAAGCTAGTCTTCTTCTTTGTGAATATGCAAAAGATTTAATAGAGGGAGTCTTTGAAGAAAAGATCGAAAATATATCTCATAAACCATATGAAGAAAATATAGATCTTTTTGTAAAGAAAAGTACCTGGGTTAAATCCCGGTTTACGGAAAGCGATCTAACAAAGGAACTTACCCGTCAACTTATACGAGATCGCTATAATACTGAAGATGTAGAATTAATGTTGTTTGATAAGCCGAGACTTCGTATTATACCGAATTCATCTTTTCTTTCTTCAGGAATCTCTTATAATTATAAACCACACCGAGACACTTGGTATGGGGGTACTGAAAGACAGGTTAATCATTGGATGACTCTTTCTAACGTTACTCCTGAATCTACTTTCTATATTGCACCTGCGTATTTTAACCTTAAAATTGAAAATAACTCTGAAGTCTTTGATTTAGATACATGGGATCAAAAATATAGAAATATCGCGAGGGAAAACGTAACCAAAGAAGATAGACCTCACCCTGTACCTTATGATGATGTGTTAGACGAGCATAAGTTTTTAATAATTCATCCTAGAGGTACAGAGACGGTCTTTTCTGCTCACCATGTTCATGGGTCGCACAATAATACTACTAACTTAGTTCGATTCAGCATTGATTACAGAACTATAACAAAAAACGAAAAGTATATACCTATTACTTCTACAGATAAGAAATCAACAGGTAATCTAGAAGAGTATATGTACATGGTGAATGAATGAGATCAAGAACACTTATTTTAGGGGGTAATGGATACATAGGGTCGCACTTAGTACCATACTTACAATCATCAACTGACATTGACGGGGCAAATAAAATACCATTAGAGGTTATTAATTTTGGTAATAGAGGTTGCGATTATAATAATCTTTCAGAATCTTTTCTAAGAGAATTCAATAATATTGTTTTACTTGCTGGTCATTCTAGCGTTCAAATGTGTGACGGGCCGTTATCATCACCGTGGAAGAATAATGTGCGTAATTTCCACAATCTCATTGAAAAGACGACCCCCTCTCAGAAAATAATCTATGCTAGTAGTTCTTCAGTTTATGGTAATCGAAATAATAAAGTATTTACAGAAGAAGATATTTGCTTAGAATACATAAACAACTATGATCTTACAAAACTCACTCTAGACTTCGTAGCTAATGCGTATAAAAAACCCGGGTCAGGTAGAAAGATAGTAGGTCTTAGATTCGGGACCGTTAACGGAGGATCACCTGTAATTCGCAGAGATCTTATGATAAACTGCATGGTGTATACAGCTCTATATCAAAATCTAATTAATGTAACTAATAGCCATATTAATAGACCTATTTTATCAATTAAAGATCTAGTAAGAGCAGTGTATATTATTCTTGTTAATCCCGGTGTTTCTGATATTTACAATCTTGTATCTTTTAATTCAACAGTAGGTGAAATATCTAAGGTAGTAAGCGAAAAGACGGGTGTACCTATAACCGACAAAGGTAATACTCAAGGAATTTATAACTTCGCCACCGACTCTAGTAAATTTCAAAATAGCTACGGGTATACATTTAAAGAAACACTATCTAGCGTAGTAGACGATGTCATCGAATGTTACACTAAAAAATCGCCTGTGATCGTTTCTCGTAATGAGTATTTCCAGTATGATTAACTACCTCATCGTAATCTTCGGCAATTACGACCTCTTAGACCTTCAAATAAAAAATTTTAAGAGAAGACTACCTAATAAAGACTATCGACTAATAGTTGTTGATAACACTCTTAATGAAAATAAAAAAACGTTCGAACCAGATCCTATTATTGATATTATGGTTTCCATCGATAGCCATCCAGCTCATGATGGAGTGTCTCACGGTAATGCGATTAATATCGGTCTGTCTTATATTAATTCTGGTATCGTTAGTATTATTGATTCCGATTTTTTTCTTTTAGACAATAATATACATGACTATGTACGAGAAAAATTTGATCAAGGATATTTGGCAGTTGGCTGTGAGTATAACGACGGTAGAGATACTAAGAACTGGGTAAATATAAACCCAGCAAACTTTAAAAACATACCTTGCTGTTTCGGGGCATATTACAACGTTAACCTGGCTAAATCGCAATCATGGATAATAACTGCTGAGGAAGTAAATCAAAATCGTTCAACCGGCTTCGTAGAAGTAGGTTATAGAATTAGAAAACATATCCTAGAAAATAAAATAAAGACATATACCTGGAAGACAGATGCAACCGACTACGGTAAATGTTTCTTCCGAGATGGGGAAAGAGTCATGGGTATGCATTACGTTGCAGGATCCCACCGCCGCTGGAATATGAAGTCTAAAGAAGAAATTGAAAATATTATTTCATCTGATTACAATAATTTTCGAAAAATAACTGAATGTTTATGCTGCGGTAATAAGCAGTTAGATGTCATATTAGATCTAAAAGATCAACCTCTTGCTAACAGCTATACAAAAACAAAAGAAGAATTCGAATACAAGTACCCTCTAGCAATTAACTACTGTGAAAAATGTACCCACGTGCAGCTCACACACAGAGTTAATCCTGATCTTCTTTTTAAAGATTACCTTTATGTTAGCGGTACTACTAAAACCTTAAAAGATTATTTTGATTGGTTTGTAGACTATACGACCCAGTTCGGAGATGGTAGTAAAACCGTTCTTGATATCGCCTGTAACGACGGTACTCAGCTGGATGCTTATAAGAAGAAGGGGTATACAACTTACGGAGTAGATCCAGCAGAAAACCTTTTTCCAACTAGTTCTAAAAACCATAACGTATGGTTAGGATATTTTGACCGAGATTATGTCGATACCGTTAATACTAAGTTCGATATTATTACCGCTCAAAATGTATTTGCACATAACGACTACCCATTAGAATTTTTAAAATTTTGTAAAGAAATTCTAAACGACAATGGTCATGTGTTTATACAAACATCCCAAGCTGATATGATAAAAAATAATCAGTTTGACACTATCTACCACGAGCATATTTCTTTTTTTAGTGTGGAGTCGTTCTGCGCGCTCGCTAAAAGAGCAGGTTTAGTTGTACGAGCGGTTGAAAGAACCCCTGTTCATGGTACAAGCTTTGTATTTGTACTATCAAAGACAGGTGAGGATAATTCGGACTTACTCATTGCACAGGAAGGACCGAGAATAACTTACAAAAACATGCTGCAGTATGCAATGAAATGTAATAATGTAGCTGAAGATACATATCGCGCGATTTCAGATCTTAAACGTAAAGGTTATAAGGTAATTGGATACGGTGCAGCTGCTAAAGGTAATACATTCTTAAACTACTCCGGTATTCTCCTGGATTATATCGTAGACGACAACCCTCTTAAGGTAGGTCTATATACACCGGGTAATAAGGTGCCGATTTACTCTCCTGATATGATCAGCCAAGAAGGCGAACCGGTCTGTGTAGTACCTCTTGCGTGGAACTTCTTTAAAGAGATTAAAAATAAAGTACTACAACGTAAGACAGATAATATAATCTTCTTTAAGTATTTCCCTGAGCAGGAAGTTATAAATGCGTAAAACTATTACTGCAGTATTTTATAACGAAGAATATTTACTCCCATGGTGGCTGGAACACCATAAAAAAATTTTCGATCACGGTATATTAATAAACTATGCTTCTACTGATAGGTCTGTTGATATTATAAAAGATATATGTCCAAATTGGGAAGTTGTAGATTCTAGAAACGGCGCAGTGTTTGATGCTAAGAAAGTAGATGAAGAAGTTCAGGATATTGAAGAAAATATTGATGGGTGGAAACTATGTCTTAACTTAACCGAATTCTTAGTCGGTGATTATTCTCTTTTCGATATCTGGCGTGACAGACGTATTACAATGCCCTGTACAGTAATGGTAGATAACAAACCTGATGATTTACCTACTTATGATAAATCTCTTATTGAACAGAAATATCATGGCATATATTATTCACAAGGCGGTTCTAAGATAAGAAGAGGTAGAACAGCTCATTGCAACAGATTTGAAAATTATCCACTTGGTAGACACTATAACGATTGGATGACCGATAAGCTGCAAATACTTTGGTATGGTTGGTCGCCTTTCAATGACTTTACAATTAAAAGAAAACTACAGATACAAACTCGCATACCAGAATCTGATAAAGCTAGAGGATATGGTGGTGAGCATATCACATCACACGACAAATTAACAAGTGACTGGCAGAATAAATTTATGCCTCAGTCAAGAGATCTTTCCGCGGAGTTATTGAAGTATGTCTAAAATTTCTATAATATGTCCAGTTTACAAAATGAAAGACGGTTTGGGGGAGAAGTTTCTCGTCGAATATCTTTCCCTATTAATGTTTCAGACATTTAGTAACTTCGAAGTGGTAGTTTCAGATCAGAGTGAGGATGATAGTCTTAAAAATATTTGCAATACTTTCTCTCATGTCCTTAGTATTAAATATATCCGCAACCCGGGTAGTAAGAAAACCGCGGCTGCTAATGTAAACTACGCTTTAAAGCATGCATCTGGTGATATAATTAAACTGCTATATGTTGATGATTTCTTTGTAGACTTTCTTGCTCTGGAAAAGATCGCAAAAGCGTTTGAGAACAATCCGAACCAGCATTGGTTGATTTCCGGTTTCATGTGCTGTGACCAAAACAAAAGTACCTATTACAATCATAGAATGCCATGGTATGGTAATAAGTATGTTAACGGGGATAATACAACAGGTAACCCTTCCAATTATACCGTTCGAAGAGAAAGCGCTCTAGAGATGGATGAAAATCTGTTATGGATAGTTGACGGGGAATACTTTTATCGGTCCTATTATCACTACGGTGACCCGATTCTTATTAAAGAATATCTTGTATGCTTCCGAGATCATAGCGACTCTGCCTTCAAGAGACCAGATTTATCAGCTTTGGATGCTAAAGAAAGACAATACTGCGCGGACAAATTTAGTGGAGAGGTTGAACGAAAGCTTATACAATACGTCTAACAATGTGAGGCTATATTATGAAATTTACTAGTGATACGCTTTCTCTTCTGAAGAACTTTTCTTCTATCAATACAAACATAGTTTTTAATCCCGGGGATGTAATTAGTACTATCTCTAGCGGTAACAATATATTTGCTAAAGCTTCTATCAAAGAAGATCTTCCGATGCGATTTGCTATCTACGATCTTAATTCGTTACTAGCAATACTTACCCTTGGAGATCAGAAGGTTGAGTTCAAAGATAAAAGCATAGAAGTTTCGAGTGATAAAGGTACGTTCGAATATTACTACTCGAATCCAGATATAGTGAAGGGTGCTCCGTCCGGGGAGATTGAACATGTAACGGTCTATTCTTTTAAATTGACTGCAGATGATATACAGACGCTAATGAAAGCGGCCGCTATAACTGGTTCGCCTACTATCTCAGTTACTAATAAAAATCAGAGTGTTGTAGTTGCTGTTAGCGATAGAAAGAACGATACAGCAAACAGTTTTAAAAAGATTATCGGCACATCCTTTGAAAATTTCGATGTCTTTATTGCTGTAGAAAATCTAAAAGTTCTACCTGATGCTTATGAGGTATCGGTAGCAAAGACCCCTAATGGTAGGGCTAAATTTCTTCACTTCAAGAGTGAAACCCGACCTCTTCAATATTGGATTGCGTGTGAGCCAGGATCTGTAGTTTAATTAGGCGACTTATATTATGACTGATATGTTTTTGTGGTGTGAGAAGTATAGACCTAAGACGGTTGATCAATGTATTCTACCTGATAGTCTAAGAACGTTCTTCAACGATGTTATACGCAAAGGGGATATTCAGAATATGCTCTTTTGCGGGTCTGCTGGTACAGGTAAGACTACTGTTGCCCGAGCCATATGTGAAGAACTTAATCTAGATTATATTGTAATTAACGGTTCTGAAGAATCGGGTATTGATGTTCTGAGGACGAAGATTAAATCGTTCGCGTCCACGGTTTCGTTTACGGGTAATACCAAGGTTGTTATACTTGATGAGGCGGATTATCTTAATCCTAATTCTACTCAACCTGCCTTGCGTGGCTTCATAGAAGAGTTTGCAGAGAATTGTAGATTTATATTTACCTGTAATTACAAGAATAGAATCATTCAACCTCTTCATTCAAGAAGTACTGTTGTAGAGTTTAAAATACCTAAGAATGAAAAGCAGAGAATAGCTTTTTCTTTCTTTAATAAGGTACAGAAAATTCTACAGGTTGAAGATGTTACCTTCGATCAAAAAGTACTCGCAAAGGTAGTTGAAAAATACTTTCCAGACTTCCGAAGAACGTTAAACGAGCTTCAGAGGTATTCTCAGTCGGGCAGTATAAACGAAGGTATACTGGTTAGTTTGTCTGACGAAAGTATGGATGAGCTTGTTCAAGCTCTCAAGACAAAAGATTGGAAAAAAATGAGATCGTGGGTAGTAAATAATCTAGATAATGATCCTCCAGTACTCTTTCGAAAGATATATGATACTATCATACCGCTGACAGATCAAGTACCTCACGTTATTATGACTATTGCAGATTATCAGTATAAGTCTGCTTTTGTAGCTGATCAAGAGATTAATTTAGTAGCATGTTTAACTGAAATAATGGCAACAGCGAATGTAAAATGAACGACACTATACAATGGATAAAAGATGATTACCACGCATACCCTCTTAGATTTATTATCGAGTTCGTGGCTTGGTCTCTTAGTATTGGCTGTAGTCTTGTTATGGCTATTACAGTTCCTAACCCACCTCTTATGGCTCTTTATCCGGCTTGGATTAGCGGTTGCAGTATGTATGCTTGGGCTGCTTATACTCGGGGATCTTTTGGAATGCTCGCAAATTACCTCTTGCTCGTCACGATTGATATCGTTGGTTTTTCGAGAATGATATGATCAATATTAACGAGATATTTGGTGTAATAAAACCAGAAGAACCCGTTGAGAAAGTTAGTACAAATAACCTATCACCGTTCGATTTTATTAATGCAATTAATTTCAGTAAAGATAATCTAATTGTCGATGAAAGCACCGAAAAACAGTATGTTCCGTATATTGTAAACAAAGGACTATCATACGGTTCGGATACAGTTATATTCGCTAATGAAATGAACTCAAGACCGCATCTGGAAAAAGAGTTACAGTTTCGTTTTCTTATAAATAGTATTAGACCGAGAAAACGGTTTAATAAATGGATAAAGTCTGATAAAATTGAAGCGCTTGATATAGTAAAATCCTATTATGGATATAGTACAGAAAAAGCCCGCCAAGTTTTATCAATCTTATCTGATCAGCAACTTGATATAATAAGAAAAAGAATAGATAAAGGTGGCCTTAATGTCTGAGTTTTTCAAAATTGACTTACCGGGGTATACCCCGCTTGAAGTCACCATTTCTCACCCGGACGATTTTTTAAAGATACGTGAAACGCTCACTCGCATAGGTGTTGCTTCTAGAAAAGATAAGATACTTTATCAGTCCTGCCATATTCTTCATAAGCAGGGAAAGTACTACATCGTACATTTTAAAGAACTATTTGCATTAGATGGTAAGTCGACAGATATCACTGAGAATGATATACAGCGTAGAAACTCTATTGCTAAGCTACTAGCCGACTGGGGTCTTATTAAAGTAAACTACCCGGATATTCTATCAGATCAGGCACCTCTTTCTCAGATCAAAGTCATTTCGTTTAAAGAAAAAAATGAATGGACATTACAAGCCAAGTATAATATTGGTAAGAAGAAAGGTGATTGATATATAAATAAAGATGTGAATCAATTGATTCACATTTAGGACACCCTCTCCAAGGATGGAGACCTATAACACACAAACACACACAAGGAGAAAATTATGAGTAAGACACCGTACGAGATCCGCCTCGATCTTTTGAGAATGGCTAAAGAGATACATGAAGCAGATTACTTTGCCTCAAGAGATACAATTATACAGGGGTGGAACAGTCAGGTTGATTTAGCTGCATCTCACAATGAAAAAAAGCCAGCGTATCCAGACCTACCTGCGTTTCCAGCTGCATCAGAAATAATGAAAACAGCTTCCCAGCTGAACGGATTTATTTCTAACGGTTGATTATAAATAATAGTACCGGCGCCTTAGGGGCTGGTACTATCACAACTTTAACTCGCTTAATTAAGGAGACTATATGACCTACGTAAAAGACGTTTTTGGTAATGATTTGTTCAAAGATCTTAATAAAGTTTTTATTGGATCTGACGAATGGTTTGAGCGGTTTAATAAACTAGCATCAGACATTAAAACCCCTTCTAGTAACTTCCCACCTTATAACATCTATAAAGTAGATGTGTTTAAATATGTAATTGAACTGGCAGTAGCTGGTTTTGATAAAGAGGACCTTTCAATTGAAGTTCGTGACAATCAACTAACTATATCTGGTTCTTCTAACCCATCATCGCAAGAATACCTGTATCAAGGCATAGCTGCAAGAACATTTAAACGTGTATTTACGCTAGATGATTTTACTGTAGTAAAAGATACATCGCTAAGCAGAGGTATGCTACGGGTTAATCTAGAAAAGATTTATCCTGAACACAAAAAACCAAGAAAGATACCCATCCTCGATAACGATACACCCAAAACACCGCAGCTGCTGCAAGAGTAGCAAAAGGGGCCTTCGGGCCCCTTTCTGTTGATAAGTAAAAAGTTGTATGTTATAATGAGGTCCCTTTTCGAGGATAAATTATGTCTGTTCAAATTCTTAAGCTTATTACAGGTGAAGAAGTTATTGGTGACTTAACCGAGGTGAATGATACCCTGCGTATCAAACGACCTTGTTATATACAGCTGGTTCCTTCCCGAGCAGATCCTGAAAGACCTATGTTGGGGCTCGTACCTTATGCGCCGTATACTGAGAATCATGCTATTGAATTGGGTCGCGCGCATGTAGTATGGCAAGGTAAACCAATAGATGAACTTTATAATCAATATCAAAAAGTGTTTGGATCAGGGTTAATAATCTAATGTCAAAGAGCAGAGAAGCAGGGAAAGGGTCAAAGCAAAGACCTCTTTCAGTAACTAGAAAGCAGTTTTCTAATAACTGGGATAAAATCTTTACTTCAAAGAGCGGTGGTAAATACAAAAATGTTCTAGACCAGGAAGTCTGGATGTGTGAAAATTATTTCGATATTACCTCTATAGATGGTGTGGAATATGTAAAGGTATTTAAAGAAGAGCTTCCTAATCGTCAGCTTCTTATTCGTAAAGATGCTCTGAAAAAAGTAGGTGCAGAATGAGTGATATATTAGTTATCACCCCTACCACGGGTGCCGATGTACTCATGGATGCTATCCGCTCGGTACAAAATCAAACTGTACATGTCGATCATCTAGTGGTTTGCGACGGGGAAAAATTCAGAGAACAGACTAACTGCATAGTAGAAGGTACAGACGTTCAAGTATGTTATCTACCCTTTAATACAGGTGGGGGTGGATTTTATGGTCATCGAATCATGGCCGGGTTTAGTCATCTAGTAAATCATGATTATATTTTATTCTTAGATCAAGATAATACTTTTGCACCTGATCACGTTGAAAGCTTGGTTGATATTATCAAGAGATTTAAATACGACTGGGCTCACTCGCTGAGAACTATTAACGATAAAGACGGTAACTTTATCTGTGAAGATAACTGTGAGTCCCTTGGTAGATGGCCGGTTTGGGTTAAATCCGATCAGTATTTAATTGATACTAGCTCATATTGTTTTACTAAACCGTTTCTACGAATGGTTGGTCATATCTGGGACTTCGGGTGGGGAGCTGATCGTCGTTTTTATACGGTAGTTAAAGATCAAATTCAGCATAAAAACTATGGCTGTACAGGTAAGTATACTCTACAATACAGACTCGGAGGTAATGAAGGTTCTGTCAAACCGGAGTTTTTCCTCGAAGGCAACAAGCATACCTGGAAGCAGTACAGTGGTAAGTATCCGTGGTTAAATCAGGTTGAGTAAATGTTTTTTTATACGAATGTATTTGCACGCGGTAATGCAGTTTATTTTCGAGGGTTTAAAGACGGTAAGCGTGTAAGTCAAAAAATAGACTTTCAGCCTACTCTCTTTGTTCGCTCGAAAAAAGAAACTAAGTATAAATCTCTGTTTGGTGAGAATCTCGATAGTATAAAATTCTCATCGATTCAAGAAGCTAGAGATTTCGTCAGTAAGTATAAAGAAGTATCTAACTTCCCTATCTACGGGAATACCAACTACGGTTATCAATTCATAAGTAAACTCTTTCCAGAGACTATAACCTTTGATATGTCTCTGCTGAAAATAATAACGGTGGATATTGAGACTACTGTTGATTATGGTTTTCCGGACACAAGAGAAGCTCAAGAAGAAGTACTGCTTATCACTGTTAGAGACTTCAATACTAAGAAGATAACAACTTATGGTTGCAAACCTTTCCTCTCTAAGAAAGATTACTGCACCTATGTACAATGCAAAGATGAAATGGATCTTCTACGCCGTTTTATCGACAGCTTTAGAGATGGTGGTTACCCCGATGTAATTACAGGCTGGAATGTACAGTTGTTTGACGTTGCATATCTCTCTTCCAGGATACGTCGCGTTCTGGGGGAGAAGGCGCTGCAAGACTTATCTCCTCATGGGGTGGTACTCAACAGCGAGGTTGAGTTTGCAAGAGGTAGAACTCAGATAGCGTATAACTGGACGGGTATCAGTATTCTAGATTATATGGATCTCTATAAGAAGTTTTCTTTTAAGATGCAAGAAAGTTATAAACTGGATAGCATTGCTAAAGAAGAGCTAGGCAAGGAGAAGGTTAAACACCCGTATACATCATTTAAAGAATTTTATACAAAAGACTGGAACCTGTTTGTAGATTATAATATCGTCGACGTTGAGCTGGTAGACGAACTAGAAGATAAGATGAAGCTTATCAATCTTATTCTTACTATGGCATACGATGCAAAATGTAATTACACCGATATTTACTCTTCTGTAAGAACCTGGGACTGTATATTATATAACGCTCTGCTTAAGCGTAACATTATTGTACATAACCCTCCTAACGTAGACCCAGAACGAGATCGACAGATAATGGGTGCATATGTAAAAGAGCCTGTCCCTGGTCAGTACGACTGGGTGGTTTCGTTTGACGCCACGTCGCTGTATCCTTCTATCATTATGTCGTTTAATATGTCGCCGGAAACTTTGATTGATGGTCAAAAGTATCTTGCAGATGACGATAAGTCTATTCAGAAACTTATTGATCGGGAGTTCGATACAAGCTCTCTGCATCAAGATCAAATCACTATGACTGCAAACGGTCAGTGCTTTAGAAAAGATAGATTAGGTATCTTCCCCGAGCTGGTTGAATTTTATTTTGCAGGAAGGCAGAAAGCTAAAAAGGCCATGTTAGAGGCTCAGACGAGTTACGAAAAGACTAAAGACAAGAAATACCTGGGTGAGATATCAAGTTTGAACTCGAAGCAGATGGCTGCAAAGATCTTAATGAACTCACTATACGGTGCAATGGGTAATATCTTCTTTCGGTACTATGATATCAGGATAGCTGAAGGTATTACAATGACCGGTCAGCTAATTATTCGATCTGTAGCAAAGCAACTTAATCAGCTCATTACTAATGAGGTAGCAAAGTCTACAGGTAAAGTTCCAGATAAAGACTTCTCGTTCTATTCCGATACGGATTCGACTTATGTTACTCTTAATGAGATAGTTAAGTCTGTTATACCTAACAAGACGACAAAAGAAACTGTAGATGTACTCGACAAATATTGTACGAAAGTTATCGAACCTGCTATCAGTAAGACATGCGAAGAATTTTCAAGTTACTTAAATACTCTGCAGAGTAAGATTAAGTTCAAGCGGGAAGTTATTGCCGAGAGGGGTGTATGGATTGCTAAGAAAAGATATGCCCTGACCGTACACAATGCTGAAGGGGTGGTATACGATCCTCCTAAACTCAAAGTTCTGGGTATGGAGATTGTT